AACCGCCTTCGCCTCAGCAGCAGCATTTGCTTCAGCAGCAGCATTTGCTTCAGCAACCGCCTTCTCCTCAGCAACCGCCTTCGCCTCAGCAACCGCCTTCGCCTCAGCAACCGCCTTCGCCTCAGCAGCAGCCTTCGCCTCAGCAACCGCCTTCGCCTCAGCAGCAGCCTTCGCCTCAGCAACCGCCTTCGCCTCAGCAGCAGCCTTCGCCTCAGCAGCAGCATTTGCTTCAGCAGCAGCCTTCGCCTCAGCAGCAGCCTTCGCCTCAGCAGCAGCCTTCGCCTCAGCAGCAGCCTTCGCCTCAGCAACCGCCTTCGCCTCAGCAGCAGCCTTCGCCTCAGCAGCCGCCTTCGCCTCAGCAGCAGCCTTCGCCTCAGCAGCAGCCTTCGCCTCAGCAGCAGCCTTCGCCTCAGCAGCCGCCTTCGCCTCAGCAGCAGCCTTCGCCTCAGCAGCAGCCTTCGCCTCAGCAGCAGCCTTCGCCTCAGCAGCAGTCTTCGCCTCAGCAACCGCCTTCGCCGATGCTACCGCTACTGCCGATGCTACCGCTGCTGCCGCCGCCGCCGCTCTCGTTGCTGCCGCCGTTGCTGCTGCTGCTGCTGCTTCTGCTGCTTCTGCATCCTTCTTTGCTCTTTCTACTGCTTCTTCTGCTCCTCCTTCTGCTGCTGCATTCGCCTCTGCTGCGGTCTTTGCGTGTGTTGCTGCTACCGCCGCTGCTGCTACCGCTACCGCTGCCGCTGCTGCTGCTCCTGCTTCTGCCGCCGCCACTCCTACTGCTCCTGATTCTGTTTTTTCTGCTTTTTCTGCTTCGGCAACTGCCCGCGCTGCTGCTTTTTCTGCATCATTCTTTGCCTCTGCTGCCACAGCTGCTGCTGCTACTGCTGCCGCCACTGCTGCTGCTTTTTCTGCATCTTTCTTTGCTGCCTCTTCTGCTGCTTTTTCTGCATCTTTCTTTGCTGCCTCTTCTGCTGCTACTGCTGCCTCTTTCTTTGCTACTTCTTCTGCCTCTTTCTTTGCTACCTCTTCTGCTGCTACTGCTGCCTCTTTCTTTGCTGCCTCTTCTGCTTCGGCTACCGCCTTCGCCTCTTCTACCGCAACCTTCGCCTTTGCTTCTTCCGCTGCATTTTTATATTTTTCATCTATTTCAACTATTAATTTATTAATTTCATCAACTTTATCTGTTAAGTTATATTCGGTCGCTTTAACTATAAGTTCGTTTGCTTTAGTTTTAAGTTCGTTCGATTTAATATGGAATTCATTTAATTTTTTATCTGAATAATATTCTAGACATATTTTCTGAAATTGTAGGGTTAACGCCTGGATTCCTATTTCGATTTCTCTTGTTTTTAAGATTTCTACTTGTTTTTCTAATTTTTCTTTGTATTCATTCGTTACTGTCGCGGTGTCTGGAATCTTCGCGGCACCTAATACTTTTTGCGCAGCATCTACATATTCATCTGCACGTTTGATATATACTTCTATTCTTCCTATAATTTGTGCCCGATCAGTAAGAGGAAATCCCGCAAAATTATCTATATCGCTAATATATTTCCCATCGGTGTCATCAATATAACCTTGAAGTTGTTGTTTTTGTATATCTAATTTATCGATAGTTGATGCAATTGTTGCTTCAGACTTTGTTTGAAAATCGTCAAGTTTTTTACTCATATCGAGACCGATTGATTTCATAGAATTAACAAATGAACGATTCAAATCACTTGCGGCGTCTGCAATCTGCTGACGTTCGTTAGCACAATACTCTATCGTTGGTTTTTTAAAACCGGGGACTAATTCCTTTATCTTTTTGGCTATCGCACCAGTGAATGTTGGTTTATCTTCAATTACACCGCCTTCTGCTGAATCATACACTTCCGTAAAAACGTTGTTATTAAATTCAGGGTCAGATGAATCTTTTTTATATTTTGAATCTCGGGATTGAACTTTTGGTTGGACATCACTCGATATAAGAAATATGCAAAATTTAGACGACATCTCGCTCAAACGTATAGGGCCTATTGGTTGTTCATCAACGGACTGGTTCGATATGACAGACTCGGAATCAGAAATGGACTCGGACTCAGGTTCAGGGTAGATACTTTCAATCATATCGGCATCAAAGATTTTTTTAAATTCTTCGAATGAGCGCTTGGATACAACTTCGGTATTTTTCAATTGAAAATAAGACCACAATGACGAATCTGATATAAAATCGGTTCGTAGATCAGGTGAATACCATATAACGCGCGGTTTAACAAAAAGCATATTCATAACTTGAATCGTATTGAATGAAATCAAACGGTTCAATTCTGAATATATCTTTTTTTTATCTTCCGGTGTATCGCCATCACTCAACCCCAATACACTTCTTATTTTTTTAGTCATTTTTGTAGTAGTAAAACGGATATTTGTTGCAATTTTTTTATCATCGATCCCCTGACCAGATACATCCACGACGATTTTCTTTTTCCACTCATCCTGATACCAATGGTGGTAGACCATACCTCGTAATTGCGGATTGGAACCTCCTTCGAGAAAAATATATTTTTTTCTATCAGGCAAGATCTGTTCAGTTTTGAATCCACCATAGTTAGCAATAATGTCGCACATGTCTTTCAGTTTATTTTCATCTAATGTTGTTTCAAGACGTAATTTGCGTAATTCTAGATTTTTTGTCTCATCTATTTTATCAAGATCTACTTGATTGTCAGATATAAAACGTGTTATACTATTTGTTGCTAGATACAATACATAAAATAGCAGATCTACACCAAATGGTAATTCTAATCCTTCATTAATGACATCATTGAATGTTCCCAGTTTAAACTTCCAAGTATTTGTGATTTGTGAAATAAACTTAGGTATACCATCACCACCGTGCGTTGATTGCTGTTTATAATATTCAATTTGACGCAAAATATGCATTTCATCATTGTTTTTTATATCTTCATAATCGTCACGCGTAATTCCGGGCGGTTGTTGTGAATATTCTCTTTTAAACAGATTGTCATTAATCTTGAGGGACAGTTGATTATGTAGATCTATGGGACTCATAAGGGCGATCTTATTTGGAGTTTTGAAAGGATCTGGGGTAACCTTATAATCCTTGGTAGAAAACAAGTAATATATATATTCAACCAACGCATATGTCTTGTAATATTTATAAGATGATCTGCCTCCTCTATCGTACCGTCTATTATAGCCATCTTCATATGTATTCGTATTTTCTTTAATAAATTTGTCAAACACCGAAAATGATTGTCTTAATTTTTCATTTTTTCCCGTAATTTGTGCTTTAAATTTATTAATTACATTTATAATAGATAAGTATGGTATTTTTCCACCAGATAAATCAAAACTATCGAGTGATGACTTTATTTCGGTATATGTCTGAAACATTTCGTTCTTCAACACTTCATTAAATTTATATTCATAGCCCATATGTTGTGAACGTTCACTTATAAAGTTCAATGGATCGGTAATATGTTTTTTAATATCCGCATATACGACATTAAATAAACTGTAATATAGACTCAAATTGTTTACGGTTTTTGTAACATTGTTTTTTTCATCATCGGTGTCTCCGACGTATATCGTTTGTATTCGTTCATGTAGCGTAGCATTATCATCTACAAGTTTCATCAATCCTTCTCCCGAAAATACCTCCTCAACACCCTTTTCCAATGTTATCAGATCAAATTTGTCGAGAGGTTTATTCTGAAGAAAAAATTTGCTTGCATTATCATAAAAAGTCCGTTCGGTGTATTCTTCGTGCCAGTTATCGATAATAAATTGAATTTCTTTTTGTGACTTTTCATCCATATCGGCAACATTTTTCCCGCCATGTTTACCAGTAATAGTGTGTTTATAATATAACGCATTTGGGTTTTCACCAAACGATTCAATCACCATTTTTTTAATGTTTTGTGTAAGCAGATCATTTTTCGATGATAAATATTGGTTTATTTTATTATGATCGATCTTATATTTTATAGGGACGAATATTTCGAGTGGATTTAATTTTAATGAATTATTCGAATGATAAATCATATGTTCATAGATTTTGACATCCATTTTTGGAAAATCGCCATCGATCGGGATGAACTTTATTTGAGAAGGTTTTGAAATGATGCTCCCATTTTCGCCCTTTATCGGCACTTCTTTCAAGGTTGCGGCGTTAACCGAGTCTTCGATATACCTGTCAAAACCCGAATCTAATTTTGCAAAAATATCGGTTATTGATATATATGGTTTCCGAGTATGACTAACTTTATTGCTGGTATTGCTTATTATGGAAGAGTTGTCACTTTGCCGGTGTGTATCTTGTAAATTGCCGTCGACACTTTCATCATCATCACTATCGGTATTGCTGTCACTGTATGGTGTAGAAGAAGAAAAAGGAGATACAGAACTAACTCTTGGTCTCGAGGGGGGGGATGTGGGGGATGGTGGACGTGATTTTAAGTGAGAAACAGCAACAGAAACCGCGGCGGTGGCGGCGGCAGCGGCGGCGACGGTACTATCAGATTGAATTCTCTTATTTTCGAAAGCACTGCGTAAAGCATTACGCGTCTTTATGACTTTTTGGATTTTTGTTGCAGCAGCAGCAGCAGCAGCCGCCGTAGCAGCAGCAGTAGTCGCCGTAGCAGCAGTAGCAGCAGCAGCAGTCGCCGTACTCATTTTTACTATTGTAGTATTATGTTTATTCTAATATAAATAGTATGATTCGTATCTTTAGCTATATACTATTTATAAAATTGTTTAATATATACAACGCTTCGATGTATTGGTAATATTTCACTCATCGTACAATCAATATCACTTCTTCACACCAACATTTGCAGGCGAAGACTCAAATGTATCGTCCTTAAATAATTGATGATATTTCACCAACTCTAGATGGTCTGTCTCTTCTTTCTCCTTCTTCGCCTTTTCCAACGTATGAAGTGCGTTGCTTATTTCTAAATCGCTAACATTCTTCTCTGGTCCGTGTTTTTCCTCCGTCATCTTATGTAAATCTCTAAATTTGGAAGGAATGACGCAATACTGACTATCCGCATTCATAAAGTGGTCAGTGACGATGGTAAAGCACGCCGTTATGACAAGTGCGTAATAAATACTTCGCGTGCCCATCCAACTCACCGCAAATACAAGGACCTCTTTACTCATGAGATATTTAATCCAGGATTCAGTAGATGAATTAAGATCCAAATTAATATACCGCGATCCAATATTCAAAATAAGCATAACAAACCCGGCAAAAAACGTGCTTGTATTCAGGTTGTGGAAGAAATTATGCATCGATGTGAGCACCGGCGAATTCATAATATTATTGGCGGGAGATTGAAGCGTGAAAAAGTTCGTTTTCCCGGAAAAAAAGTCCGTAAATGATTTAAGTGTGATGGATGGGATAAGTGGCGAAGATGCGATAGATCCAGGAGCGCCGCCAGTTTGCGGAAATTTACCACTTTGTCCATTTCCGGCGGTCCGATGACTACGACTACGCCCATGACTACTTTTATTTTTACTTGACGCCATAATAATAACCTATATGTATTATTATAACATTAGAGATTCTATTTCGAATTACTTATTAGAACGTCCCCGAAATGCGTTTTTCAATTTACGCATCCCCTGACGCGCCCCCCTCTTAAATTTCTCACGGATCTTAAATCCTTCATCTGGATCAACCAGTTCCTCGATACCACTAGGCGCCATTATTGTTTCCTGTGATTTCCATTTACTAAATATCTCTTCAAACATGTTAGAGACGTATTTCATTTTCTTTTGAAATTCGCTTGTCTCTTTGACGTTGTCTCCTGCGTCACCCGCGTCGGAACCCCCGTCGCTGTCGCCTCCGTCACGAGAATGTAAATCATATCCGCTGGCCTTACCGCGATATGTATTCGTTCCATCCTTACTATAAGGACCATCCGCCTTTTCAGATACGTCTAAATGAGATTTACTGGATTTATATGATGTAGATGCGCCGGAAGCACCGACTACCGTGTTCTCATCTGATGCTGTGGGGGCGATCACTGGCGTTGCAGCAACGGGTTTATTACGCTTAACAGTATCATCACGGATTTCTCTATCATTATACACTCCAAACGCAGATGTGGCCAAGACGACGACCATCATCGCGATTAAAATGAATATAGTTCGGGGTTTCATTTGTATTATTAGTATATTACTATATTTTTATCTACTATTAGTTGCTACCTGCTTTATCAATATAATAAGTTATGCCATATAGATAGCGCTTTTCATCCTTATTGTTATAAGTATCATCTTCCAGTGGGATTTTAAATATATTGTTGGCGGCACCTGTTATTTTTGATTTAATGGCGCTATTAGCATATGTAATGGGGTCTAACGTTCCGGTTGGCGGTAAACCTTCGGGTGCCGATGTGTATATACCGTTACCGCTAGTCTCCTCAAACAGAATAATATCGTTTGTTAGTTGGATAATCTTCAGATAACTCAACATCATTCGCAGTTCTTGAATGACAGACTCTCCAATCCGAACTGTATACATGAAAGACACGTCATTTTTTGTTTGGGCGCGCATATTCGCAAATATATTATCGAGTTTTTTACGAAACTCATATACTTTCGCATATATTTCCAAATGACGTTGTTTCACAGTCGAATTCATTACGCGATTATTATTTATCGATGTAAGCAAATCCGCATACATTTTGTCGTTAATATTATCCTCATTATCCAACTTTTGGATATTCTTTAGTTTGTCTTGATTTGAATTACCATTGATCAGAGATACATACGCAATATTACCAGTGGCGGGTATATCCTGATTATCTTGATTTTTTGATGAAAGATAAATCCGTTTACTATAATCGGCAGTCGGGTCTTCCTTTGTATTAAAAAGTATCGTCGTATCAAATCGACTAATAACTTTATTGATATCAATAATTTTGGTATTTATATTGTTATATATCTCCTTTTTAATCACCCGAAAATCCCCCGCTACAGTATCCATGCTCCTTTTCACAGGTTTAAAAACACAATCTAGAAAATATTTGTATCGTTTACCCTTATCATCAGTGCTCTCATTCGTAACATAATTCCCCAGGAAATCATATAACCCACCTAATTCGACTTTCCGTTCCCCACCAATCAGTTCATTACTCCCAAACATTGTAATCCCGCCAATCCCGCTTCCAATCCCGCACTTTTTACTGTTGAAATACTTATTTGTAAAATCGCTACTGTCTTCTTCGATAAATTTATTAGAACGGCGATGATCTTTCCCTGAATCATCTCCCATAATGATTTTCGGCATTGCTATACCGAATCCTTCCTTTATTAAAAGGACACCGGTTGTGAGTTCGTCTTTTTCAACACGTCGCGCGACCGATACTGCGCCGCTTCCGCCACCACCGCCACCGCCTGGATCCAATACTGCGCCCACACCCGACCCCACAGCTCCCGTGTGATATAAATACACCGACGCACAAATAACAACAACGACTCCAGCAGCAAAATAATTCTCATACACGATCAGAGTTAGTAAAACAACAAAAACTATAAATTTTAATAACACGACCATCGTCTCCGTATATAGCACATTATGATAAAACCAAGACGATAAATATTCTATATAATACTGAATTTGATTACTCATAATCGTATGACTACTATAATTACAATAGATATATTTCAATACATATACGAATGTAATGTATTGAAATGAATGAATTAGTTAGTTAGACTTCAGGAGCTTCTTGATGTCGTCAACGCCCTTGGCCTGAACTTCGGCACCTTCAGTCACGCAATCTTCACCTTCACACTGCTTCTTCGTCGTAGGCGGTGTATTCTCATCATCATTCGCAGTAGGAGTAGTAGTAGAAGGAGGAACGTCCATTCCCTCAAGACCGTTATAACCGGTCATCGTGGCAACTATTGCGACAAACACAACCGCGAGCAACCCGGCAGCAGTATGCTTCAAAGAAAGAAACACAATTGCCGCAACAAAAACCAGTTTGCCTAAAACGTTATTATACAAAAACCCGAGAAGGTTTGGTTTAAGAACCATAATAACCACCAGAACCAATAAAACTCCTAAAGAAAGTTCTTTACTTAATTTCACCATTTTCGTCGTATATACATAACTAATATATTTTTCATATCTAACTGATAAATATATTTGAACGAGTGATTATAATTCACATTTCTCCCTCGAATTAAAATCTCATTTTTTTATAGGAGAATATGTCATCTTTAGGTTTTTCTGAATACGCCGAAAGTGGGAATCTTAATACCAATAGTAATAACAATAATGGTAATTCAAACGGGAAAATATATAATCGACGAAATACAAACCCCACTGGAAATAGAACCCTAAAGATTCCTCGTAATCAATCTCTCGATGATACGCGATCAAACGGCAACGGTAACGGCGAACGAGGATTATTACAGTCATCGAACGGTAATGTAACAGGTATAACCAACGAAAACGGAACAAATCAAGGGATGATACAACAAGCCGGTCAGAAAATAAAGCAAATCAAGGATTATATTGAAAATATTCATCGAAAAGGCGGAGAAGATAGCGACGCTGATGAAAATGAAATGGATTCGGTATTACCGGCCTATCCGGCCCAAGGAATGGGTGTCTACGCTACGAATGTAACGAGTCAAGGAATTATTCGCGGTCCAGACAACAGCGTATCTAGCAATAATGGCGTGGTTAGAAAGACAACCCAAATGAATTCCCTAAACCCGGCGTCATCCTACTCTTCTACATTATTGGAAGGGATGGATCCGGTTACTAATGCTAATGCTAATAATCCTAATCTACAGTTGCCTCCCGGAACAACTGCCGGAGAGTCAGGGCGGTTCTCATCGCCACCTCATTTCACAACACCTTACGGTGATAGCACGCGAAATGTCGACCCGTCAGGTCGGGTCAATGTTACAACCAGCAACAGCGGTAGACCTACAACAAGCACATACGCTTCTCAATATTACGAACAGTTTGTCCCTTATGCAGAGACACTAGCCAATCAATTGGCCGGAGGAGGAGGAGTAGGGGCGACGTCGACGACCGGAGGTTCTATGTCTGGCACAAATGCGGCCCTCATTGAAAAACTGAATTACATCATTCACATGATGGAAGATAAGAAGGACGAAAAGACGGGTCATGTCATCGAGGAACTTGTATTGTATTGCTTTTTAGGGATATTCATTATCTTCATCGTAGATACATTTACAAACGCTATTCCAGGTAATGGTCGCGGCGGTGGCGTCGGCGGTGGTGGCGGCGCAGGCGGTAGAGGGTTTAGTATGTTCGGTGGTCGTCAAACGGCGCAATACCGTAGGTGATCGTTGGGTGTGTCGATTGCGATACACTACACGCACCGCGCCACCGTACCCCACTCTTTATACCATAAACAAATCCTTACATGGTAACTCCCGATGAATGATTGCGTTATATAATACATAATACCATTTGTGTGACCACGTGACACCTGGCGTTGCACCAGGTATATCGCCCCTGGTAATTTCATCAATAATAATATAGTTATGTGCGATGGTCTCGATAAGCAGTAACCCGGACGTCAGTCCCGCGTCTCTACATCGAAGTTTCAAACTGTCAATAAACCCATCTACGAATACTTGTATATCGCATATTTGTTTATTTCGAATAGATGATAAAAGACGCGGGATTTCGGTGGATGGATTATATAGAATGTCGGTGTCACGGACACTGCGCCCGTCGCCCGCCCGGACCTGTACCCCGACCCGGACACGTTTGCCCGAGAGATCATATTTAGGTTCTATAACTGGTGGTAAATATTTCACGACAGCCGTGGATGTTTTAGAGACATAATCATGTAATTTCTCGATACGGTTAGCACGGGTCTTCTTTTTGTAGTGTATTGGTCGTTTATCCGGCGTAACGTCGGGGTTCAGGCGGACACAGGAGGGTCCATATATATATGTCGAGAGAACCCGGGTATTATTTAAAAGTAACATATAAATATGGTACATTCCTGATTGAATGAGATGCTGTAAGTGCGTTATCTCATTTAAAATAGAACATGTAAAATCTCTCGAACATTCATTTATAAACGCATAAAAAATGGCGAAATTGACGGATGAAACCTTTATAATGGATCTGCGCCCGGGCGCGGGTCTAGGACCGGGATTACGCCCGGGCCCAGGACCGGGCGATAACAATCTCTCGAGAGATAGAGAATATGTATAAATTGTCGTAAATGGAATAACAAACCATGGGATTTCATTATAACGGTATAATGTTTGTTCTCCTGCAATCTCTCGAGACTTCTGAATATATTCGGTTGTTTCAAGAAGTTCGAGAGATTCGCGACCACTTACATTATAACGGGACCAGGCCAGGTGTTCGCATACGTATATTGATGTGGATAATGGTGACGATGACGATGACGCCGTCATATCAGACCGAACCCGTTCTATTTTAATACGAGGCGTAAGAATACATACGCCGTGTATATCGCCCGACGACGACGACGACGAACGCAAACGATAGACTCCAACAAACGCAGACAATCCATGTGTTTCATTTGCTAAAATACACATCAGTCTCTCGTTATGTATGTATGGACGCAGTTCATTTTGATGACTGGTCGTCGTCGTCGAGTAAGCGCCGTTATTCACGGTGTGTTTATGATCCTTGTTTAATAATTCCACAATCCCCTCAAATGGAATATCGGAATGACTATTCAACGCAGTCGTAGAATAAACATCTACATTCTTGTAATTTACATTTGTAATAAACGGATATATAGTAACGCCCGGTAGGCGTCCGGTCTCATTTCCGCGACCCAATGGGTTCATCACGCTCGTAAATGTATTCGGACGTCGCACCGCCCATAAACGCCGAACCGAAAACCGAAATGTCAGTGGTTGACTATACCAATAATAGTAATTGAATTTTAATACAGCAATACAGATGAGATAAATTGCGCATATAATGCATAATGCATAATGGAATACAATACACATACGGATATGTATTGTATAGATGAATGTCGAGAGATTATTACGCAACCTTCTTAAGAATGAATAAATACTGATGTTCATTGAGAACATGAACCAGATCCACCTGTCCCGTGACAGTAAACCCCACCTCCTTTGCTGTATCTAAAATCTCTCGGTTTGTCGGCATATAATAAGTATGTACGTTCTCACGAACCTTGCCAGTCTTATCATCGGTGAATTTTTCGGTGAATGTTCCGATGTTCTTCGCACTGCCGCCTTTTCCACCGCCGTCGCTTTTCGCACCGCCTTTCGAAGGAGGCGGCGCCTTAAAATCCGATTTGTATTGAAAACTACGGAATTTCACGAGAGAATTTGTAATACGGTCTTTCGCATAAGTTTGCGGACTTACAAGAAACAGGGGTTTTCCACCAGGGACAATCGGATCAAAATGGTTTCGATCGACCAAATGAACGATTAAATACCCTTCAGGTCGCAACCATTGATAACAATTCTTGAAAAACGCACGCTTATCCTTGACATAATAAATCGTAAAATAGAAACATGTAAGCACATTAAACTCGTCTTCGCTAAATAACATCGGTTTCATAAAATCCCCGTCTACGAATTTAGACTTCGGGTATAAATCTCTCGCACTTTGAAGCATAGCAGGCGATTTATCACATCCGATAACATTTACACCTTTGAGTTGTAACAGGTCGACGTGGTGTCCTAGACCACACCCCAAATCACAAACCTTGAACTTTTTATCCAACTTTTTGGCGTCGGTTATCTGAATGATCTCATCGACCTCCGCCTCTATTTTATTGGGTTGTATAAAGAGTTCATCATAGATATCCGCATAAAAACTGTCGTATATCGCGTCATTTTCGTATATTTTATATTTGCTTTGCTGTTCGAACCCCTCTACATGATACGATATGTCACGCTTGATAAAGCAAAGTATCATCATTAGGATGAATAAGAATACCAATATCTCCCATTTTGTAATTGATTTTATATACGCTGAAAATGATTTATATATTGTCGACGCCATTCAGATACTACTAATATGTCGTTATAAAAATAAACGTCGCAAAAAGCGACCGCCCACCGATGTTCGTTCGTTCGTTCATTCGTTCATTCGTTCGTTAAACCCGGCACTAAAAAACCAAAGGAGTAATATAGACACTACGCCTCAACAATGAGTGATCCTAATGAAATCAATGATATTCGTTCGGAAAATGAGTTCCGCGGTATAACCTTTTCCGCCTACAAAAAAACCGATGTTCGTAAAGAATTATTAAATAGTCTATCCAGTTCTAAAGTAGAACCGGCGTGTTATTGGAGTGCAGAACTGGTATGCTCGGGTCATTTCCTCGAACTCTGGGACATTATTATTACATTTATCAGTAAATACATCCATTTAGCAAACCCCAAATTACCGTTATATATTGAAATGCGATTTGAGAGTTTCAAGTCTATTCTCTCGAACGGGTTCGTAGGAAACGAACTACGCCTGAGAAACCACCCGAAAATGCGAACACTTTTCGCGGAAATCGTATGTGTATTATGTAATTCCAAACGCCAGCATAAATATGATAGTATTAAAATCAAAAAGAAGGAAGAATATGACATTACAACAATGTCGCACAAATTGAAAGCACCACGCGTGGATTATGCACAAGAATATTTCAGGTCACGCGACCCCAAAGAGATATTTATCGCGGTAAACGAATTTGCGTATCATATCTCATGCGATTCTAAAAATACACTACAGGCGTGTTATTGGGTTGAATGGATCACCGAGTTTGAATCGATATGTAAAGCCAAGAAAGAAACCTGTCGATGCGAACGACGCTCACATATACCCGTCGATGATAAACTCCAATTCGACCCGATTTGGCTCATTTGGGATATAATTATTGCGCGAAGTGAAAGTGCTGACGAGCATACTATCCTTACACAGAAAATAATCAAAAGTCTTTTACGGTTATATTGTGTGAGATTTACCCCCGGGGTCCGTAAGAAGCGTCGGTATCTGATTTATTTCGCGATATCGCTTCTTACGACTGAATATGACGGTAAAATAGAGATGATAAATGACCGATTGGTGATAGAGACGGCGGTGGCGAATATACATGGGATATACAAACAGATTAAACAGCATGAGATTAGTCCAGATACGGATTATCTATTTTCGTCTGCAGGATATGGTGATGGTGGCGGTTCCCGCGATAAGAACGGCGACCTGGAGCGCACGATTAAGCGTCTTGAGACTTTAAATTCCATGAATACTGTTATTCGGAAAACAGACGACGGAGGCGGTGGCGGTGGTGCGTAATAATTTATTATAGTAATCGTATATATAGATACATACATACAATAGATGTCTCTCCCTGAATTTAAATTCACAAACATTACAAAACCTACAAATGATACTACTGTAAATAGCGGATTATCATCCAAAGCCAAAATGGTGAAATCCGGGATTGTTCCAGATATAGTCGATAAGGCGAAACTGACCGCAGCATCATTAAAGACCCGGGTATCCGACTTGTCGTCATCTGCGTCATCGGTGTGGTCGGGTCTTAAAAATCGGGTGAGTGATATTGATGTAAACGTTGGCAACGACGACGACATTGACGACGATGGTGATAACGACAACGGCAACGGAGGCAGTTCTTCATTTTTTTCATTTACATTTATCATCAAGGTCATTCTAATCATAGTTATTATGTGGTTTATGTGGGTAAATCTATCCAATAATGGTGATTTTCATTTAGGAATGGGCGATATCGGTGAAAAAATAACCGCGTTTTTCAAGAAGATGGAAGATTCTGGTCGCGAATTGGTTGCGACGATTACACATGCGTCCGCACCCGCGTCTGCACGCGCTACCGCATCCAATGCATCCGCGTCCGAGTCCGCGTCCACGTCCGGGTCCGATTCCGACTCTGATAATGAAGATAGTAAAAAACCGAAAAAGTCGAGTATCCACCAAGCACCAGTTCCACCCTCTATGAATAATAGTTCGGATAAGAAACCTGGGTTTAACAATGAAGACACAAAATACACATTTTTAGATAAAGCCAGTCGCGAATATTCGGGTCCGTCGCCACGTCCAGATGATAGCACAAGTTCGACGCAAAAACACCAAAGCGGTAAAGCCGGATATTGCTATATTGGCGAAGATCGCGGATTTAGAAGTTGTGCGCGGGTTGAAGCAGGTGATAAATGCATGTCAGGAGAGGTATTTTCACGTCAAGATAGATGTATTGACCCAACATTGCGCGAATAATAATAATAATAATCATAATCATAATCCTACGCCGAAAGATACCTTATTTCAGGCGTATATATGAATATCTCACTTGTTGATTCTACCAAACTAGAATACGTTATTGTTAATGTTATATTATACGTATTACCTACAATAAGCAACTCATCACCAGAGTAAGTTGTTGGGATATTAATAATATGTTCACCGGTTCCATTGATAGACTTACCATATATATCTGTTATTTGATTGTCATATGTTGAACCAAGACCATTCACTCTGATATTTGTGATGAATATACCATCAGAGACGCTGTTATTAATCGTAAATATCAGTCTCGCGTAATTCAATCCAGTTGAATTATAATAACCAACGACGTCTGAAATAGACGGTTTCGCTGAAGTCGGTAAAATGGAAACCTTTACTGCCACACTAGATTCGCTTGTTAGATATCCGTTATATGCGGTAAGTACAATAGAATAGGTTCCGGGTATGATAGAAGTACCACTTGAACCAGCAGTCGTAAATCTAGTTACATTTATCGTAAATGTATCATAATTGGCGTTCCCAGAATTGATATTATATGGGAATGTTTGTGAAGTTGATGCAGTCGAATCAATATTTGTAACCGTAACGTTATAATATTTAATCAAATTTCCACCATTATCTGGTTTACCCCAATTTACAACAATATAATTCTGTGATGTAGTCGCGGCGGATGATGGTTTCCCGTATTTGGCGTACGCGGAAACATTCAAAGGGACTCTAGGTTTCATTAATGTCCGTCCGGTTAATATAGTTGATTCAGGTCCAACACCTATCGAATTTATCGGTTCTATTTTAAAATTGTATTTTTTCTCATTTTCAATATTTCGCAATATATATCTTTTTACATTGGGCGTATCCGTAGTAATAACAGTAGTTACCGAAACATTTATGTTACTCCACGTCGTAAGAGTATTTTCACGATAATACAAATTATATGAAGTAATGGGCGGTCCGTAATATCCGCCATTGGATGTTCCCGAATTTGTCGGATCTGTCCATTTTATATCAATCATCAGATTTTTACGCTCATCGATATCATTGAACGAAAAACCCGTGACGATACTAGGAACAGATGACGTTTTAAACGTGAGTGTGGCGGGAACGCTACTCAATCCGCGTTCATTCCCGGAAAAAACCGATAAATAATACACGGTATTTGTAAGGATCGGTATCGAACCTTCCTTTTTCTCGAACACGATAGAATTCCCGTTTAATTCACCGGATATCGGATTATAACTCGCATTGGCGCCGGTCTTTGGACCGTTTGGCAGAATACTCGAATAAGGCGCCCACGTCTTGTTATTTGTCGAATACGTTATAACATACCCGACGATTGGAAACCCTCCATTGGAATCAGGTGCATCCCAACGAAGAGTAATGCGATTAAGATCGACGTCAAATGCCGATACTACAAAATTGGTTGGCGCCGTAAGTGCGGTTGTCGGGATGTTGGATGTCAGTTGAAGACCGGCCTTATATTCGTAAGTCTTCTTGTAATTATACAAATTCACAGATGGGTCATAGCATAATACACGCTCCTTTCCTGGGACACCACATGCGGACGTTAAACCGCATTGTAATCTCGCACGGGATTCAGGAGTTGAAGGGCAAACCAATGTAAATGGTCCAAGTCCGTCCGATCCACCCGCACCGGTTGACTGACTCAAATACTTATTTTCATTCCCGATTTGACGCATTAATTCGCCGCGGGAAGCCTTTGCATATTTCTGACTTTTTGTAAGTCCGCCGACGTTTTTATTGTATTTGAGAATTTCGGTTTTGCGACGCATATCATATACATCGTCTACTTGTATTGGGGTTAGTTTTGCACCGGTTACGCTGTTATATAAATCGGAATTACGGCAATTCGGCGTGAAACGCGTCCAGAACTGACGATTGTACGGATTGGTATAAAAAACGTTGGTATTACAATTGACAATCGAGGCCGTTATCTTGAATACATTTACATTGAAATACGCTGTTTTTCGGTTGAAATTGGTGGTTTCAACCTGTGTTACAGTTATTGTAGCGACGCCATCTAAATAAACACGCCCCGTAAATACCCCGTCAGCATATACGATTTTAACAATATTCGAGTCTGACGACGATACCGTGAAATTAGAACTTGCGTCGGGATCAGTATTATCGGACACGGGTAGGTTTATTGTAAACGAACCCTCAGTCGTCATTTTATTCAGATCTGGTAAAGTATAAATCGTGGTTGGGTCGTCAGTATTGAATGTAGGTGTTTGACCTTCAAATCTAGGTGTGGATTTCAAGATTTTTAATTGTATCGTTAGAGGTGTCAAAGTTCCAACCTCACCAATGTATTCGGTTGAACGTTTATACATCGGCGATGCAGCCTGATAAAATTTTATCGAGATAGTCACGGCAACATTATTTATAATGGGCGTGACTTTCCGGAATAATATTTTGTTGTCATTTATTGTAATATAATCATTACTGACATCGAATACATCATTTGTTTTCGTAATGTAATAAACGACATTTGTATAATCATCCATTCCATTCGCCACATTTTTTCTGGTGGTGGTCGCAAATTCTGCAAAACTTAAATCATAAAACGCATTAGTGTATTCAAGTGTAATGACGCCATTAGGATCTTTGGGTGTTTTATTGCGCTTGTCGCTGATTAGATATGAACCTGCACCTACAAACGGTTTAATCGCAATATTTGTATCTACCTTTGTGATTGTTATTGGAAGATTGATTTTTTTTTCGAGATAACCATAACCGGCCTCTTGTTTTATTTCCATTGGTATCGTAACCGACGATATGTACGGGTTGTAACCACCCGACGCATCGAATACACCATTTATAATCAAAGCATTGCGATAAAATAAGTCAACAGGTGCTGCGTCGGGGTTTCTATACAATCCACTAGAGGGACCTATCTGTGGAATGACTTTATAGAGTTTCTCTAATGTGACAACCGAAATCGAATAACTGTTGGTTGGAAATGAATAATTGATGGGTGAATATGAGTTATCAGAAGTAATTTGAATCAACGGAACTACTCCAATCATCGTAGAACGAAATTTTGTTATGGCGGAACTAACATCCGTCGCCACACTACCATTACCCAACGTATATGTTGCAGTTTGTAATGTGTATGTTGTAGGATATCCGAGAGAATAAACATTATACCGAAAACCCAGAGAGTTATCAAAATATACTGGTCCTGTTAGCGTATCTTGTGCTAAAGGTGGATACCAAACTGGTGCGCTCATTACGTATTATCCTATATATTAGATAGGAATTTGTATTTGTAAGTCAAACAATATTTTAATTTTTTACACGATGATTACTCGTGTAAAAAATCTCGGTCGTCGCGGTCGCCGTTGCGGTCGCCGTCACATCCGTGTTTATCGCATATACCAGATATTCGACAAATACGTGCCGACCGATTTAGTGGCAGTTGTATCTCCACTACCATTTGTAACCATTTTCAGGTTAGGACCCTCATCCACAATACTCATAATCTTATTTGCACCGATGGAATAATTAAAATATTGAATAGTTGAAATATATCCGCTAAACCTGTTGGCCGACTTATCCTCACCAATATAAACCTTTCCATAATTTTGAAGAGGAATACCGGCTGTCTTGCGACGTTGGGCTAAACGCCCATTAACATACAAATCAATCACGTTATTCGTGACACGTATAATCGCATTAACCCATTTCTTCATAGGAATATCTGTCGCGACAAGTTGCTCATTCAAATCGACACTTGACACCGCATCGCCACTCTTCTTACCATTTACATCAACAATTGCCATTAATGTAACATTTTCTCCTGTGTCTGTTCTGTCGGGATTTGTTGACGTTGTATCGGACGTTCGCTTAAGGTATAATCCTGGTGCATTATTCGGAAAATATATACCCGATGTAGAGTGCTTTGTTCCTTCACCGCCTTTACTAAATATTCTTGAATATTTATTAGAAGTCTGTGGGACCTGATTGACTAAAAACCAGGTCGACCATGTATATTCTAAACCGCCATCCTCGTTCATAGAACGAGAAATAAATACCGAATCGGTCAAAGATGGATCTTGTGATATATTCATCGCCATATCTTCTGTATTGGCTGTCCCATTCAAAACAAAAGGCGACATCGATGGAAGCATGAAATAAGATAACCCGATAATCGTAAGTTTAAGTAATACTGAAAAGGAAATAAAAACCATCAATATAAATGCAAATTTGGCTACATAACTGTTTGATTCCATAAACTCTTTTAATCCAAAACCGCCACCGATTCCAGAACTAGATGACAATCCGGCTTGACTTGGATTTGAAAACCCGGATGTTATTCCGCTCAAGAATCCTCCGCCACCGCCACCACCACCGCCGTCTCCGCCGTCGTTATTACTCATCTTTCTTATATGAAACGAAGAAAATTATGATTATGAATAATTTATTTCTTATATGAAACGAATAAAATTATGATTATAAATAATTTATTTCTTATATGAAACGAATAAAATTATAAATAATTTATACTATATATTAGGAAGCAAAAAAATAATATATAATACCATGCGTATGCGTATGCGTACTCGATTACGTGCTAACACTGGTCTGTTCCTGGTTATCAACAATGAAACTCAATTTAACCTTGTATTTATTGAGTAGGTCACTCCAGGGACTTCCACCGAAACCTTGCGAGTAAATATCCCACGCTTCTTGGGGTGCAATGGGTGTCATCTTCAGTTTTACATTTGTGATAAACCCGATGTCAACACCATTAACAGTTGTTGTGTCCTCACCCAATACGATACTCTGAGTTTTCGCGATATCAGAACCCATATTCACGACACATGATTTTACTAATTTACCGTCAACATAAACATCCATTGCTGTGCCGTTAAAACTGATGAGGAGATTCACCCACTTTTGAAGAGGAAAATCCGAAATCTCGCAATCTATGGCGTTGGTGCTCCTAGGTTTAATAACAATGGTATTCGTATTAGTCTTCAACGATACACTGAAAATCGGAGTACCAGTAGCCGTCGCGGAATTAAAAAACTTGACAACATTGGCGCCGCCCGCCCAGTCTTTAATATAAAACCAAATTGAAATGGCGCTATTGGCTTTAAAACTATTCGGTAAAGTTCCACCAGTTAATGTGGTTTTATTTGTCCATTTTTGCATAGTTCCTAAAGTAGTATAATTTGTTGTTAGCGCCTTGAAAATGACATACAACAACAATAAAATAACAACAACGGCCAATACAAGTTTTGAATTCATATTATATATAAGATACGTAGATATAATATTCATTTATTCCAGCGATTATTGTGAATACACGTTTGTTGAACCCGACGTTTTCACTTCATCCGCAATAGTCTTCATTCCGACCATAGGGGGGTCTTGCGTTTTCAGCATATTATAGGTCCAACGGATTTGTTCTAATGTCATCGGTCCTTTGTTAAAAGTCACATTGCAAATATTTCCACTCAATCCTTGGGGTTTGGCCGGGGTTCCACCATCATCACCGCTGGTAATCACTTGAAGCGTAATATCCGGAACTAAGAAACCACTCTTTGCCACCAGCAAATTATTCAAAAACACATCCATCGATTTACCATCATAATTAATAACAAAATAATTCCATTTCTGAATGGGTATTTGTATATCGGTGGTATGTGAATCATTCAACATCTGAAACTGAGTCTTTTCGATATCTGATAATTTGATTCCTTTCGTTTTACTGTAATTGGACCGTGAATTATATATGATGTTTTCGATTTGATCAGGCATACCCGTATCCAATTTTACGGTTTTACATGATACTTTAAACTCGGTTGTGCTCGGATTATACGTCAATTTCGGAACACCCCCGAAGTTAAATATTTCTAAATCCTTGTCTATAACGTTTACATTATTATTCAACCAAAACCATCCAGAAACCGAATAATTGTATCGCTTCTTCTCCTCCGAAGGGCAACCAGACGCGATGTCATCTGGACTTCGGTTGAGTGCAGTATTATGGAAGATGAATATTTGTGGACTTTGTGCAGTTAATCCTGTATCATTTTTGGGGCGGAGTGGAACCGGTGCAGCAATGATTTGAGACTTTGAAGCACCAATATAGTTCAGCAAATACGGTCCGCCGTATAATATCGCAATGAGAAGAATCTCAATCGCCAGAATGATCCAGATAGGTCGGGTCGTATCACCTACTGCCCCCTGCGACTTGGTGAGAAGTCCCAGAAACAAACATGGAATATAAATAATACACAACCAAATCATTCGGAGGAATTTCATACCGAGAATCGATTTCGTGAGATGGAACAGGAACATAATTATGATCAGTACCACCATAACGGAGTGCTGTTTATAGTATGCGAGAACACACAAGATAATAAAAAACACCGTATTCACGATGAAACGAATATTTGTGAGGAGTTTGGATGGCGACGCCATTGTGGGTTTGGTTTCTGCACCCTCACCGTCTTTTCCAGGTGCGCCCGGTACACGATTGTCGAGAAACTCCAAGAAATAATGGAAAAACAGGATTGCCAAACCTAATACCGTCATACCTGTAATCGACATCCGATTTTTATCGTCTTTCTCTGTATCATAAACCCAAACGATAATCATCAATATGATGTAAATGATGTGGGTCATGCCGAATGTGAGTTGGCGCATTGGAGAATTTGTATCCTCCGGTTTATAATCATCGAATAGGTAGTCTTCCGGTGTCTTGGTATTGGCCACGGTGAATTTCTCTCGAATATACGCTACAAACCCGGCAATGGCGACAATCGCCATGATAACATAAATAGCCTGCGCGGTCGGCGAGTTCAATTGTGCGACAAAACCGCCGGCTGCAGCTTCCTGTTCTGATATGCGACTATTCGCATTAATCTTATACACATAATAAATAACGGTGAGTATCATAATCACAAATGAAATTGTCAACAAAATGACCTTGATGAGTTTACCTATTGCACCGACTTTGGCTTGTTCGATGGTGACCGGGACGCCTTTAAGTGCCTCATCCATTGCGGCTTTCGCTGCTTTCGCGGTCTGGTCCGCAGTGGCTGCTGCTGCAGCATCGTTTATCTTTGTTTTTGCATCTTCCGAATAATCTGGTTTGTCCACCGACGTGACACTTTCGGGTTTGATCTTTCCCTCAACTCCACCAGTTGTAAATAATCGAAGATCTGTATCGGCAGCCGTCCACTCCCAAAAGGCAAGTTTCTTAAATTCCGTAGTAAATTTCGCCCTCAATTCTGTATTGAATATTCCCGGAATACCGAACAAAAGCATTTTGAAAAGAGTAAATAAGAACCAAGGAATCAAATAAATCCCTGTGAAAAATAATCGGATCAATCTGGCCATTATAGTTTCATTCTTGAACGCATCATCCACTTTCCTCCCTGAAAATATGAAATACCAACCTGGTGAAAAACAAATCGCAATCAATACGATAAGCAACCCAACTATCCATTTTGTATCCTTCGGAACAAGATCTTGTGTTAAAAGTAAGGGTAAACCCACTGCAATTATCGTTACCGCGATCGCGCCCGCGGCAATTATTGCGGGAATACTTAGACTATCATTATCATTGGATTTATACTGCCACACCTGTACAGACTCAACCATCCGTAATAATGTATCCAATCCGCCAACATTGAGTTCCTTGACAACCGGTAGCAATAATATTCCACATAATAAAAGTCCGACAATCACTACAATGAAAAATGTGTCGATTAATTCTTTTACTTTCGGGAACATTTCTCCAGTAAACGATTTTGCAATCCAGATGTTTGTTGCTTCAGAAGTAGAAACGCGAGCAAAAACAATAGCAATCCACAGTACAATCAATATAGTGAGTAAAAAGGGGACCCACATGGCACCTTTGGCTGTGCGAACAATACTTTTATTGAAATTTGTACCGGAGTTATCACCATCAACATATGTGCTTAAAAGAGAGTCCCATTGAGTCCCTGATACATTATCGATGTCGCCCTTGGTTATCTTATCATAGGCTCTAGTATTTTTGGTGGAGTCGGATAAGGCGCCTGTTTTATTTTTGTCACAATATCCTGCACCATCATCAATATTTGGTCGAGTAATCGATGTATATATATTCTTAAACCAACTTGCCGTATCAAACGGTAATTCACCACAAATTCCCATTCTTAAACGCGTATTTCGAAAAATCGTAATCATCAAAATAATAACCGCCGAAAGTGTCGTAAAAACCACATTTACGATTTCAGACGGTTTTTGGTTCGTTTGTATGCGTTTTACAACTGCTTCGTTAATTATATCGTCAGTGATTAAATTCGGATCAGGTGCATTCTTCTTTAATTCTTTGCCGACCTCCTCTATCAATATCTTTTTCTGTTCATCCGTTATATCCGATTTATTATACTGTCGGGTCATTTCGATGAAATTCCAAATATAACATCCGATGAACAAGGCAACCATTATCCATCCAGAAAAAAAGTATGTATTGGATTTTTTTAATCCACCTACCGAGAGAACAATAAATACAACCGCGAACATCATATAAATGCCTCCGTGTGCGGCAAATACATTATTGTCAAAGGAATCTACCGCCGTTTTGTTGTTTTCACCTTCAGTGAAACCGGACCATCTCTGACTTTTCGCAATCCATAAAATCCCACACAAGAAAAACGCTACAATAATTATACCCTTTATAGCCCAAGCCTTAACACCACTACCACCACCATCATATCCAAATTTACCAAACGCGTATAACCCGCCGATCATAGTCACAAATGCACACACCTGTATTACCAATCCTGTAACCAATACTCCACTCGCACCATTATTTACCGGATTTTCCGTGTATTCTTTTTTTTTGACTTCATCACGCAATATTTCCTTCTGTTCATTCTCCATGATTTTAGCACGTGCGATCATATAAAATCCTAATACCGAACCAATAAACCCGCCAAGTCCCGCCCGTTTTGTATTGCCTTTATCATCTTCGCTACTATCCTCTTTGGGGTCATCTCGGAACAATTTCCACAAAGAATAAAGAACTAATACGATTCCACCTATCGAAAATATACCACCAAATGTATTTAGCGTAGTTACGATACCTTGTGCTGAATCGGTCGCGCGATTATTAATATTGATACTACCGAAACCGAGACCGAGACCGATTGCTACCGCACTGATTATACCGATGACAAGACCAACCTGTTTAGGTATATTAACCCCAAAAAGATTAAAATTTTCTCCAAGCGGGTTGTCTGCGAGGGGCAGTGGAAATAAATTGTCGTCCCCACTCCCTAACCAATTCCGATACGATTTTGTGTCCACTTTAATTATCCATAATGCGTATATAAACACCAATATCAACATAATAAAACTCGCCATTTCTTTTCGGACAACATCCCAACTAAAAAAACCTACAAGAACTATGACCGCGATAATAATAACAGGTAAATAATCCAATAATTTATCGATATGAAATGAGGTTTCAACGGTAGGTGTTTCTTCCATATTTGAATTATTTATCAATTTATAATTACAACAACACCAAGTTATAATTATAAGATATAATAATGCTGCTTATAAGAACGACATTGCGGTCTTTTTCCCGTGACAATCGCGACATAAGGCTACTAAATTATCGATGTGGTTGGAACCGCCATGTTCTAAAGCAATGATATGGTCGACTTCAAACCAGGCGGGCAATTGACGCTGGCAATCACCGCATTTCCAACCCTGTTGAGCTGCGACATATTTCTTCTTTGTTTCGCTGACACTTCGCTTGCTAGAACCCTTGCCGGAATTTAGGAGACGGCGTTCCGCGGGGGTGCTTCCCCCCATCGACGACGACGGCTGTACGACGGGGGTTCCGCCAGTCATTGCTCCCGCTATCGCACCGGTCATCGCACCGGTCATCGCAACCCCGCCGTTAGGTGTCGGAACCCCCCTCGTAAAATCAAAGAACGGGGTTATCATATCGGCAGTCCCCTTGCTAATCGGCATATACTTAATAATATCATTTGCGTGAAATAACAACTGCCTAGAGTTTTCGGGATTGCGGCGCAAGAAGAGGAAGAGCGAGAGACCAACGAACCCAAATGTCGCCATTTTAATCAGTTTCTGATTGGACTGAAACATTTTCATAAGACGCCCATCATAGTATATATTTGCGATTAAAACGGCAGTTATAATAAATACAATATACTCTACTTTTATCATATTATGTGATTCTTATTGTCGGTTATATTATAATGGTAAAATAACGGTGCGGGTTCCATTCGGTTCCATTCGGTTCCATTCGGTTCCATTCGGTTCCATTCGGTTCCATTCGGTTCCATTTCATTACACTATTTATTATGATAATAATACGCAGCATACCCCAATCCCGCCATCATCAGTAAATACACCAACTTCTCTCGGTATTTCAATTCTTCTAATATCTGGATAGGTTTCGGGCGATAGTGTAAATAATATCTCTCGAGTGCATCATGTAAAGGCATCTCATCCTTCATCTGGAGGACATTATACCGATTATGAATGAAATGGACCCACTTAATAAATGATGTCCGACTATCTAAATAGGGCGTGATCGGATATTTATCCAACATACGACTAAATTCTGACGACATTTCCGGATCGGGAATAAACATCGGGAAATTCTGAATAAAGTCGTAATACTTTTTACGCGTGACATCATTGACGTGGTCTGGATAATTCACCGCGACGGACATTAAAAAGAACCAGTAATGAGGACCCCATACCGTCGCATCTAATTTCAACATTCGGCAGTACGTCTATGCGTGCGTGTATGCGATCTTACTATGAAATAACATAAAAACAATAACATAAATACGGTAAATGAACATGTCAGAAGACATCGCGGTTGTCGCTGTTCAGGCGTCAGCAAGCACGATCCCGATACACCATCGGTTAGATGAGATAACAAAAATCCATAATCCTAAATCCGCATTGTCATATATGGAAATAAGTCAACTAAAATCGTCCGTATCGCATTTACGCACGTATTCGCCACATAAACCAGCGCTCATATCGCCATTTGAGACCATTGCGTCCGCATCCGCATCCACGTCCACGTCCACGTCCACGTCCACGTCCACGTCCGCATCAGAGAACAAATATTTTTGTAATAATTGTAATCGGAATAATCATGTATATAACAATTGCCGTGCACCAATTACAAGTATCGGTGTTATCGCGTTCAGGTGTGGCGAGTCTGGTCCAGAATATTTGATGATACGGCGTCGTGATTCATTCGGGTTCGTGGATTTTGTACGGGGCAAGTATTCGCTACATGATGAAGCCTATATCCAGCGGATTATTGACGAAATGACTGTCCATGAAAAGTCCAACCTAATGCGTCTCACATTTGAGCAATTATGGAAATTATTGTGGGGAGATTATACGCGTGGAAGTCAATACAAAAATGAAGAAATGGTGTCATTTGAAAAGTATCGGCAAGTGCTTGGAGGAATACGCACAAAAGACGGACGTGTAAAAAACCTCCAGCAGTTTATCGATGATTCAACGACGCGTTGGAATGAGACCGAATGGGGATTTCCAAAGGGACGACGCAATTATAATGAAAAGGATATCTCGTGTGCATTACGTGAATGCCTGGAAGAAACGGGGTATGACATAACGGTCGATAATGTAATTCAAAATATCGCACCATATGAAGAGATATTTATGGGATCAGATATGAAATGCTACAAGCAGAAATATTTCCTTGCGATGGTGGATTTAGAAAAGAAACCAAAAACCGCACACGATATTATGGAAGTTGGGTTGATGAAATGGATGCCGTATGATGAATGTATTCAGATGATAAGACCTTATAATTTAGAAAAGATCGGGATTATTCGTAAAATAAATAATATTCTCAGTAAATATCGCATTTACTAAATATCGTATTTACTAAATATCGTATTTATTAGTATCCTTTTTATTTCGTATAGGTATATAAAGGATAACGTATTGAAATAATAACAATCGTAATATGAGTGTCGAAGAAGAAGAAGAAAATATACCGATGGAATTGGTAAGTGCAGCCGGTGGCGGAGGCGGTGCAGCCGGTGGCGGAGGTGCCGAGACGCCAATACCCGCACCCGCACTCGCGCCGAAACGAATATTAAAACTAAAGACTTCCACTCCTCTACCCCCCGAATCAAACGCATCTGAAATTGCTCGTTTGACAAATGAACTGGATCAAGGTGTGCGATTATTAAAACCCAATGACCTAAATAACCCCTTCAGCAAGGATTTCAATAAATTACTACTTAAAAAAGAATTGCTCGAACGTGCGTATACTGTTCACGATATCGGGGTATTGCCTGGTTCGGACGACGAAGGTGAAGGTGCCGAAACGAAGCACCTATACCCTACATTAAACGACCCAAATTTCAATACGAAAATCGCACTTCGGAAAGAGTTCTTTGATACCAAGATGGATGTTGATAACGCGGCCAGTGTTGAAGAACAGGCCGAAATATTATGTAATGCACCGTTTGAACTTGCACCAAACCAGCAATTCGTCCGCAATTTTCTATCAGTAGAGACACCGTATAACAGTCTGTTGTTATATCACGGATTAGGAACGGGAAAGACGTGTTCGGCCATTAGTGTGGCGGAAGAAATGCGGGATTATATGAAACAGATGGGGATCTCACAGCGTATTGTTGTGATTGCATCACCAAACGTCCAGGAGAACTTCCGACTTCAGTTGTTTGATGAACGCGAGTTGCGAGAGATTGAACCGGGGGTATGGAATATACGGGCGTGTACAGGTAATAAATTCATCAAGGAAGTAAACCCGATGAATATGAAAGGACTTACCCGTGACAAAATCGTCAAACAAATCCGACGCCTTATTTCGTCGCATTATTTGTTTTTCGGGTATAACGAATTCGCGAACTATGTGCGTAATAATGCGGCTAGTATGGGGATTTCCAAAGATAATGTCGCGATACAGGAGAAACGCAAAAAGGGTGTGGGTGCGGGTGCAGCAGGCGCAGGCGGAGGAGGCGCAGGCGGAGGAGGCGCAGGCGCGGGTGTGGGCGTCGCTAAAAAAGGTCGAAAATCAGCCGCGGATATCGTGAAAGCATCCGATGCCGAAATGATGGCCATTGAGACGCTGTCTGTTTCCAAATTACGTAAATTATTCGCGAATACGTTGATTATCATCGACGAAGTTCATAATATCCGTATCACAGACGATAATCGGGATAAACGTGTGGCGAAAATATTGTTTCAAATCGCCCAGAAAGTCAACAATGTGCGACTTTTACTGTTATCAGGAACACCAATGTATAATAGTTACAAGGAAATTGTCTGGTTGATTAACCTGATGAACCTGAATGACAGGCGCGCGACTATCGATATTGCCGATGTGTTTGATGACCGGGGGAATTTTCGTATAGATCCTGATGGTCGAGAATCGGGAATGGAACTCCTTGTTCGTAAAGCAACCGGTTATATTTCTTTTGTGCGTGGTGAAAACCCGTATACATTTCCGTATCGCGTATTTCCGAGCGAGCATTCACCGGAACATTCGCTTATTCTACGATCACGAGACGGCGGTCACGCTTATCCGCGAACCCAACTAAACGGGAAACATATCGACCAACCAATAGAACATATTGACGCTTATATGGCGCAGGTTGGAGATATTCAGGAGGCGGCGTATCGGTATATAATATCCGATATGAAGGCATCGTATATCTTCAAAAAGACGGCAATGGCGCGACGGAAAGCAGCAGCGGGGGCAGCGGGTGCAGCGTCCACCCCTCCCGTGGCAGTCGATGATAAAACCGTCATTGAATCGGCCGGATTCCCTTCCTTTGAAAATATGGATACGATCGGATATTCCATTGTCCAGCGACCTCTTGAAGCACTAAATATCGTATATCCGCATTCATCGTTGATCGAATATATCGATGATCCAGATAGTGGCGAATTTGATATCGCATCATGTATCGGAAAAGAAGGACTCCGACAGATTATGACCTATACTGAAGGCGGTAATCCGCCTGCACGCCAAAACTTCGAATATCGCCCCGATTTTCTCCGGACATTTAAATTGCCCGGCGACGAGAAAACGACAAAGACGTCGGCACAAATATTTGCACCGGAAAATATCGGGAGATACTCCGCCAAAATAAAGAATATATGCGATAAGGTGATGTCAAGTGACGGTATTATACTTGCGTATAGTCAGTATATTGATGGCGGAGTTGTTCCAATTGCCCTCGCACTGGAAGAACTCGGATTTACGCGGTATAGCGCCCGAGGTGGGAATTCGTCGCTCTTCCAAAGCAAACCTACCCCCAGTATCGACGCAATCACGTTTTTACCTCAAAAAAGGCACCAGGCGCAATTCCCCAACCAACCATTCCATCCGGCGCGGTATTCGGTGATTACTGGCGATCCCACGATTTCACCGGACAATTTATTCGAATTGAAAGCACTCACAAGCGAGGATAATACAAACGGCGAGAATGTAAAAGTGGTTATTATTTCCGTGGCGGGTGCTGAAGGGTTGGATTTCAAGAATATTCGACAAGTCCATATTTTGGAACCCTGGTATAATATGAATTTACTGGAACAGATTATTGGTCGTGCGATTCGTAATTGTAGTCATAAAAATCTGCCGTTTTCGAGTCGAAATGTGGAATTGTATCTATACGGGTCGATTTTATCCGACGGAGAAATAGAGGCGATCGACCTCTATTTGTATCGCCTGTCTGAATTTAAAGCCGTGAAAATCGGTGCAGTTTCGCGGGTATTGCGGACAACAGCCGTGGACTGTTTATTGAATATTCAGCATAATACACAAACGGCCGCACAATTAAACCAGGTTGTGAAACAACAACTCGCGTCACGGAAACAGATCGATTATCAAGTTGGTGCACGTCCATTTTCGGCATTGTGTGATTATATGGAACGGTGTGAATATACGTGCCGCCCGACATTTTCAAATGGGAAACCGATACAGGAACAGAATGAATTGTATGGAATTGGTGACGACAGCGACAGCGATGTCGGCGAGGAGGAGGGTGGTGCAGTCACACGCGATCGTAATAGCGACGTTCGATTGGATACATTCAACGAGAAGTTTATGTCGATGAATATCGATAAAATCATTCATAAAATCCGGGATTTATATAAAGAATCGTTTTTCTATAAGAAAACGGGTCCTAATGGGATTATCGCACATGTGAATGCGACACGCCCATATCCAATTGCTCAAATCAATCTGGCCTTGACACAGATGGTTACTGAATCAAATGAATACATAACAGATAAATACGGTCGTCTTGGGCGACTTGTGAATGTGGGTATATATTATCTATTTCAACCAATAGAATTAAATGACCCCCGCGCCAGTATTCATGAGCGAAGTGTACCAATACCTTATAAACATGAAAATGTCGAATATCCACTTCCGGCCGAGGTTAGCGATAATTACATTGATATAAAACCGCCGCCGGCGTCAAAAAATGAAGAAGTGGCAGCGGCAGTTAATAAGATGGTGTCGGAATTGGAATCGCCTGTCGCCGTCGCCGCCGCTGCCGCACCACGTCCTGATGCTCTGGCGGTCGCTTCCGACGATGTCGAAGAACTATTACGTGTATTAGAAGAGACATATGGGACATGTCGCGTCATCCACGAAAAACCTAGTAAATCACAAGAAGAATGGTATTATTATTGTGGGAAGGTACTTGAGCAAATCTCTCAAACAGAAGAGTTTCATATCACAAAAGAACAATTATATGAGTTGGTTATCGCAAATCTGTTAGAGCATCTGTTTATTAGCGACAGTATCAAACTCATCAATTATTTATATCATAAGAATAACAATTCTATGATAGTCACGCGACGAGGAGACGGAATTCAACCATTGTCTCAGTTCGAGCAAATGATAATGAACTATTATTCGCAACAAATCATACATCGGGTTCTTGGCGGAAAACGCGCCGCCGCCGCCGCAGTTGCCGGCATTGCTAGACCGGTCGAAGATATGGCAATGATGCTTTTTCATGAAAAGAAAGACGTATTTGAACTTATTACACTACGTTATGAAACAGCAGAGTGGGTTGTAGCCGACCCGGAAGATATGCGCGATTTTGCATTGCTTTTAGGAAGTTTACAAACGACGCAAATCCGAACGATGAATATGATTGTCGGTTTTATTTCTTTATTCAAACGCGAATACATGATATTTAAAGTAAAGATGATGAAAAAGAAACGCGATAAGGGCGCCAGATGTGACCAATCAGGTAAAACAGATACGATCACAATGATTAATAATATATTGATGTTATACCCGCCAACACAAGGCGAAGATTATAAACTAACCATCGAAAACACCAAACATCGAACCCAGAAGGAATTATGCGTCTTTCAGGAATTTTTACTGAGGACATTCCAGACCAATAATGTAAATGGTAAAAAATGGTTTTTCACACCAGGTGAAGCACTATTGTGTAATCTTGAGAAATTACATATAGAGGACGACTAAATTGGGTCATCCTGGTCAAAATATAATACAAATAGAATACAAGTAGAATAAAATATATAAATGGACCAAGTCGTTGTTCCACCTCCTCCTCCGTCGTCGTCACCGCTGTCACTGCTTCCGCCTCAGCGCCAGAGATTCAACGCTTCTATTGCAAAATATCCACAGCAAGGATCCGTCCAAGCCAAAAGTGCATTTGGTATTTATACCGCAATATTATTGACTAGAAAAATACGTATTCCTTTTCAGATTATCGGGCGTAATGTGAAAGATACACTAGAACATATTCTCTCGAAAATGGTGGAAGGAAAGTGTATGGCGGAAGGGTTTATTCGTCCAGGCAGTGTAAAAATCCTTACATATTCAAACGGGTATTTACATGGGAAACATGCGATATTTGATGTAGTATATGAGTGTCAATCATGTTCACTGGTAGAAGGAGTTGTATTCAAATGTGTGGTTAAAAACATAACTTTAGCAGGTATTCGTGCAGTTTTAAATGAACCGAAATCCCCGGTTGTTGTATTCGTGGCGCGAGATCATCATTTTGACCGACCTGATTTTACGCGTATTCAGGAAGAGGAAGAGATACGTATTCGTGTAATAGGTCAGCGGTTTGAAATCGGCGATGAAGCAATATCGGTGATTGGTGAATTAGTATAATATAATGGAATGTAATGTAATCAATATACAGTAATGACACTCCCCACCGAAAATAAAGAACATGTACACGTATTTACGTGTCTTCATTGTAATGAACCATTTGTAATCCATGACGCCGATTTCAACTGTAAAATATTGAGACATGGTGTATATAAGTCAAACCTACAACCCATAAATCCTCACGCCCCAAAAGAAGAATGCGATGCACTTGTGGCTAGCGGGCAAATCTATGGATGTGCGGGACCGCTTCTTATTACGACCCGTGAAAGTGGCGAAAGCACCGACGCCAAATTTAGTGTAGTGATTTGCGACTACATATAATAATAATTATCAAAATAATTCAATAAAATTGATAAAGATATAAACAAATGATAATAAGTGATATACCTATTGTCATTTTTCGATGGCAACCATTGTTATTCGTCCCAAAAGAAAGACGACGAGTAAAAAGACTGTGCTCGCACCCGAACTCGCACTCGCACTCACACCAGAACCTGCACTCGCGCTCGCACTCACACCCGAACCCTCGCCAGAACCCGAACCACCCACGAGTTCGTATTGCGACGAGAGTCTGTTTCATAAAGCACAAATCAAGCGAACGATTACTGTTCCATTCTATAAAATCAGTCACCTGAATAAGGATATAAAAACACTCTTACATCAAGAGATTGCAACACATTATGAAGGCAAATGCTCGATTGAAGGTTATATATGTCCTGGGTCTATCTCCATTTTCAGGTATTCTTGTGGAACATTATCAGCCGGAAATATCCGGTATGATGTCGTTGCGGATTGTCTCGTTTGTTTGCCTGACGAGCATACACAATTGAGATGTGTCGCGAAAACAATCACCCAAGCAGGGATTCGCGGTATTGCTACCAAATTACAAGTGGGGAGCGTCTCGCCGATTGAAGTCTTCTTGTCCCGTGATATGAATATCAGAAACAACGATTTATTCTGTCGCGTGGAAGAAGGGGACGTCCTTACAGTTGAAATCATCGGGCGACGTTTCGTGTTGAATGATACGCATGTCACGATTATCGCGTTGTTATTACACGCGGAATAACCCGCGGAATAACCCGCGGAATAATATATAAAGATTGGGTCATTAATAATGATAAACGCTCCCTCCGTCCCTCCGTCCGTTCGTTCATTACACTCGCAATGGTGAAACAATCTTCCGGTGATATTTCTATCGCAAGTTTAAGTAAAATGAATGAAATTCAAACCATCGCCCAACATGTTGAAACAAAAACGAACTATTTGATGTTGTTAAAGGACGGTATTGAAAAAATGCCAGTGGTCCATCAAATCGAAGTATTGCGAATCCTTACAGGAAAACAGGTGAATATAAATGAAAACAAGAATGGTATTTTTATTAATATCACCAAACTAAATGATCAGACACTGACGCAATTGGACGAGTATATGAAATATGTTATCAAGCAAGAGGAACAATTGAACGAAATAGAGTATCAAAAGGAACTTATAACAAAAGAGTATTTTGATTGTAAGGCGTAGTCCGTCGCCCGCCCACCCACCCGCCCCCGCCAGCATACGGGCATAAAGACAATATGATGTATTATTATAACCCAGTCTAGATATGACAACTACGATAATTCCGTGTGTATACAACTCTTTTTCATTTACACGAAATAATATATTTGAAGATATGTTTGTTCTTGATATGAAAAAGAACAACGACAGACGACCGGCACCTGTGAAGGCGACTCTACATGCACCGGTACATGTACCGGCACCGATACGCATAGATTCGGATTCGGATTCGGAATCAGAATCAGAATCAGAATCGGAATCGGATATCGAACCGACAGAGACTCCGTTTGACTTGACACAGGTGTCAAAGTATATGTATACCCCAAAGGTCAAAAATGATACACTTTTATGGTGCGCTTATATTATGATACACGGTATTGAAAAATTCGAATGTGTTGAAAACCATTATACTGAATCAAATGTATTCAAGTTCCAAATGGTGGAATATATCCGGGCGAAGAAGACAATGTTGAAACCACATAAAATTACGTCTTCCTCAGTAGAGGAAAGTCTGGTTCATAAACCATATATCAACCTAGAAACATTCCAGGCGATCGCCGTTTGTTATAATCTCTCGGTATGTATTATTCAAGACCGCAAAATCTTTGAAGTAGGTCGGTCAGATAATGACAAGAATACGTTTATCTTGGAGAAAATCAGAGGGAAGTTTGGATTGTATATTGTCACTGGTGCCGGTGCCAGTGCCGGCGCCCGTGACAAAACGGCGTTATTGAACCATGTAAGAGACAAATATTGGAGTATGGAGAATATAACTTCACCGATTCGTTCTATTTCGGCGTATAAACTGCAGGACCTTATTGACATATGTAAAAAATTAGAAATATCTGAAATAAAAGTCATATTGGGCGATTTCGGGTCAATCGCGAGTCAGAAGAAGAAAACGAAACCGGAGTTATATGAAGAGATAGTTCGGATGATAATGTAACGGGGTTCATAGCTGAACAACATAAAATTGAAAAAATATAAATATATATGAATAAGTGTATAAATAATTTCCTATTCATATATATAGTGGAATGCCGAGAACCGTTGCGTCATCGGATAAGCAGTCAGATTTTTCCAATATAGTGTCATCGTATTTAGAAGGTCTATTGGATAAAACCGATGGAATACCGGAATTAGAGATACGATTTGGCACTCGCGGAAATCAACCAACAACGAAACAGAATTTTGATAATGTCATACAGAAGTTACTTGCGTCAGGGTTCAGTTTTTCCAAAAAGAATGCTTACTCGCTGAAAATACAAAATGAATACGTTGATTCTAATACAGGACAGACCAAATTGTCCTTGATTCGGGCCGAAATCCACGGAATCAATGACGTTCAGAAGTATTGTAAAACAAATATGCCGGATGATAAATATGTATTATTCACACAAAAGATGTATGCACGCAAATCGGGATCGGCCATGGGTCTGGAAGGCGGTGGCGGTGGCGGTGGCGGTGGCGGTGGCGGTGGCGGCGACATGGGGCGTGATCCTAGACAGCGTCAAGACACATCCATCCATCCGGTTATATTTGACGATTTCAATTTCAAGGTGAGTTATCAGCGTGAGAAACGTATCGCAAATACATCAACTCTCGCACGGTCGATTTTGAAATCGTGGAATGACAACAAGAAGACATTTCGTTATATTAATCGTTCAACAATGACACACCCCGATTTACCATTTCAACTTGATTTGAGTGTCGTGAAAGAGTCACAACGAGACCGAATGGGCTATATTTCCGCATCTACATTTGATGCATCTAAAGTGCTGGAAAGTCCCATCCGGTATGAAATCGAGATTGAAGTAAACAATGAACTTGTCGGTCCTGGAACTTCATTCAATCATCCCAAGTATTTATTGGATATAATACGCCGTGTTATAAAAATGGTATTATCCGGTTTTCAAGAAACGAATTACCCGGTTTCATCAGGCGAACTACGCAATATCCAACGTAGGTATTATATGTTACTTCATCCGGATGAGAAGGATCTCCAGGGATCGGAGTCTGATGAATCGGGCTCGGGATCTGAATCGGATGAGGAACGCGAGCGTGAGCGCGGAGGCGAGCGAGGAGTCGATGCAGACAAGAAGGCTGCCGAAAAAGAAAAACGCCGTCACGCAAAAGAATTGGCGTCATCGTCGGGTGCTGGACGCACAATCCAATTACGCCCCAAGCATTTTGTCGGTCCATCTTCATTCACGCTTCAAATGTATAATGTGCGTCCATTGAATCCCGATTCAAAAGTCCCAAATATTCGCACGAATTATTCAGTGACTGAAAAGGCGGACGGACAACGTAAACTCCTGTTTGTTGCGCCAAAAACCGGACGCATCTACTTAATCGATATGAATATGAACGTCCAATTTACCGGGGCGGTCTCTTTAAATTCAAAATTACACAATACGCTGATTGATGGAGAGCATATCATTCATAACAAAAGTGGGGGTTTCATCAACTTGTATCTGGCGTTTGATGTATATTACGTCCATAAGGCCGATGTTCGTGCGCGGTTGTTTTACCCGATTAATGAAGAAGAGGTTCTTACGAATTTTCGACTTCCATTATTGGTGAGTGTCATCAAAAACCTTCAGGCGAAATGTGTATCTGGTGGCGCGGAATCGTTGTCGCCGATACGTATTGAGCATAAGCATTTCGAGGTCTCGTCGGCAGCGGCGTCGGCAGCAACGGGCGGGAGCCAGAAGACTATATTCGACGGTTGCGCTTCTATTTTAAGAAAGTGTGCCGAGCATCAATTTGAATATCATACCGACGGACTTATATTTACACCGCTTGACTGCGGTGTGGGAAGTAATACCCGCAATGACGGGAATGCTGGACCTCTGTATAAAACCACATGGAATTATTCGTTCAAGTGGAAACCGGCCGATATGAATACAATCGATTTTCTGGTTACAACCAAGAAGGGCGAAGATAACGAGGATCTCGTCAGTAATGTATTTAAATCGGGACTAGATATGTCGCGGTCTGTCCAAATCCAGCAATATAAAACGCTGATATTGCGTGTGGGGTATGACGAGCGTAAGCATGGATATATTAATCCGTGCGTCTCGGTTATTGAAGGGCATGCGCCGCCTAGTCATAGTAATCGCCAGGAAGGCGGTGGCGGTGGCGGTGCGAAGGGACGTGAAGAACTACCGGGTTTCGGCGCAGGTGCGGGTGGCGCCGACGAATCATCCGGAGACGGATATAAACCAGCGCCGTTTTACCCGACGTACCCGTATGATAATGATGCACATATATGTAATATTATGTTGCGCCCCGATGAAGCCGGCGTTAGTCAAATGATGACGCTTGAAAACGATATTATTCAGGATGAAACGATTGTTGAATTCAGTTACGACGAAACAAAACCTGTGAATTGGCGTTGGACACCGCTTCGTGTTCGCCATGATAAAACAGCGGAGTATCGTGCAGGCGGGAAGAATTACGGGAATGCATATCACGTCGCAAATAGCAACTGGCATTCGATCCATAATGCGATTACCCCAGAGATGATAATGACAGGCGAAGATATTCCCGACGAACTTATCGACGATGATGTTTACTACAATCATTCCGCATCGGGGGGCGGAAGCGGCGGCGGCGGTGGATACGATATCGGCAGCGGTGCAAAAATAAAAACGCTGACCAAGAGTCTCCGCGATTTCCATAATTTATACGTGAAGCGCAAACTTATATTAAGTGTGGCGAAACCGGGAAATACACTCATCGATTTTGCGGTCGGGAAAGGCGGTGACTTACCGAAATGGATTGCTGCGAAACTCGGGTTTGTATTTGGGGTTGATTATTCCAAGGACAACCTAGAGCATAAATTCGACGGTGTATGTGCACGGTATTTGGATATTAAAAAGACGAAACATAATATTCCGGCTGCGGTATTTATCCACGGTGATAGTAGTAAAGAGATGCGAACCGGTCAAGCAGCGATCAGTGAACGATACCGGTTGATTACCCGCGCTATATTTGGTGAAGGCGCCAAGGATGCGAGCCTATTAGGTCGAGGAGTTTATCCGCATTATGGTCGTGCAGTCGACGGGTTTGATATTTGCTCAGTCCAGTTCGCCGTTCACTACTTCTTTGAGAATATTATGAAACTTCATACATTCCTTCAAAATGTATCCGAGTGTACGAAATTAGGGGGTTATTTCGTCGGCACGTGTTTTGACGGTGTTCGCATCTTTCAGACGTTATCGCGGTTAGATAGCGGCGGTGAAATCAGCGTTATGGAATCTGTGCAGAGCAGTGGAAATAGTGCAGAAGGCAGTGAACCGAGGAAAATATGGTCGGTTTGTAAGAAGTATCACCAGACGGAATTTGAACCGGATAGCAGTAGTATTGGATATGAAATCGAGGTGTTTCAGGAGTCAATCAACAAAAATACGCGCGAATATCTCGTGAATTTCGAATATTTGACACAATTATTAGAGAATTACGGGTTCGATTTGGTTTCACCAGAAGAGGCTGCGACGACATTGACATTGCCGATGACCGATGGAACGGATACATTTGACGGGATGTTTCATGAGATGGAGATTGAGTGTAAGCAAAAAATGCAACAGCAGTATTCACGTAGCGAATACGGGAATTCACGTAATGAATATGGGTCGGCACTCTTTATGCGTCCGGAGGAAAAGCAGATCTCATTTTATAACCGGTATTTCATATTTCGCAAAAATCGTAATATAAATGCGAAGCATCTCAAGAGTAGTTTCCTTACGTACGCTGGATTACAAGAGGAACAAGACCGTGACCGTGACCGCAGTGACCGAAGCGACCGCGGTGTAGTAGACGAATCAAGCGAACAAATCGCATTGGATAAAATCGCACGCGCATCTGTTCCGATTGATGTTGCATCAAAACCGGCTATTGCTGCACATATTATTAAAAGTCGCGTTGATCAAGACGTAGGTACGAGTACGAGTGTGGGCGTCCGTAAAACAATCAAAGTCAAATCAGCAGCCACGAAAAAGGCGGAGACTGAAGCAGCTGCAGAAGCAGCAGTCGAAGACGCCTCAGCACCAATAGAACAGATTGAAAAGACGATAAAGAAGCGAACGAAGAAGGCAACCATTATTCAAGATACACCGGCGCCCGCACCTCCCGCTAGTCCAGTGGCGAAGAAAGCACCACGTAAAAAGACGGAAAAGACCTCGAGCGAGGCGACCGCAACGACCGCGACAAGTGCTGAAAACAAGAAAAAGACCAAGAAAAAGGCCAGCGGTGGATCCGATGAGTAGAAAATCAACTTATAACGATTTTATATTATTATATAATTACCTGTATTCAGGATGTTTAAAAAATCGCCAAAGAATAATTACTTTTTTAATAAAGACTCCCTCGCAACTGCGACCACCCCACTGGTGTTAGCTGCCGTGTCATCGGCATCGTCGTCGTCGTCGTCGCATAATCTAAATATCGGGTTGTGCTATTATAATCATTTCAATCTACCGCAAGTCGGGTTATGTTATGATACATCATCTGGGAATTATATTCCATTGAAACTATCGGTTCAATATAATAATATAATGGGTCCGTATGTATCCGCCTCAGTGTATTCGCATTTATGCGATATTAAAGAACAGATCGAAAAATACCAAGAACAATGGGATAATATCAAGAAGTTTACTAATCCGTATGAATATATACATACTAATGTGGCGGGAAATAAAACGAATATCAGCAAATTGCGACCATTATCTAGGTCATTCTATAAAATGATTGAGATTATGACAGCCAACGGAATATTAAACAATCCGCGAAGCAGCAGTGAATGCCGACCAGATGACGTCTCGAATAAATATCCATTCTCATCAGTTCCAGATTTGAAAATGGGAATCAATACATTTCATTTGGCGGAGGGACCGGGTGGATTTATTGAAGCAATTTCATATCTTCGCGGTTCCGAATACATTAAAGTCCGTGCGAATGGCGAGTCTGCGTCGGCGTCGGCGTCGTCAGCATCGGCAGCAACGCCAGTAGGGGTCCAAATATTGAAAAAGAATACCGAATTTCACGATGAATATATGAAAGAAATGGAACATATGAAACTCTCACGGCGTATATTTGAATCATCAAAACAATCTGGTGAATTCCATGACCGAACGGGTATGGTCGCCGGCGCTACCGCCGCCCCACTTCATCCTCCTATTTACGGAAATGACCGTTACTATGGTATGACTCTTGTAAATGACGACCCTATATGTCCTGGATGGAAGAAAACACGCACATTTTTAGAACATAACCCGAATGTTATTATTGAAACCGGGGCGGATAAAACGGGAAACTTAATCTCGTTGGAAAATTTCCGGTACTGCGCTGAAAAATATAAGAATAAAATGGATATCGTAACTGCCGACGGCGGGTTTGATTTTTCGGTGGATTTCAATAATCAGGAAAATATCGCCACGCAACTTATATTATCGGAGGTATTTTATGCACTCGCTCTTCAGAAACAAGGCGGTACATTTGTATTAAAAATATTCGACATATTCCATAAACCGACGATTGATATTCTGTATTTACTGTCGTATTATTATACGAATGTCACCATAATGAAACCATATACCAGTCGTGTTGCGAACTCTGAAAAATACGTTATATGCCAGGGATTTAAAATCGCGGATTCGACACAAATCATTCAACAATTCTGCGAGATTTTTCCTTCGATTATGACGCCGGTCGCAATGGACCAGGACCAGGACCAGGACCAGGACCAGGACCAGGACCAGGACCAGGACCCCTGCAGTAGTACGTCAATGTCGTCCTTACTTCCTATAGAACATGACCTTTATTTCTTGAATAAAATCGAGGAATTAAATGCGATGATTAGTTATCAACAAATAGAGAATATCACATCTACACTGGCGATCATAACAAATCATAAGAACGCTGAAAAACTAGAACAGTATAAAAAGACAAATATCGGCAAATGTATCGCATGGTGTGAGCATTACGGTATCCCATATCATAAACAAAATGTGCTACTACAGGCGACGAATATCTTTCTCCACCGACCGTGACCGGGTATATACGATAAACTGGTCTAAATATAATGTATGAATATGTATTATCCAGGTAGTATACATATTATGCAAAACACTCTACAATTCATCGTCGGAAATATTAAAAAACCGAAAGAACGTTTCGAGACGATTTTAGAACCATTACAGGCCGTACTTCAAATCGGGTTACTTTCATTTTATCCGATTGGCAGTAAACTGGCGATACATAACAATATACTTACCGTCCAAGGACCTGGATATACTCAACATGTTAGGCGTTGGTATAATAACGATAAAAAAGAGGACGTATTTTATTTGTATAATGTGTTTTCACGGTTTCATAAATTTTATAAACATGTGTTGGATGACACTACCCCCGGTGGGGGTGGCGCGGGTGCGATCACAGGTGCGAGCGAGAATAGGAAACTCTTTTTGTTATTGATTGAACTGGCGAAAGGCGGTATTAACAATCTTACACGAACGTATAACCAAACCGATAAAATCCATATTCTTCATACACTTCAAATGTATAAAGGGATGTTGGATAATCCAGAGTTGGTTCGTAGGTTAGGTGGCGGTGGCACCTCAACGAGTAACACTACTCACGACGCTGATACGGACGCCGACGACGGCGAAACGATGCCGCGCCAGTTTCCATTGAAGGTCCGTGGAGCGTCGGCAGCATCGTCGCCTATTCTGCGACCTCTAGTGACGCCTTCGGCAGGTGCGGGAGGTGGCGGTCACGTCCCCATCGACACTCTTGTAGATAATAATATCGACGGGATTTTTGTCAAAATTACAGATTTGTATTCACAAGAGGATTACACGATTATTTATCATACGCTCATTAAAATCCAGAGTGACGCACAATATTATATGAATTATATTGATGGTCTCAATAAAATACTGGAACCGGTGAATATTCGCATCAAAAAATGGATTGATGACAATATTGTGTTCTAGCGCCCCGACACTTGTGTCGGGTCAATCCATCTCCAACTTCACCCAACACGGAATATAAGGCGCATTCGATAATTCGCCTTTTATTTTACGAGAGAATTCGGGAAACGGGATTTTGATTTTTGTATCTTCGCCGGTTTTCACATACTGGTTCAAGACTTTATAGAGTTCACGGATGGCGGGATAAGAAACATTCATTTGGAGTTCGGTGAGTTTCTCGATAATGGGGCGGATTTGGTCTCGGCGTTGCTCTTGGGTTCGTTCAGTGGCGTGTTGCTCTATTTGTTGTTTTTTCTTTAAGTTCCGTTTCCAGTGTTTGCCCTTACCAGCGCCGGCAGCATTGCGTGTATTATTCGCGGGAGTGTCGGCGGCGGAGGGGTCGGTAGCGGTCGCGTCGGTGGCGACGGCGGCGTCGGCATCGGAAGCAGCAGCAGGCGCTGTGGCCTGAATATGAATATCCTCCATATCCTCAGGAACAAGAAGGACTTCTTGACGAAGTGCGTCTTCATACTGTGTATCAGGTGCGTTTTCTTTATCTGATTCACGTGTCACCAACTCGGCAATCTCGGCAGCAGCATTTACATCCATCGACATCGTAGAACCCATTTTATGTATTACTATGATAATATTTACGGTAAAAATACGTTTATACTTATTCATCGCATTTAGGCTAAAACACCACATCAAAGTCGTCACTATACATTTTATCGCTTTTCGTGATATCAAACACCTCACGAAACGTCTTACTCCGCATCAGGGGTACATTGGTTCGTATTTTCAAGTCAAGATGAGGGTTGGTAAGAACCTGGACGAGGATTTCACGTCGATTCGCATACTGCCGGTTCTGGATCGCATAATACGTATAGAAATGTTGAAATGACATGGCGCGAATATGATCACCAGACAATAATACAGATGCGACCGACGACGACGACGACGCCGACGGGGCGGCGCTGCTGTCACCCAAGACATTCGCCGCATGAAACCGATGAAGGGCGTCCTCGCATACAGCCAACCCAGTTACATCCGCCAGATTTTCAGATAACGAGAGATTTCCATCAATGACGAACCCGTATTTTTTACTGATTGTCTCATATTGTTTCCGAATACCGGCAATTTTGCTCTCATATTTCGCTATATCACCGCGAGTCCACCAGTTTTTAACAACACCTTTACAATCAAATACGCGGGACTGGGCTTCGTGTAATGCATGAGAGATTTCATGACCGAATGTGAACCCTACCGACGCCAGGTCGTATTCATACCCACGCCCAAACTGGACATTCATACTATGCATATACGCGGTCGGAATATAAATACTGTTGGTTTGTGCGGTGTAATACGCATTTACAATATAGGATTGATATCCGGTGTGTTTCATTGTGCTCCAGTTAATCACATCGAGGTCTTCGGTTGAAAGCGCGGCCGTCATCGCCCCTGACCCAGAGGAATGTTTCGCAAGATACGCGGTCCATTGGACGCTCCGCTGAAGCAAATTACCCCATGCATCCTTCGGGTCGTATTTCAGATGTGTCGGGTCGGGTGCCGAGAGATTGGGATCGCCTACACGAAGTTCAATTGTATTCAGTTTTTTAAGTGCACCTTTCTTGGTGTGCGCCGACATCCATGCATTCCCCGTGATACGGGATTTATAGCATTCCAACATCGTATTTCCAATCTCTCGAACCTTTGAAACCATTTCTTCATTTTTATACCTCCGGGTGAACTCCTCCGTCATCGTCTTCGGGAACGCATAACCTAACCCTAATATCGGGAAATATTCTCTCGGAAAGTGTGTTTCTTTACCGCGGATAAGTGTATCATTGAAGTCAAGGTAAATCTGACGCCACTTGTCGTGGAAACAGATGAGTTGGCGCATATAAATGAAATACCAATAACTCTTCCATTTATCCGACGCCCACTCCTTTTTAAGGGTGCACATAACCATTTTTAAATACCCGACTTGATTCGCCACAAAATACCGCGGGATATTGTCGGGTTCGTACCCGATATGTTCGGCCATCTCCCGCCAATCAATGTCTGTAAGTTCAAGCGCATCCCCCGTGAGAACTCGCGTGGCGCCGCGATTATTGTGTTGATAATGCGGTGATTTCAACCGGTCTTTAAGACTTGCACTACTTTTATCCGAATGACAGTCGCATTGTTTATGACGACTGTCATTGGACGAAGACGATTTCTTGGTTTTTACGCGATCGGGGCGAATATCGGGGTTTTTCGCGGTTTTATACATATTCGCATAATTCGAGTCGAAACGCATGTCTGTATTATTCATAAGATTCATTAATGAACACTCGATATCATAAACATCCTGGGCTTTTATATTATGGGTCTTTTCGTAATCATGACCTAAACATTTGGTAAATACTTCACCTATGAATTTCATAAATGCGCGAGTAATACGTCGTTTATATTCAATATATTCAATGGTTTTAGTTACTGGATTGCTGTTGCTGTTGCCGCCACCGCCACCCCCTGTCTGCGCTTCTTCCTGTCGAATAACTGTCGTATTACTCACATTCAAACGCACTCCGCGCATCTGTTTTTCAAGTATATTGTCACTTATATAAAAGCGATAGTCATACAATGATAGAGATGGGGCTGATATATGCGGTGTAATATGTTTCGGAGTGTATTCATCCGGAAACACCGACCAGACAACTGGAAGCGACCATTTTATCATTTCATTTTGGTTCATAACACCTAGGAATTTATATAGGTTGTTTTCCTGGATCATATTGGTATACATCTCGCAAAACCCGGCAATATACCCCAAAATAGGTTCGGGGTTCAAGTTCAAAAACGATGTATATATATTCTTCATTTCGCGGGCGATGACGCTCTTGCCACCGCCGTGACCGCCGTGGCCTTTGACGTAGTCATGATACATCTCAAGAACATTTTTATACATTTCATCTTGGATCAATTTGAAATTATCTAAAGGGCGAATATACCTTAATTCTCTCGGTAGTGTCTTTGGAACTTCTTTTATCCATTTATGATTCGCCCATAAATAGAAATTATTGCGTTGCAGATCGATGTCATGAGCGCGGTGGCGGACAGTTCGTTTGTGACGGCGTGTCGTGTCGTGGTCGTGGTGTCTGCGTCGTCGGTTATTATTATTATTATGTCGTCGTGTGTGTCGTCGTATTTTCGACGAAGACACCATTGACACGAATATATATATATATATTATACAGTAGTATAGATTATACAGTAGTATATATTCGTGATATTATTTTAACATAACCGATGAGGACGTTTCAGTGCACGACTGTATAAATTACAGTCTGGTTTGAATATCTTGCTCTTGATGAAGTAAGGTGCACCCATCGAGTCGCCATGATATCGCCCGGCGTTACCTGCGGCCACTCCATACGCCGACATAAACGACGCACCATTCTTCGTTATTGTTTCCAGTTTCAATCTCTCGAGACGTGTTCCGGCCGACACTGCACCTTGGACGCCATATTTCACATTATTGGGTTTATGTATAATCGTGGTGCGGCATTTGACGCTCTCATCAGCCGTGGCGTAAATTCTCTCGGCGTTACCGCAATTTGTTGAGTAAAATACCTGCGATCCCGTCTTCGAATTACTCGGATTGGTGGGGTTGCCATTAGGAAGGACGTACTGATTCGGTGTGGCCGTCATTTTTGAAAATGTTTGTTTTTGTTGGTAGGTCCGACACCTGGCTTGGAGATAAGACGCCGTATTTGAATGATAGGCGCGACTTACATTCGTATTTCCGCTTCTAACAATGCGTTTTTTGGGGTTGAACGAGAGATTTTTGGTTTCATATATACCTGTATTGATTTGGTAAGAACCAGGCGCACCGGGGACACCCACTTGTTTATAACCGGGGTTTTGAACAATTAAGTCGGGGGAACACTCACGCAGGAAGGGGCGGCGGATATCTTCAACTACGTAGTTTTGTTTGGAAGCGACACGGGCGTCGCAACCGCATGAAGTTCCTCTAAATACAATACCGCCTGGACGGTCTATAAACCCGATAGTAGGACGCGATTTATTAGTGGATGCAGGTGTAAGACTTTTACGCCAGTGCTTAATAGGTCTAGGTTTGAAATTCGACCGTTTGATGACGTCCTTTGTATTGGGGAAATTACAGCATTTCGCATCACGACCGAAATCATCGGGGTTACTTGCAGATACGGGACCATTGGTTGCTGGGCGGGTATAACCTGGATATATACTCCGCGTGGTGGATTGCTTTGTAGAACGGATCGCCACATTCGTAATCTTTCTAAAATTGAGAGGCCATGAAACGAAATTTTTACTCATTGATTGTGTTGTATAATTGAAATACTAATTATTCGTATATTACACCTTGATATTTTAATTTAGTATCTATATGTAGTAGTATAATGTTTGAATATATACAATTTTATACGAAAAACCTTTCGAATTTTACGGTCCTCTTGCTATTAGGGTTGATTATCGCGATAATGGATATAACTATACGAAAGGTTATAAAAGGTGTATATCTAAATGTACGAGAGAATATGCGATTAAAACACGGCGGTGCAGGAAAGGAGGGATTGGAAACAAAGAATGACTCTAAGACGACTAAGGGCGGTGCGGGCGGTGGGGGCGAGGATGATGGTGGCGCAGGCGGAGGAGGAGGCGACGGCGACGACCTTTGCCCAAAAGATTGTAGTGCCGTGGAATCACTACGGAAGCGCTTAACCACACTTATCGAAAACGCAACTAAACTACAGAATGATGTAAAGGCGAATAATGATATAATTATGACACAACAAAGAACAATAGATAATATGCAACGCGCCGTTCAGAAATTAGTAGAAACCAAAAATAAAAAAAAGTAGTCTAATACTAGTAGTAACCCGCAATGATATTCGGTTCATTCATACACGGTGACGATAATGTATTTAGGACGACTGTTAATGACTTTGTAAATGACACTAAAACACACCCAATCGTAAAATATAAAGCATTTATTGGCGTATTTCTACTTGTTTTATCCGGAGTGATTATATTAGGATTATTACACACTGACCGGATTTTCGAGCATAGCGCCTGGCGACACTTATTCATTCCAGTTTCAGAAATTCGGGATAAATATGCCGATATAACCGACGACGACGAATACAACCGATTGTTTAATTATAGTTATTCGGATCGGGATCGGGGGGAGGGGCGGAGTAATAATATGTCCGGAGCATCCGTTTTCCGTAAGGCAATCGAAGGATTTGACGGAAAAGTAACGGACAAAAAGGGGGCGTTTGTATCAGCTGATGTAAAAGGTGCCGAAAAAGCGTCGGCCACTAAAAAGAAAACACCTTGCGCTACAGATTGTGGTCAATATCTCGATATTAAAGGTCAAATAAACACACTTTCTAAAATGGTTGACGCCGTAAAAGACCAGAAGGATCTTATAAAACAGATTTCTGATGGGTTACAGGGTCTTGGAAAACAAATAAAAGATCTTAATAAATCACTTTCGCCTGGCGGGCAAGTGAAAATACAATTATAATCGATCAAATCAAATTGTAATCGGGATATTATAATATCTACTATCTATAACAGTTATTTACTATGTCGAACTCCAGTTCTAAAATGTCATTTTTAGGAGAGTCATATGACTATTGGAAACGTGTAAAACAACCAAGTGAAATGAATATGTCGCCGGGGTTTTCGTTAGATACTCTGTCGGATAACGTTGATGGTCTTCTTTCTTATGTTGAAGTTCTTGTTTCAGGAAAGGGTAATGCGAGTGTCACTGGAAAACCGCTTGGAAATAAGTTTTTTCTTGAAACAACCGGCAAATGTAGTGCAACAAATATTGAGAAATGGCAAAAGGAACGCAAAGAAGATGAAGATTGGGAAAATGCATATCAAGATGTTTTTGATAAAGAAGGCGCCCAAAAAATAACCGAAGATGAGGCAACTAAAATGAAAAATGCTCTTATTGATCAAAAGAAAAAGATTGATGATGGGCGCGAAAAAGATAAGAAACTTGTAGTACGGTATATTTATGTGAATAATATTCCTGATGGTTCCATCCCGTTTATCGCAAGTGGTGCTGACGGAAGTACATTTAAAGACTTGCGTGGTTTAATCCCTGGTGCTATGGGGAATTTAGGTGCTTTAAATCCGATCCCCCTATTTAAAGCATTTACGGCCGGAACATATCCTGACTGCGCCGAGATTACATTACAGACAGTTAATAATAATAATAATAAAAATAACGAAACTCGATATTTGGCGTTAGTTGATGTTGTCGAACTGAATCCGTGCTTATTTTCAGATAAAAGAAATCCGGCAAGTGGGGAGAGATGTCGAGGAAGTGAAGGGTTTGATAAACTGATGAAAGAAAAAACACCGGATATATATAATAATAAGAACCAATACATGCTTGTCTCTGAAAATGGCGAGTCGACAGGTATATATGAAACAGGGAGTTTAGCTGGTTCTTCCGGAGTGGCGTATCAAACAACAGAACGTAGCCCCCTTTCTTATAATGTGGATACCAGTAAATCATCGCCGATGACTGAACTATCATTTGCGAAGTTTGGACCTGATTCCGCACCCGATCTTTCTACCAAAGATGTTATTGAAACACACAATTCGCATATTTCATCGTTTTTTAAAAATGACCTAGAGACAATCCGTGAAGACGGCACATCTGGTTCGGACGCGAATGGATATGACGCCATATTGTCGAAATTGTCAAAATTAATTAAAAGTATAGGTGCGGACGGACACGGAGGTGGAGAGGATCTATCCGATATTAAAGGGGATACAATGTCGCAAATATATTACTACAGTATTACACTCATTATGTTTTATTTACTGTATAAAATACTATACTCTAAAAACAGGCGTTAATAATATAAACTGAATGCGCGAAGCACGCACGCACGATATGGTTTATATTATTATGATGATTATTATGACGATGATCACGATGATCACGATGATTATTTATTGAGATTATTCCGTAACGTCTGATGGCGATTACGACGCTTATGATGGCGATGCGTCTTGTTTTTACGCATATTTTGGACGAAATGATTGCGACCACCACTAAATGATGCATTGTTATCAGAAGGAGGTGCTTCGGGCGGTTGCACCTCCTTATTTTCTTCCGTATTGCCGACATCACCTTCAGTCGAAGAAGATGCCGAAGGTTCTGGTATTTCTTGTATTGTTGATGCGGATTCATCGACCGCAGATTCGTCAGCACCAGTTGAATCGGCGTCAGATTCAGATTCACTTCCTGATTCGGAACCAGAACCGGTTTCGGATTCCGAACCGGAATCGGCGCTCTCGATTGGCGGAGCATCACCCTCGATTGGCGGAGCATCACCCTCGGTTGGCGGAGCATCACCCTCGGTTGTCGGAGCATCACCCTCGGTTGTCGGAGCATCACCCTCGGTTGTCGGAGCATCACCTTCTATTGGCGGTTCTGGTGCAGCATCGGCACCTTCTATTGGCGGTTCTGGTGCAGCATCGGCATGAGGTACATCTACCGGCTCGGGTGCTAGTGCGGGTTCGGGTGCAAGCATGGGTTCGGGTGCGGGCGCAGCAGGTTCTTCATCATCGTCATCTAAACCAAGTCCAACAATCGGAAAGTTATTCTTGTCAGCGTGCTTTTTTAAGTATATTTTCAATTGCTTCAATGAACCTTCAATCGCAAAATAAGAAGCCAGTATATTTGAAAAATCTGTATTATCCTTGGATGCGGATGGTTCAGTTTTACTCTTTTTTTCTTTATATTTAATCTTCAAATTATCATATTTTGTGCGTAAATTTTCCATTTTATCAACAATCAATTTGAAATCGTCATCATTATCGTCATCGGATGCGTCATCGGATGCGTCATCGGATGCGTCATCGGATGCGTCATCGGATGCGTCATCGGATGCGTCATCGGATGCGTCATCGGATGCGTCATCGGATGCGTTGTCAGTGTCATCATCACCTGCGTTATTGTTATCTGCAGAAGGTGCAAGTCCTACAGCTGCTTTCAAACTATCAATCATCGACTTTTTTGGGACCGCGGGTGGTTCAGGTGCGGCTACCGGGGCGACTACAGGTGCGGCAGCAGCAGCAGTTGCGGCAGCGTCACCTACGGATACTGGAGGTGTTGCCGATGTAATACCCAGTTTTTGTAGAATTGTTTCTTTAGGTGCTTCTTCAGTTTTTTTCGGCGCTTCTATTGCACCAAGATCAACTTCGCCTCCTTCGCCTCCTTCGCCTCCTTCGCCTCCTTGACCGTCTTTGTTTTCTACCGGCGAACTTGAAGTGATACCTAATTTTTCTAGTAATGATGGTTCAGATGCAGATGCAGGTGCTTCGGGTGCTTCTGGTGCTTCTGGTGCTTCGGGTGCAGGTGCTTCTGGTGCAGGTTCTTTTTTGTCTCCTCCAAAAATACCATCAAGAAATCCTCCACTGGGTGCAGGTGCAGGTGCGGTAGCAGTGTCACCTCCTCCTCCACCACCCGTTTGCCGTTGTTGCCGTTGTCGATTTTGACTATTTTGTAGATTCGCATATTTACTTGTTATACTTGATACACTCGGCATTCCTAGTATCTAAAATTGATATGTAATCCTGATTGTAATGTTGCTATACTATTATAATAATGCGATTTTATAATTAGACTATTTACACCGTTGAATATTTAAATCCTGCACAGCGGATATAAACTTCAACAGAGATACCAGTAATGTTTAAATAACGGGACACTAAAGTGTTCCGTTTTAAATGTTCGCCGGTATATATAAATCGTATAAATATAATTATTATGATTATATTTATTATTTTGGGCGTGACTACTACCTAAATTAGAACTTGATGCGCTTGTGAAGTTCAAGAGCAACGAGACCACCAGCAATCTGGGCGAGGATGTAAGGAACAACATCCGACATGGGGATCTTTCCAGCGGCAGCCATCATAACAGTGACTGCAGAGTTGAAGTGACCGCCGGAAATGTGGCCTCCAAGCATGATCGCAATGGCTAAAGCCGCACCGATCGCGATAGCGTTGCCGGTGGCGATAATGACATAGAGGAAGAAAACGGATCCAATGAACTCAACAAGATACTTATTCAACATTTTGTAGCGCGTTATACAATAATTTAATAAAAAAAAGTTTATCCTAAAGACATCCATTCGTCCGTTCGTCGTTCGTCGTCCATCATTCGTCGTTCATCGTTCGTCGTTCATCGTTCGTCCATCGATTATTTCCCCGAGTGAAATGAATGATTTGCACCCTTCTTGGCCGGCGCAACACACCCACCCGAACGACAACGACGCAGCGCCTCTTTTTGAACTTGAAGAACTGGACTTTTAAATGTCAATGTATCGCCTAAAGGCGTATGGGTCGAACTGTATCCAATTGAATGAATACGCCTAGATTGTATATATGAAGATGAATCGGTGGATGTATATATCTTCGTTTTCTTATTCATGATGGCGTTGTATTTTGTATCATCTGCACCAACCGCACCGGCCGTGCGGAGATAAGATGCACGGTTCATAGCGAATAAAGTGTCGGACGCTGAAGGACCAAACTGTTCCGGCATTGATATCGCACGATTTGACATTGTATACGAGTGTTTACGAGTGAGTATATTATGATATTGTGATAAAATATTAAAATATTTATCAAAATATGCGTAGCGAGTCATGCGTCGCGACTTTTAACGGCGAATCGCACGTATAGCCGACTGGGCTGCATTATTCGCACCACCAAACCCGGCGTCATTATAGTTGCGGTTGACGGCCATCTGCTTACGAAAACGGATATAGTCAGAACTATCGTAGACGTATTTGGTGTTACAAGTTGAGGATGGAATACCGGTGGCATCGGGTTGTGCATGGACCCCACCGGCTAAACCACGCCAACCAGAAGTAATACTCTGCTTAGCGGAAGTGACCTGGTTTGAACCACCGGAAGTGTAATTTTGACGGGAAAGATAGTCACCGGCGTTATTCACGACGCGAAAAGGGGTTGCTGCGGGCGCACGTCCGCCGTATTTCTTGCTCGCGCCTAGACCGTTCCACGCATTACGAAGCATAAAACGGGTAGTTTCTAATTCAGAGCTGCCCTTCAGGGTTCCATTTGAAACAGGATGAGGGGAGATGCCCTTGACGCCACCGCCTAAAGAAAAAGAAAAATTCATTCGGTTTGATTGATTGATTGTGTATAATATCGATATAATATTATGGGATATATTATTCTAGATTTATTGGGTGGTGATTAATTTGTTTTGTATTGTTGAAAATCTCGTTTGTTATTTATAGCATTAAAAATAGCGGTAGCCACCGATTTATCATATGAATCATTATATTTGGTCCCGTTAATAACCAACATAATACGCCCATATGGTTTATCATCTAGAAAAATGTAAACGAATCTTTGAGTTAGACCTTGACCACCTGGAGGTTCAGCTATAAAAAAATCTATCTTTTTATTATCAATCGTAAATGAAGCCGGTGATATCCTGTTTACATTGTTGGTAGTTATTTTGTCTACCGTTAAAGTTGCATTATCATAATTTGTTATTGTTATTCCATTCACCATCGCATCAACCGTGCCATCTCCGCCTCTCTGTATTTTGCGTAAACGCCGCACGCGACCATGACGCACACTCGCCCGTTTATGTTGACGTTGTCGTCGTCGTCTTGTCTGTTTTTTCTTATATGTCTTCACCATATCCACCGGATGTCCCTATTATATATAGATTGATTATATTTCACGGCATCGCTTATTACTACAAGCGTCGGAGTGGAATGCGGAGTCGAGCAACGCGAGACGAAGTACGGAACGACGAACAATCAAGTCATAATCCTCGGCGCCACATTCATCGTCGCCAATTCTTGAAACAGTAATTTGCACGCATACGGGATCTGGACCAGTGCAAAATCCGCACGGTTGTCGCATGTCTTACAGAAGTGAATACTCCGTTCCTCATTATATGACGCGATAATCCCGCATTTGCGACATACATGGACTTCGTATTTGTCCGAGCAGTCATACATACGTCCCCGCGTAAAGCGAGACGCCCCGTGAGCCACCATCGCATCACGCTCCATCTCACCAAAACGTAATCCACCATCACGACTACGACCTTCCGCGGGTTGGTGTGTGAAATTCACCATCGGTCCAATCGAACGACTATGCTGCTTGTCAGCAACCATATGTTTCAACCGCTGGTAAAACACTGGACCGATGAAGATATCCGATTTGATTTGTTCACCCGTCAGTCCATCATACAGAAGTTCATTCCCGTTCATTTCAAACCCGACCTTGAGAAGTTCCTTGCTAATATCTTTAATATCATACTCGCCAAACGATGTTCCATCGCCGAATAATCCTAAATTCACAAGAAGTTTCCCCAAAAGCGTCTCTTTCAATTGCCCGATTGTCATACGCGATGGAATGGCGTGAGGATTGATAATAATATCGGGTCGGATTCCTTCCTTCGTAAACGGCATATCACGCTCTGGAATGATGTTTCCAATCGTGCCTTTCTGCCCCATCCGACTGCTCACCTTATCACCAATCACCGGTTTACGGAATGCACGGACGCGGACTTTACAGAATAAGTATCCTTCACCATTGCTGTCAATATAACTCTTATCCACATAACATTCTTCTGATGTATGGTAAGCGCGACTGATGTCTTCGTATTTCACGACCTTCGTCGGGTCATTTCGGTTGTCTTTGATCGGCACGACCTTCCCCATAATAATATCGCGGTTCTCAATGAATGTATTTGCTGGCATAACACCGCGTTGGTTCAACTTGTCATAATTTCCGAACTTCATTCCCTTGGTTTTGGAGGGGTCCGGATGGCAGCGGATTTCCTCATCACCGTTGATTTTCTTGTCCTCGTCCTTCTCTGTGTGGTAAATCGTGGCGGAGAACATCCCGCGGTCGATGGCGCCTTGATTCACGAGGACTGAATCTTCCTGATTGTATCCGGTATACGACATAATGGCGACGATGAGGGGTGCGCCGGAGGGGATTTCCGCGAGTTCAATCATCTGCATCAGGCGTGTATCCACGAGGGGGCGGTGAGGGTATGTTAGCACATATGCGGTCTTATCCATACGGCGGTGGTAGTTGGTGACGTAGATGCCGATGGCTTGCTTGCCCATGGCGCATTGGTAAGTATTCCTAGGCGCCTGATTATGCTCTGGGAACGGAATACACGACGCCAAAATCCCGAATATAGTACTCGGATGAATCTCGCAGTGTGAATACCGATAAATATACGGATCCATCGTGTTCTGTTCATTACGATACAAGTGCTTTGGACGCATCGCAATCATACTCAACGACTGCTCATCTGGGTCGATATACTCAATAACGCCGTGACTTGCGCTACCGTCGGTCGCGTCGATCGCTCCGTCGTTCGTACTCGCACTCCCTTCGCTCGCGCTCGCGCTCATATGCGTCAGCAAATCATCCCATTCCAATTCACGCGACGCAATCCCCTGAAACATTTCCCGCGTGATATACAGGTCGTTCGTCTCCGGATTCACAAGAAGCAGTGGTCGCATCAATCTCCCCGCATCATTACAGATGCGAATCTCTGCATTCGGGTAATCAAACACCACAGACGTGTAAATATTGATAACCCCGCGTTGCTTCTTCAACTTGAATTCGGAATACAAACGAACCGGGTCCCTTGTAATACCAACCCAAATACCATTTACAAACACTCGAACTTGATTATACGTATCGCACGGGGTAAGGGTCTCAATCCGCTCAATATATTCATCAATATGTGTATGAAGCGACACTGGGTTGCTGTGGATTGTGACATGTGTCATATAACTGATATTCTTGACGACGCCGATACTACCGCCTTCAGGCGTCTCTGCGGGACACAGAAACCCCCACGATGTATTGTGCAATTTACGTGGCGGGATCAGTTTGCCACTCTTGTCAATCGGTGTATTGATACGACGCAAGTGACTCAGGCTCGATGAATAGGTAAGACGGTTCAACACTTGTGCGACGCCGACCTTGTTACTGGTGAGACTCTTGATTCCGAAATCGCCTGTCGACAGGGCGCGTTTCAACCCGTTCTCAATCGTCGTTGATTTGATGATTTTATACATATTCGTGTCATTGACGATATTCAGGTAGTCTTCCGTTGAACGCCAAGATCCCGTATTGATTTCGCGAACAATCTGTTTCGACATATCCTTAACGAGTTTGTTGAAATAATTGCGGAATAGATTATTCAATAGTGGTCCTGTCAAATCCACGCGCTTATTCAAATAGGAGTCGCGGTCATCCTGTTTGCTGATTCCAAAGAACGCACGAAGCAGTTTATGCGCCATATAACCCAGGAAGAATATCCGCTGTTTCCCCGTATTACAATGAGGGAATAGATCATTGTTAAGCACTTCCAGAGCAAATTCACGCTTTTTCATCGCGCCGGTATCTTTATCCATATTGATTGGCGTAAATATCACTTGGGAGATGACGTATCGGACCGCGTCTTCTTGGGTCATAATATGGTTGGCGTCGATGATGGACGCCTGAAGAGCCTCCAACATTTTGGTTTTATTGTCGTCACCCGCGCTCGCGCTCGCACTCGTACGTATTTGATATACTATATACTCGCAAATCTCGCGGTCTGACATTACGCCAAGTGCACGAAATACGATAAACAGGGGAATCGGTTGCTTCATACGCGGGATTTGTATGACAAGGGGGTGACCGAACCCATTTTGTTTCGTAACTACCATCATATTGATCTGCTTCGGTGAAATGCATTTGCTGTCTGGGATGGACTTAATTTCCGCGACCCATAACCACTTGTTGTTGTTTTTCGCGACATTATAACACACAACGCGATTTTCGGCTGCGCGTTCCTGACCAAGGACCGTCTTTTCACTTCCATTGATGATGAAATACCCGCCTGCATCGTGTGGGCACTCCCCCGTAACGTTGTGATCGAGATGATTGTGCTGCGTCAATACGCAAATACTTGATTTCAACATAATCGGCAACTTCCCAATTTGGACTTTTGGGAAATTCTTGTGAATGATTGTGGATTGGTTGGCACTGGTTCGCACAATATACTTGATATTCATGTCAACTGTCATCATTGCTGCGTATGTGAAATTGCGAAGTCGCGCCTCTTGCGGAAACATGATCTTGGTTGCGCCCGTATTTTCATGGATTTGGGGGCGATACAGATACAAATTGCTGAATGAAACTTCAACTTCAAGACGGTGTTTTTGCATTTCTTTGTCATAATCTTGGTCGGATACGATACGCACCGGGTTGAACATATCGACCGTGCGTTTCAATTGAACGTTGACCATATCATTATACGACTCTATTTGATGTCGGACCAGTTGGTCCAAATGTTTTCCTTGAAAATATGAACCAATAAGCATCCATGGTTCTTCAATATAAGTTCCGATTCGATCTTTTATTTTCTGCGAGAGCAGTGTTTCGGCATCTGACTTGGGCGTGACTACCGGTTCGGTCGACGCTGCGTATTTTGAATAACGAGGATTCATATTTTCATAACTTGGGGTTTCTGGTTCTACGACGGGTTCTGCTGCCGCGACGGGTGCAGCTGCCGGAGTTTGCTTTTTGACTAATTTAGGCATTTGAGATTTGACCACGTATGTATATCCGGGGTAAAACTATATTACAGATCAATTTATTTTTATATCGTTATAACGTTATGATGATGAAATCCTAATTCTATCTCGTAAACAGATATAAATATTCATTTTGATATTATATTACATCTACCTTGTTGTGCAAACATCGCAACAATGTCAAACATCGTCAATGTCAATGCCAATAACAATAATATTCCGCCAAAAAGACCGAGAAAACGTAATCGATGGTGGTATCATAATCGTGCGCCATCAACTCCCGAAAATACCGATAGTAATAAACACCAAAAAATAGACACGACGCCCTTGCCGCCGTTGCCGACGACCCGATTAAATCTCGCGAATGAACGACTCGCGAATGAAAAACAGGTGGCGAATATGGAAAAACAGTTACATGAATATTTTCATAAGACAAGCACAGCATATACGTATATAGATGATACTGGTGTATATAAATTCGCCCCGGTCGTACCTCCACCTCCACCACTGCAGCAGCAGCCGTCTTTAACCGTGAATCCATTTATGAATTTGACATTTAATCCATTTGTTCCATCTAACTCTACAGCACAATTATCTTCTTTATTTTCAATACCGTTATGTGGTGCATCACCATTTAATACAGTCGTCGCGCCGCCTGTCGCTCCCGTCGCTCCCGCACCCGAAATAAAAGATGTGTTTATAACCGAAGAGATCAATCATATCGATGACCTTATCGCATTATGCGATAAATATCCGTTATTGGATACTGTAAAATACAATATTAATATGACGGCAATTCACGCCATACGCGAACCTTTAACCGACTTGACAAATATGATTGGTATGGATACAATTAAAAGGACGATAGTTGATCAAATTCTTTATTATTTACAAGAACTTCACATTCCGGTTGTTAAAAATGCGGGTTCGTCACCGCCACCACCACCGCCGCCGCCGCCGCCACCGCCACCTTCGCAACCGTCATTTAATCCATTCTCGGATCCGTTTATGTTCGCAGATGCCGGACGGTGTGCACCTCCACCATTATTTGATTTCAAAACATTAAATCAGAGAATATCCGAAAGCATCAAAAAAAAGATGTGTGAAAACACCGAATCGAATACGGATTTTACAGCACCTACAAAGGGCGATTTTATGCACACGGTCATATATGGTCCGCCTGGTTCAGGTAAAACAGAAGTTGCGAAAATAATTGGACGGATTTTCAGTAATCTCGGTATATTAACCAAGAAAACATTTAAGAAGGTGAGTCGCAATGACCTTGTTGCAGGATATTTAGGACAAACCGCAATAAAAACGAAAGATATTATCAAGGCGTCGATAGGTGGTGTGCTTTTTATCGATGAGGCCTATTCTCTCGGAAATTCGGAGAAAAGGGATAGTTTCGCGAAAGAGTGTGTGGATACGCTGTGCGAGGCGTTGAGTGAACACAAACATAATTGGATGGTAATTATTGCCGGGTATGAGAAAGAACTCAATGATTGTTTTTTCAGTTTAAATGACGGTCTTAATTCGCGATTCACATGGCGGTTTAAACTTGATAGCTACAAACCGGGCGAATTGAAATCCATTTATGAAAAACAGGTGCGGGATTTTGGTTGGACGGTTTCTGCAGTGTCTGATGGACACGGACACGGACACGCATTATGCGATGAGTGGTTTGCCGCACATATGGATTATTTTACAACATATGGTCGTGATATGGAAACATTATTTACGAAGACAAAAATTGCGCATAGTCGTCGGGTATTTGGTCGACCGAATTCAACTAAAACTGAGATTACGATGACTGATTTAGAAAATGGGTTCAAATTATTTATTGAAAACCCGGAAGTGAATGAACGAAAAGAACGTGGAAGTGGTGGTTCTTATATGAAAACACTTTATTTGTGATTCGATTCCATTCGATTCGATTCCATTCCATTGTAGTATCTTATACAGTATATATAAGATACTTCATCATAAGATCGGTAGGTGTACGTTATTATACACACGTTATAATATTTATACAAATTATCATAATGAGCGATAGAAAAAGTATAACAATAAATTCTGACTCGTTGTTTGGTGGTGGAAGTAAAAAGAGCGCGACCAGACGAACGAAAGGCAGTACTAATCGGAGATTGCGACCAAGTTCAATTGTTCAACCAAGTACTCTTAAAAAGACATTACTCGAGAGAATTAAACAGCATCAAAAATTACGTGAACAAGGGCGTGACCGCGACCGTGACCGTGACCGTAAATCAGATAATGACAATGACAGAGTCAAGGACGCGGTCCAAGTCCAGTCCCGGTTGGCACTGGACAATAGTAGTTCTTCTAAGGAAGCACCCAATGCGGAGTCATCATTTACACAATCAATGGATTTCTTACGGAAATTAGCGTTAAAAAAACGACAGAATGCGACACAACGGAGATCGAGTGAGTCTATGATGATTGAACAAGCAAAGACACCTGAAGCCAAAATGTTGAATCAGGTGGCGGATACATTACATAATGGAGAAATTATTACAAATACGGGATTGATTGGATTGCCAATAATCAATACCGATATATCATCTATAATGAAACCCGTTATGGCGCCGGTGGCGCCAATGGGGATGCAGATGCAGATGCCGATGGTCACGCCGATGGCGTCAATGCCGATGGCACCTGAAATATCAAATTTACAATTTGGAATGATTCAGAATACATTGCCGACGACGACGACGTCGACGCCGCCGAATATAACCCAATTAGCCGACCTTTATAATTCAACAATTGCATCTTCGGATTCAAATACTAATTCCACCGCGAAGGACACGGATGATTTACCTATTCACGTTCCAGAGGAACCCGAGTCGTTTCTTCCATCTATCTTCATTAAAGAAGCGCCTCCTCACGGGTGTCTGAAAAATGGAACGAAACCGACATTTCGTGAATGGGCGAATAAATTGATTAATAAACCAGTGGAAACAATAAAGAATATGTTCGGCGGTGGCGATGAAGGGGGTTCTACGGCGTCGACGTCGACGTCGTCAGAAGTTACAAACGGCGTCGTCGGTGGAAGTGCTAGAAAAACGGTATCAAAACCGATTGATAATCCGGAAAATGTTGCAGGAATGCGTGTGAAAATCCGTAAAACTCAGAAAAAGAAATATCGTATTGGAAAACACGATGATGTTGTCGGTGTATTACTTAAAAATAAGGAATCTCAACGACATATTCAGAAACAGCATCTTGCATTGAAACAAAAAACAATAGGGGAAATACGTAAGCATTTATATGAACATCATTTACTTAAAATAGGTTCTAATGCTCCACCGGATGTTCTTCGTCGGATGTACGAAGACTCGATTTTAACCGGTGAAGTCAAAAACACAAATAAGGGGGTGTTATTACATAATTTTCTGTCGGGTGAATCGTAGCACCGTGGATCACTGAACGTTCGCTAACAATGCGTTTGGTTCGCGACTTGATCGCGGCACGCATTAACAATGCGTGCATATATAAACCGTATTCTCCGGCATCGAGTGCCCCGCCTCGTCGTATGTATTAATATTATTACCCGACGGAAACAACAAATCTTCCAGTGTACGTCCATGAATATGAAACTTCCGCGCTTTTTTCAAAAGAATCGGAATATCGCGTTGTTGGCGTTTTTGGATAAGATCATCATAAATATACTGAATCACATAATCAACCAGGTGTGTTTCCAATTGGATAAACATCGGGTCACTGCGTCCAATATTCCCGATTTCGCATGTATCTGATGCTGTGCCTCCTCCCCCACCCCCGCTGTGTCCGCCGCCACCGTAGCCGTGTCCACCGTAGCCGTGTCCACCGTAGCCGTGTCCACCGTATCCATTATTGATATTTCGGTTATTCCGCGCAATATCTTCGTTATAATAATCGTTTATCCGAATCGGAATATTGAATTTATAATTCCAGAATGTATCGCATGAAATTCGAACATCAAGTGTAATCATTGGTATATTGTTTTTACGAAAAGTGTCCATTGTCTATTATTATACCCGATAATAACGTGATACTTTTATATTGTATTATACCGCCTCGGGTGCGATCGTCGGACGATCGATACGACATAAAAAGAACACTATAGTATGATATATAATCCTAATAGGTAAAATGAATATCTGTATTCGAGACACGAGAACACGCGAATGGACCTCATCTGTGACCCGTCGTGGAAGCAATGAAGGGGGTGTATCGCCAGCAATACGCGACACGTATGCCGGGTATAAAGACCGCCCACATTATTATCAAGAGAAACCACATATCACCGGCGAGTATATCGTATATCGCCCCGACAACGACCCATATTTGCCGACCTATATCGCACGAACAGCAGATATCCCGGAATTAAACGATGGCACTGGTCTCGGCGCAGGGTTGGGTGTCGGAGCACGGAATAATCTCGCTAGTAATATAATCATTACTCAAGAAATTCACAATAGTATGGTCTCGGCTGCATCGTCATCAGTTACACCGATTATAGATATGAACGATATCTCAGTGTTTATTATTACGTCAATGGACGGCGCTGATTGGTTGCCATGTCGCGAGTATCAAGCGTGGGCGTATCGCGATTTTGTATATGACGAACACCACAATATAAAAAAGTCGTATATGTCGCCATATTCGTCGCATTCCGCGTTCAATAATACCGTTCTTGTCAATCAAATCGTTACGATTCCCGTTTCGAATATAGTGCCGAATATTGTGTTTAACATCTCTCGAAATGAAAATAATAGTGTATACTTCGAGAGAAATGATGCAACGGGATCTCGGGTCAGGATGTGTGATAATGAATATGCTCGGGCGGGATATCGCGGGTTTTATACACGGATTACGATGGACGTGGGAATTGTGGTCATACCTCCGCCTCCGGGGTGGGGAGGCGGTCCTGCTGTGCATTCAACCGCGCATCTCCCTGCACCCGAAGAAACCGACGACGAAGAACATCAGTGTATTCTATGTTTCAAATACCAAGTCAACGCGCGGTTCTCGCCGTGTGAACACCAGGTTTGTTGTTCGGCGTGTTATTCCAAGATGGCGAAAAATGAATGCCCGGTTTGTCGCGCCGCGATAACGCGGGTTATGAATATATAATGTCGTGCATAATCATTACTGTACGTTACTTACGCGTTGATATATATCCTGTAACGCTTCTTCTTTACTCTGTTTGACCGCGTTTCGCATTTGACAACACTGTCTCGGTGTATCAAACAGAAACACCGGCACATTATGCCTTCGCAAACGCGACAATTCTCGACGCGTTAGCGGGAGTGCATCTTCAACTATCAGCGCGGTCTGTTGAAACAGAATATTGGTATATTTCGGCGAAATATTACGCATCATATATGTAAAATAGGCGTGTTCATATTTAACGCGGGTCTTTGTCATATGTTTTTTCATTTTATACGTTCCGGAAATAAAATTAAAAATCAGTGTATTCGCATTTACACACATTATTTCGCCTGTGGCGTAGATTCGGTATTGGACGTTCTTGTATGTTTTTTCGAGTTCAGCAAATAATGCCTCGTCTTGTTTCGCTTTTCGATACATAATTTGTTGATGTTTTGTCCCGAATTCATACATGTTGATTGTTTTTGCCACGTATAATTGGGGAACACGTCCCTGCGCGGGTGCGGACTGCGACAACACAACGGTTTTATTGGTTTCGCGGTCCTTTCCAACGATGTCCGCCACAATATATGTATAATATGCACCTGTTTCGAACTCCGAGGGGTTTACAAGAAGCGGACTTACCTCGTTGATGATGTCAGTGGTCATCGGAGATGTGTCATATGAGTCAATATGGATATAGTAATATTTACCAGCGTCGGCGTCTGCGTCGCGGACTTTTGTCGCAGATAACCCTTGTGTGTTAATTACATGACACCAAGGGTCTAATAATGTATTACGTGATATCCGTCTTTTCTCTAATGGAAAACTCTCTATCGGAACGGCGCGACTTCTTGTTCGGGATGATGGTTGCGTAATATTGGCGTAAAACTCTGGATCGACTTTTGACATATAACCGCAGTTTGGTTATATATATACATATATCATCGTTATATCTCTATATTGTTTTTCAATATGAGGTATCGTATGACCTGATGTATCGTCAGGTCGTAATAAATAATAAAGGAATAATACGAGATATATATATATATATCATTGTGGTATAATCATATCACCGAGAGATTCATTCATTCATTCATAAGACGCACGATGGCACTTATTAAAGAGTATTTTACATTAACCGAGAGATATACGGCGGAATATGGTCCAAATACGGTCGTTCTCCTTCAGGTCGGTGCGTTCTTCGAAGTCTATGGACAATTAATTACTCCGCCCGCAGGGGTCTCGACGGCGGGTGCAGGCGTGACATGTTCTGGAAGTCGTATCGACGATTTCTGCTCTATTTGCGAACTGGCGAAAGCCAATAAAACGCCCGGGTTCGTCATGGCGGGGTTTCGCGATTATGGACTGGATAAGTATTTGAAGAAAATACAAGAGGCCGGATATACTGCTGTGGTTTATGTCCAGGACGGCGTGAAGAATCCTCCGGTTCGTATTTTACAGGGGATTTATTCGCCGGGGACATTCTTTTCGACGGATATTACGTCGGGCGGTGGCGGTGGCGGTGGCGGTGCTAGCGCCGCATTGTCTAATAATATCGCATGTATCTGGATTGAGAAAATATCCCGGAACGGGATGCTGATTATGGGAATGACGAATATTGATATTTATACAGGTCGATCGACCATCTTCGAAACAGAGAATAAGGATACACATAATCCGACTACTTATGATGAAGTCGAGAGATTTGTCTCGTCCTATGGACCATCTGAAGTTATTATTATATCTAATCTCTCGACGAGAGAAGTTGAAGACGTTATTCATTATACAAATATACAGGCGAAAATGATACATCGGGTATCTAGTGTAACGGATGGAACAGGCGCGCCGGGGTCAGGGTCCGGACCAGGTACAGTGAAAGCATCTCGGTGTACTAAACAAATATATCAAATGGAAGTACTGAATACATTCTTTCCTGATGGTCTCGCCAAATCTCTCGAACAATCGTTTATGAACTATGAATATGCAACCCAATCTCTTGTTTTTCTTCTGAACTTCATCTACGAACATAATCCGAACCTGGTTTCTAAGATCCAAGAACCCGTCTTTGAAAATATGTCCGAGAGATTGGTCCTTGCGAATCATTCATTACGCCAACTGAATATAATAGATGACGGGAACGGCGGTGGCGGGGGATGCGGTGGTCGCCTGAGTTCAGTACTATCTCTATTAAATTATACAATTACACCTATGGGTTCTCGTGCGTATAAATACGCTCTTTTACATCCGACATTCTGTGTGGAACATCTGTCAGCAGATTACGCCATCACTGATCATATTCTCTCGATCACGGACGTGGGGGCGTCGGGACTCGGGTTTCTCTTGATGCGCGAGAGATTATCCAATATGAAAGATATCGAAAAACTACACCGACATATTATTCTACGCAAGATTACACCTTATCATATGTTCTGTTTGTTTCATAATCTTCGACATATCCGGGAATTATATACGGCGTCTTCGACAGATATGTTGCTCACACAGTATCTGACCGAGAGATGGAATATTAGGGATGACATTATCGGGAAGACTACGCTCCTACTTGACTTATTTGAAAGGACATTGAATATTGAATTGTGTGTGAATATAACGGATACATTATTTGAAACGAATATTATTAAACGTGGGATATCTGCCGAATTGGATAAACTTACGGACGAGTATCAGATGACCCAGAAATCTCTCGACGCGGTCCAACAAACCCTGAATGAATTGATACACGCGGGTGAACGTCCGACCGCGACCGCAACCGCAACCGGGACCGCAACCGCTATCGACCTGGATTATGTCAAAATCCACGAAACAGATAAAATGGGGATTTCATTACAAGTAACAAAACGACGCACGAAACTACTTGAAGACCGGATTAAGAAACTGCCTCCTTCCGGGAAAGTGATTATGATAAATATACCGGACACCTGCGGTGGTGGCGGTGTATGTTACGCATTTGATACGTCATCATTGACATACCCTGTCGCATCGGGCAGTAATAACAATATTCATAGTCAGCAAATTTACGAATTATGTGCAGCCGTCGTTTCGTTACGTGTGAAAATATCGGATATGGTCTCACTTATTTATTATAGATTTATTGATTCGTTGCATGAATATTACCATGATTTCGAGAATATGATCGTATTTGTATCGGCAATAGATATGATACAGAATCGGTGCTACGTTGCGCGGAAATACCGGTACTGTCGACCGGTGATTGCGGGTGGCGCTGAGGCGGGCGTGGATACGCCGTCATTTGTCCGTGCATCCGGACTTCGTCACGGTCTCATCGAGAGAATTAATGAAGAGGAATGTTATGTCACCAATGATGTCGAATTGGGTTGTGGAGCAAATGCGTCGACCGTGTCGGGAATGCTACTTTATGGGACAAATGCTGTCGGGAAAACCAGTCTTATCCGTGCATTAGGTGTCGCTGTTATAATGGCGCAATCCGGATTCTATGTCCCTGCATCGTCATTCGTATATAGCCCCTATCGATCCATTATGACACGTATTCTCGGTAATGATAATCTATTCAAAGGACTATCCACATTCGTCGTTGAAATGTCGGAACTCCGCGTGATTCTGCGAATGGCGGATACACATACACTCGTTCTAGGTGATGAATTATGCTCTGGGACGGAGATGGATTCGGCAATTAGTATTTTCGTCGCCGGTCTTCAGCATCTTTATCGCACCGGCGCTTCATTTATCTTCGCAACCCATCTCCATGAAATTGCTGGTTATAGCGAAATTAGAGAGATGTCACCGCGACTTCGCCTCGCACATATGCGCGTATTCTATGATAAATCACGCGACACTCTCGTCTATGACCGAAAACTCCAGGACGGTGCAGGCGAAAGCATGTATGGACTCGAAGTATGTAAATCACTTCACCTGCCGGATGATTTCTTGGAAAACGCCAACACGATTAGGGTGAAATATCGCGGGGTCAGCACAAAAACGCCGACGGCAAGTATTCTAGACGATGCAACACCGTCGAGGTATAATGCTGCGAAACTACGCAGATTATGCGAATTATGCGAAAAGGCTCGCGGGACGGAAATTCATCATCTACAGCATCAAGTGTGTGCTGACGGAGACAATTTCATAGGACATATGCATAAAAACCATCCAGCAAATCTGGCGTCTTTATGCGAAGAATGTCATCACGAAATACATACGACAGGAGTTCAGCACATTAAAGTGAAAACGGGGAAAGGTGTGCGGATTGTGGCGAAACGGAACACGACAACGACACCGACGCCGACGACACCGACGACACCGACGCCGCCGCAATGATATTATCTATCCATAATGTAACTATGGATAAAGTATCAAGCACATTGACTGCAATTAAAGACGCATCTGTTGCCCGTGCATCAACCGTAGGCGGATTCCTTAGTTCGTCAGCAGAAAGCAGTGTATCTTCATTTAAAGGAACCAGTTTAGGCGAATCATTTTTCAAGAATATAAGCGCGATTATTGTGGTTGTGTTTATTTTGTTGGGAGGTGTATTATATATCGAATTCGCGAATAGTAGCGGCGCAGGTGCAACGGGGGCGGCGGCAGCGGCGACCGGACCTAAAAAAGAATATATTGATAAAACGGTGAATATTGAACCGAATACTGGTCTCAACGCCCCCAGCAACGCAGAGTCCCGCGCCCTCCCCACCGATGTTCCATGGACTGTCCCCACTTTAAGTATCAGGAACGAACTTAAAGAGGCGTTCGGGACCAAATACACTGACGCAGAATTGGAGAATATACATACGAAATGTAGCGATAAATTCTGTGTCATGAACCAGAAATCGCCTGAGGATTTAGAGAAAGCGTGTAATTCTGTGACGTCTCGAATGATGTGCGGGACGAAATGCTGCTGTGGATGGACGAAATATGTCGGGTTTGAAGGCGATAATGATCCGACGGTTGTAATGAATACGGCTCAGGCGAACGCGGATGATCCTAGTGGGGCTAGTGCGACAGTTCCTGGGAAGTGCGTTGCGGGAAATTCAAAGACGCCGTTTGATCGTGTGGATAACCAGAATCAGGCCCGCGATATTGACTACTATTATTATTTAGGACAGTGCGTTGGTGGGCGCGGGTGTATGAACAAGGGCGCCATACGAACGTAAGCAATTATTTTATACGCTATTTATATAGCCGGATATAATGAACCAGAAGCAGACCGGCGGATACCCTTTGGTGCAGTCAAAGTCACCGTCACGGTCGCGGTCGCGTACCAAGAGAAATGACAAAGACAGATCAAACTCAAAAGATAAAGGTCAATCACAAAACCAGTCGCAGTCGCAGAACGGTGGACGCCGTCGTAAGAGTACGATGCGGAAGTTGCGTCGTATGAAGAAGAGTAGGAAGGTGATGAGGGGGGGGAATGATGGATATGATTTTACTAAATTTGATAATGATAAGATAAATAATGCAATAAACGAATACAACTCGCGTAAAGGACCAAGCGATCAAGTTAAACTAGGTGAAATATTGAGTGATACTAACAAGATAAACGATTTTACAAAATCGGGAATTATGTTGATTTTGAATCCGTCGTTTTAACCATAAAAATTGATATATAAAAACAATATGTTATCATATATCAATAACCTCGCTCACGTCAACCGCCACCAACCAACAATGATCATCCCCGTCAAATGCTTCACTTGCGGAAAAGTTCTCGCCGACAAATACCGATACTATTTAGCTGAAGTGCGTAAAATCAAACTTTCCCGCGACCTCGATGTTGACAAGGTTATTTACCTGACTGCGGAATATATCGACAAGACGCCGGAAGGCGAAGTCATGGATACACTAGGACTCACGAAGATGTGCTGTCGCAGACATATGCTTACTCATGTAGATATTGTTTAATAAAGGGTATGTAAATACCCTGTTAAACGAGATAGATATTGTTTAATTTCGGCGTCGCATAAATGCTCCGCCACTGTGTAGATTTATAGTCAATATTTTTATAACAACAACAACAACAACAACAACAACAATAATTATAATAATAATATATATCAAATGGCAAGTCGTCGTAGTAGTAAGAAAAGTTCGGGTAAGCGCCGCCGCGGTAGACGCACCGAAAAGAAATCACACAAATGGCATCAGTCTGGATGTCAAAATCAGACAGGTGGCGGGAGTATGACCGGTGGGTGGGCATGGGGACCAAGTGATACACATCATCAAACTGCTGGGAGTCCTGCCGGAAGTGATGTCGCACCTCATTCTATCAACGGCAATCATTACGCCTTCAATGCGTCTACCATGGCGCCCCCTCAGGCAAGTAATGCGATTGTAGAAAGACACAATATGGCGCAAACAGCAGGTCGTCGTCGTCGCCGCAGTCGCCTCGGTCGCAGTCGCAGTCGTGGTCGTGGTCGTAGTGGTTCGAAGAACCGTCGTAAGTCCGCCACGGGCAAATCGCGCAGGATTGCGTGTCAGAATGGCGGCGGATTTATGGAATATGCTCCAGAATTCGCAAAAGGTGCCGGGAATTATTTATTGGAGACACCCGCCAGTATTGTTAGCGGAATACAAGGTTCAGCAACCCCGTTTGTGTCATCTAGTCCGACATCACAACCTATCGCACAACCGATTGCATTGAAGTAAATTGACGATAGTCGTTATTTAGTATATTATTGTGTGTATAAAATATATACACATATTATACACACATTATACACACATTTATACACACATTATATACTGTAATATGGACGTTATCACCCGTATTAGATCATTATGCACCCCCGCATTTGTTTTTTTCTTCATTTCCGTTATTTCATTATTCCTTATGATTTATGACAATATCGAAAATACGCATTCATATTGTTTCGGTAATGTCAGTTGTAATGTGGCCAATACATCGATGGTATTTATCGTTAAAATCGTCTTTATTGTTGCCTGGACGTGGTTTTTAGATGTATTATGCTCGCGTGGTTATGAGCGTGTCTCGTGGTTCATCGTTCTTCTTCCATATATCTTGTTATTATTGATCTTGATGGTCGTCGCATCCGAAATCAAGAATACCGGAAAATTAAATGAGGCGAGTGTCGCAATTCAACTTCAAAGCAATAATGACGCGTTTGGCGGAATGTTGATGCGGTTCTAAGGCGCGCGCGCATTCAAGCACTTCGTATACTTCGTGTAAATCATAATAAACAATTTTCATTATGATTTCATATACGCAGTTATTCGTTAAATATTGTGAGTATATAGTATAGTATAGTATATTAGTATATACTGAGTATGGATTCTGACCCAGAACTTCCGTGGAAAGTAATCAAGCGTCTATTCAATGACGACCCACAAATGATGATTCGTCACCATATAGACTCATACAATGATTTCTTCGGGAAAGGGATTTTCAAGATATTCCGCGAGAGAAACCCTATTATCCTACAGAAAGAACAGGATCCAGATACGCAAGAGTTCAATCTTCGCTGTGAATTATATTTAGGTGGAAAGAATGGCGATAAAGTTTATTTCGGAAAACCGGTGATCTACGACGATGACCGCGAACACTATATGTTCCCCAATGAAGCTAGGTTGCGTAATATGACATATGGAACTACGATTCATTATGACATCGATGTCGTATTTAAGATTGCTGTTCCGGACAGCGGAGCAGGGGGCGTCGGGTCCCGCGTCGAAGTCACAACCGCCACTCTCGAGAGAATCCTTCTTGGTCGGTTCCCCATTATGATCCAATCGAATCACTGTATTTTACACGGTCTTGAACCGAAAGCCCGTTTCTATATGGGCGAATGTAAAAACGATTATGGCGGTTATTTCATCATCGATGGCAAGGAAAAGACGATTATCTCGCAGGAGAAATTCGCGGATAATATGCTTTATATCCGCGAAAACAACGAGGACAATATGTATACGCATGCAGCCGATATCCGCACCGTGAGTGAGGATGCGTCCAAACCTGAGCGCACCCTCTCTGTTCGTATCGTCGCTCCGACGACCCTCCTCACCAATAAACAAATCGTCGTTAATATCCCCAACGTTCGTTCACCTGTCCCCCTTTTCATCGTGATGCGCGCTCTCGGCGTCATATCCGACCGTGATATCCTCGAGTTCTGTCTTCTTGACCTCGATGAAAATGCCGAACTCCTCGATAATTTCATCCCGTCCATCCACGACGCCAACAAAATATTCACACAGGAAGGTGCAATCAAGTTCATTGCGACTCTCACCAAATCCAAAACTATACCGCAAGTCCATGATATCCTGATGAACTATTTCCTCCCCCAGGTGGGCGAGACGAATTATATCCAGAAGGCGTATTTCTTAGGAAATATGGTCTATAAATTACTCCGTGTATCTCTCAAAATCGACGCCCCCACCGACCGCGACAGTTTCAAATTTAAGCGTATCGAATTAAGCGGGACTCTCATTTTCGATCTTTTCAAGGAGTATTATGCACTTCAGCAACAACATATCCGTCTCTCGATGGACCGCGAATATTTCAAAGACCCCAAGAAATACGAGAAGAATTTCGTCGGACTTATCCAGATGAATTACCAGGAATTCTTCCGTGAACGCATCGTTGAAAACGGGTTCAAAAAAGCATTTAAAGGAAATTGGGGTGCGACGGAGCATACGAAGCGGATAGGGGTCATCCAGGATCTTAATCGGTTATCATACAATTCGTTTATTTCACATCTGCGTAAAATCAATCTTCCGATGGACAGTAGTGCGAAGATCGTGAAACCGCGTATGCTTCATGGGTCTCAATGGGGGATGATTGATCCGGTTGATTCACCGGATGGTGCGAATATCGGGTTTCATAAACATCTGGCGTTTGGCACACGAATCACAAACCACTGTTCGGGATATCCCATGATGCAGTGGTTGCGCGAAGTCGTGAAAATGCACCTTCTGGAAGAAAGCACACGGATGTTCCTGTATTATACGACAAAGGTGTTTGTCAATGGAACATGGATTGGTGCAGTGACTCGACCCGAAGAAACAATGCGTCTTATTCGACTTCATAGGCGTAATGCACTAATCCCGATTTATATCAGTTGCCGATGGGATATTAAAAACAATGAAATTCATGTATATACGGATGCTGGACGTTTATGTCGCCCTATTTTCTATATTGATGAAGAGACGGGGCGACCTAGTTATGACAAGGATGAAATCTTGGAAATGATACGCGGTGGAAAGGCGTCGTGGATCGAAATGACGACGGGATTTACCGCGAAATCAGACCCGACATTCAATCCGTCGCACTGTAATTATTATACAATCGATGAATTGTATGGTCGTGCACATGATACATCCGCGTTGTCCGCAAAACAGAAAGTGACGGAGGATGTCGCGCGTGTAAATACGATTGAGGATTTCCGGCGTTTGAAGGCGACACAAGCCATTATCGAATATATCGATACTTCGGAGACGGAATCCACATTGATTTCAATGAGTCATAAATTCGAAAGACCGGTGCTTGTTACGGATGAGAGCAAGATGAGCAACAGTGGAAGCGACAGCGGAAGCGGAAGTGGCAGCGACAGCGACGGCGGCGAAGACGCAAAAAGTCAAGTGTCACAGATTCCTAGTGAATCTGGAGGTCTAACGCCTAGAACCCTCGCCAAGGCTCGAGAAGTGAGTCGACGCGTGCGTGATAAACTGCGAAAGGACGCTGCATCAGCATCAGGTGCGGGAAAAACGGAAGACGAAGTACAATCAGGTGGCGCTGGAAGCGACGGCGGAGGCGGAGCAGCCGCGGAACACCGCAAACGCCGCCGTAGTCACCGCCGTAAGCGCGACAAACACGGTCTTAAGCGCGGACACACATTATCGGCCGACGGAAAACAATACACACATGTCGAAATCCACCCGTCACTTGTTATGGGCGTCATGGGAAACCAAATCTGCTTCCCGGAAAATAACCCCGTCGCCCGTAATGTCTTTGGATGTGGACAAGCCAAGCAAGCTGCGTCACTCTATCACAGTAACTACCAAGTCCGTATTGATAAAATGGGTGTCGTCATCAATAACGGCGAAACTCCCATCGTGAAAAGTCGGTACCTCGACCTGATTAATCATGAAGAACATCCATGCGGGTTCAACGCCATTGTTGCGATTATGTCATTCAATGGGTACAATGTAGAAGATTCTATTCTATTCAATGAGGCGTCGATCAAACGCGGAATGTTTCGAATCACGTATTATAATATGTATGAAGCGCGCGAAGAAAGCAGTAGTGTTCGCGGAGCCCAACGGGACACCCGATTCGCAAATATACAGAAAGAAGGGGCGATCGGTATTAAACCCGGTTATGATTATAGCTATCTCGATGATAATGGTCTTATTCGCGAAAACACCGAAATGGATGACAAGAAAGTCGTTATTGGTATGGGGTCGGTTAGTATCCAAAATGAAGGGGGTCAAATGCGAGATATGTCTACGATGCCGAAGAAGGGGCAACTCGGTTTCGTAGATAAAGCATTTATGACAGAGGGCGAGACAGGATTTCGTATCGGAAAAGTCAGGATCCGCGAGGAACGCTTTCCGTCAATCGGTGACAAGTTCTGCTCTCGTTGTGGTCAGAAGGGGACGGTAGGATTGATTATTCCGGAGAAGGATATGCCATTTACGAAGGACGGGATTCGACCGGATATTATTATTAATCCTCACGCGATTCCAACACGTATGACAATCGGTCAACTCATCGAGTCGATTATGGGGAAGGCGTGTGTTCTTCATGGCGGGTTCGGTAATTGTACCGCATTTACGAATAACGGGACCAAACACGAATCGTTCGGGTCGGTTTTGACAGAATACGGATATCATTCATCCGGAACTGAGATTCTATACAATGGAATGACGGGTGAGCAAATAAAGAGTGATATTTATATCGGACCCACGTATTATATGCGTCTGAAACAGATGGTGAAGGACAAAATCAATTATCGATCACAGGGTCCACGAACTCAACTCACACGTCAGACAGTCCAAGGTCGTGCGAACGATGGCGGTCTTCGTGTAGGTGAAATGGAGCGTGATGGGATATTGGGGCACGGTGCGGCACACTTCCTGAATGAGTCATTGATGGTGCGCGGTGACGAATATCATATGGCCGTTTGTAATAAGTCGGGTATGATTGCGATATACAATCCAAACCAGAATTTGTTTATGAGCCCGATGGTGGATGGACCGATTAAATATTCTGGGGGATTGACGGATGCGGGGGGCGCGGGCGGGGCGGGTGCGAGCGGCGCAAGCGTAATTCAAATGACAAAGTTTGGGCGGTCATTTAGTATTGTGCGTATTCCATACTGTCTCAAATTACTTATGCAAGAATTACTAGTTATGAATGTTCAGATGCGTATTATAACTGATGATAATATCGACCAACTTCCGAGTATGTCGTATTCTAATAATGTGTATAAGTTGTTGAAAGATGGAAAGGGTGCGATGGGTGTTGATGATATCATCGAGAGAAATAGGGTCGCGGCAGGTCTAAAACCGCGACCTCCAGTTCCAGCAGGAAAGGCGTATGAAGGTGTCGCGGGTGCCGATGAGGATGAAACTGGAAAGGGAAGTCGGGTTTATTTGCCGAGTCGTAGCGAGGAGGAGGAGGAAGGTCCGACATATATATTGGGATCGGGTGAGTTTATGAAACAATTTGATCCGGATGAACATCCGGAGGAAATCCTCGTGGATTTGGATATTGATACAAAGACGAGTATTCATAATTTTGGTTGGCGATTTGCATTGAAACCAGATGTAGTCAGCCAGTTGAAAGGACGCTACAGCAGCAGGAGCGGTGGAAATGCTAACACGTTTAATCCTAGTAGTAATATGACTGGCGAAGACCTTGTTCTTGAATCCATTATTCTGGATAAAAATGGCGAACCCACCGATCAATGGACGATTAGTGGACGTCGACGAGAGCGAGATTATCCTACACATTTTCCAGATGGTTGGTTATCTGGAATGCTTGTGTATCCTGATGATACCCCGATTGCCCCAAGTGATATGGTAGAAGAATTGCGTAAAACACGTAAACCGTTGAACTGGGTTCGTGCGATTATAACACTCATTGAAAAACGGATTACACGACAGTCGCGCAGTGCGTATGAAAAGAACAACGATGTCCTTTATGAAAACTCGCGAAATATTGCAGCTAATGAGAAGGAATTGGCGCGCGTATCTAGTGAAATCGAGCGCGCCAAGAGAGAAGGAAATGTTGCGGATGAAGAGCGTCTGAAAGTCCAAATGACGCGACTTACGGACGAACGCACGACGCTGAATACACTGCGCCGAGAACTTGAGTTAAGTGTGGGTCGAGAACACGCTGTAATGGATGAGGCAGCGCCAAGGACGCCGGAATATAGTAGTAGATGGGATGATTCTCCTGTCGCGGGGGCGGGTAGTGCAGGTGGCGGCGCAGAGGACGCCAATCGTTTGCGTGGCGCTGTTGCAACATTTAATGAGAAAATGCTTGAGAAATATGGCAATGATGATGAAAATATACCGAGCACAGGTGTGGGCGTAAGCGAACCGAGCACCCCGAGATCACCAGCGTATTCTTCTATATTTGAAAATGAAGATGACCAACGTGGTGGCGGCAGTCGACATGGCGGACGTGGCGGCAACATTAACGGTCAGACCGGCAAGTTCATCCCCCAGATTCCTACTGGTGTTCTTGAAAGTTACTTGAATTCTCGTCATCCAGGATTGGCGTCAATGGCGCCGGCGTCGACTTCACCATTTCAACAAATGGGCGGTGGCTCTGGTGGAAGTAATCTAGGTAGTAATATGACAATGATGAATGTTCCTGTAGTTGCAACAATGCCGATGGCCGGAATGATGCCTTTTCAGGGACAAATGGTGGCGCCAGGACAGGCGGTGGCGCCAGGACAGGCGGTGGCGCCGGGTCAGGTGGGGGGGCAGGTGCCGACCCAAGCGCCGGTGCACACGACCGCACCAGCACAAGTAGGTGGCGCACCGCCGTCATCCGCACCAAATGCGTCTGGTGTTAGGGCCTTCACTATAAAATACTAATCTGCAAGTTTATAGTAATAAATTGAATAATATAAAGATTTATTACTATTATATATCAAGAAGCGCTCATCACACAATGGCATCTAATACGACGACCCACATAAGCAGTGGAACGATTTCCACCCTATTCAAATCAAGAAACATCCTTCTTCAACAACTAGAAAAGCAGGGACTGGATGTGTCGAATTATACTGATTATGGTGTAGCCGAGATCCAAACGATGTATGCAAACAATCAACTGGATATGCTGCTTTCGACTGAAAAGGACGTCCATCCATCCCGGAAAGTATATGTAAAGTATCATTTAGCCAAAACACTTCGCCGTGAAAATATCAACCATATGATTGATGATCTCTATTATTTAGAGCAGGCTCTTCAACCAACTGACACACTTATTATTGTTATGAAACAGGAGGTAAACGACACGATTATCAATATTCTTAATGAGATTTGGGAAAAGGACCGGATCTTCATTGTGATTTATTCACTCGATCGTCTTCAATTCAATATTTTGGAACATCAATATGTTCCAGAACACGTTGTTTTAAGTGAAACCGAGCAAGAGACCGTCGTCAAGAAATACAATATTACGGATATGAAACAATTGCCTAGCATTTCGAGATATGACCCCGTGGCGCTGGCGATTGGACTGCGACCGGGACAGGTTTGTAAAATAACGCGTCCGAGCAAAACATCGGTGACGAGTTTATACTATCGTTATTGTATTGCGAAATAATGGAATGGAATGGAATGGAATGAAATCGACTATATTTTTTTATGTTGCTATAATAACTGATTGAAATAATAAATAGACAAACATGTCATGTGCTGCACTAGAATCATATAATATAAATGGTGTAGCGTACACAGTACCAAAAGACGCAACAGCAACAACCCCAGATGTATTTGTATGTAACGCAACAAAAATACTCGATAAATTACATAAAGATTTTACTGTAGAACTTACCACCGATACTCTAGATACGAATAAAGATAAACCCAGTTACTATTTACGAAACCAACCAAAAAGCAATAGTGATGCAACCAAAATTAATCGGTTTTATGATACTATGGCGACAGCTACTGGAACTGCTATCAGCGATAGTGATTATAGAAAAATGATTTCGGTTATTATGAAAGGTGCCAATGATAATAGCGAGACGACATACGATACGATACCAACTTCAATAACAAACCTAACCAATTTTAGTGACCAGTCGAGTGAATTCAAAGGAATATATGGACTGAATAAGGTCATCGAAATATTAGACACAAAAACAAATGATTTAATATCTGGATTAACTACCACAATAACAGCAGATGCCAAATCAGGAGACGCTATTTCAAAATATAACCAACGTAGTGACATAAAAAATACATTACAAGAAATTGCCTACCGCGAAAATCAGATATATCGAGAGAAATTCCTGAATATCATTTTAATTGTGGTGGGTATAATATTGGTGGGATCACAATTGACCCAGAAGTTTTTTAGTGGCGCTGGTGGCGCTGGTGGTGGTGGAGGTCTCGGTGGTTTATTCGGTTTCGGTGTTGGAGGTAGTGGAGGATTATTTAGTCGGTTTGGTGGATTAGGGTTGGGAAGTAGTGGTCGATCTCATTTTGATATTGGAAACTTATTCAAAAATAGTTCATACACATTAAAGCAACAGTAATGGGATGGAATCGAATCGACCGCGGACTCCGGCACCTGTCCGGATTTCTTATATGTTATAATATTAGATATCTTATAACATAATAAATGTCAAATATTATAGCTAGAGAAATACCGTATAATAAAGAAAAATCACCATTATTTCCAAACGCGACACCTTTTTCAATTGATAATTTTCAACCCAATGCAAAGAGTGAACCACCTGTAACAATCAATAATGACGCGGCTTTAGATAATACCCTATCGGCCCTTATGACAGATTATTCCGCGGATACTGGCGTGAGTGCCGACAAACCCACTTCTCAAAAGAATACAGAAGGAATGCTTACTGGAACAAGTGTTAATTTGAATTTGCTTCAGGGCGACCTTTTTTCTTACGGAAAATATGATACGGTTAAAAATCCGATCCAACCATTTACTGAATCGCAACAGGGGGTTGTATCTTATAAAGAGGGGTTGTCAAATGACGTGAGTGGCTCGTCTTCGTCATCGTCGACCATCACCACTACTACATCAGGCACAACCAGCGCCGGGAAAAGTCAGAAACTGCTGGATCTCGAAAAGAAATTAAGCGAACTAACCACGGATTATACGACACAGTATCGATTATATACGGATGATATACTTACACGATCACGGTTTCTGCAAACCAATAGTCAATATACAGGGAAACTCGTCCGCGATATTTCGTATTCAGGGACAGACGCAAGCGCCGCATTTTATTATGTAAACTCATTCGGGTATGCACATCGTTATAAGGATATATCATCTGTAATGTTATACGATAGTAAGACGTGTCCGGATATTTCAAGGAATGTTGTGTTATCCAGTGACGACAAGGCCAACCCATTTAAAATCGCATCAACGTCATTTGTGGATATTAGTGGGAGCGCCGGTTTTAGTCGGTTTGCCGATTATGTCAGTTATGATATGGTGGGTTATACACCATGTTTAACAACCAAAAATGTGAAAAGCAGTTCAACCGACCCCGAATACGCGTGGGTTGACGTAGAAGGCAAGAAACACGTCTATGAAAAGGGGGTCTGGCCTGATAAGCGGCATTCATCATGTTTGACGGCAATTGTCGGTGAACCTGTAGAATTATCCCCGGACCAGTATAAGGCACTGCCTACTGCAAGTGACGCACCAATGAAGGCGGATAGCGAATGTTTTCGCGCAAGTGTGTCCCCGACTATCAATACCAAACTGGTCGATCTGAAGAAAAAAATAGATGACATTGTAAATGAAATAAAGAACGAGAATCAGAACATACTGAATAATGCGGCCAATACGACAATTATTCAACGAGACAAGACGTTTGCAGAAAAATGGAGCAATTTAGACGAAGATATTTTAGCCCAAATTAAAACATGGTTTGGTGATTATTATTATCCAGCAGTATACGTATTCTGGTGTTTTGTTATATTGGTCGCAGTATTGATGATATTCAAGTTCGCGTTTCTGTTTGTATCGCCTGGCGGTGGGGGTGACGGTGGAAGCGCCGGCGCCCCCGCCGGCAGTAGTAGCGAAGGCGGTGAATCAAACGGAGTATCATTATTAGGCGTAGTTATTATGTCGCTTATTGTTATATTTGCCGTGTATTACTATTTTTCGTATACATACAATCTTAATGTTGATATCACGCGCAACGATTCAGATACCGTATATACGGCAACGTAATAAAGAGACGGATTTATAACTGTATGTGATAATTATAATCTGTATATATTGTAATATTGTAATATTATCAAAATGAGTTATTCGGATTCTTCCCAACTGCTCATTAAACAAGCCGAATTAAAGACTCTTCAGCAAAAATATGACAGTTATACGAATACGGTTAATGGATATCAAGAAATTTCTAGTTCTGCGATGACCCCCACCGCAAACAAAAACGCAATATCAACAACGAATCCTCCGCCGGGTATTTCCCCCGGTGAAGATTTTGGCGAATATTGGAAGTTTGTATCTTCAGGTGCGCCTACTGCAGCTGAATGTTGGATGTCGGCTTCAAGAGACGAACGAATCTTTCAAAAAGTTGTATATACCGGCGCGGACACCGCGACCAATAAAGGCGACGCTTCGTGGAATCAGCAGTGCTACGGTCTTATTTGGAACGCACCACCAGACGCCTCTTATATCACAGACGCACCAGGATATTCGACTATGGTTTCCAATTCAGGACAGGGATTTACAGACTCAGACAGTGTGACAAGAACATATACAAAATCCGGTATAACATCGGCCGATAAGTTGAACGAAGCCACCCAAATTGCTGATTTGAAATCAAATATTGACTCATTAATTGAAGAAATCGCCCTTATTGCGGGTTCATCAATTAACAGCGAACTTTCTGCACTATCGAAAACATCGGCCGACCAAAAAACCGTTATTCAAAAAATCAACCAGTATATGAATTCAAGTTCGACCGAAATTGCCGACAATTATAAAACAATCGATCAACGCAAAAACTTGAATAATATCTACGAGGATATTAATAAACAAATAACACTAACATCACGCAAATACAAATTCGTATTTTACTTCATTATTGGTATAGTTATTATAATATCGTATACGTCGTATGTATCCAAACTTACAATCCCGGAACAGTTGACCGAACTTTCGAAATATGTATCGTGGGGATGGTGGACCAATTGGGGCGTCGTTGCATTTGTAGCCGTTTTATTGATTCTCTCTTCATTTGGATGGGACATGAAAGGAAATATCATGATGATTTGGCGATATATATCCGACCCTGATTTTTGGACTGGGCAAATGTGGTGGGTCGGTGTATCATTTCTGTTTTTGATTGTTATCTTTTTACATGCGTCCTTTAAATCGTTTTTCGGCGATACATTTGCAAGTTTGGAGAAAATGGGCGGAGAAGATGATTCAGAAGAATAATGAAACAATAATATTTTTATGATTATATAGTAGTAATCATAAAATGTTTTATCAAAATTCAAATGATTTAGTAAAACAAGCTGGTGTGGATTCGGGGCACGTCCAAAACTCATACGCGACACAGCAACAGTTAATAAATAAAGGGTCATATATTGACGACGCGAATAATGGCGTGATATCTTCGGAAAATCCCGGGTCCGGGTCCGGGGCCGGGTCCTTGAGTATTGGTGCCAAATTTCAAAATGTTATGAATAACCTTATCAGTTCTGTTACATCGACGATTGAAGGACTTGACGGTGTTGCCGGTGTTGCCGGTACAAACGGAGGAGATCAAACACAAATGATAAACGGTATTGTTAGACAAAATGCTGAATATGTTGCACAAGAAGAAAACCACCAAAAAAGAGTAAACAGTGTCAAAAATCTTATTACAACAAACGACAATTCCCGAAAAAAGTGGTTACAGGTTATTGATATGGATGGTGTTTCAAAATATGGATATATGACAAATGACCTTATATTTCAAATATGGCTAGCACCAACCGCTACTACCAATAATCCGCAGAATTGGTTTGAAACATCGCCTATAAAACAAAATGGTGGAGTATTAGGTTGTCCTGTCACCGGTGGGAACCTTACCAAATTTGAAATTGGCGTGAAGTGGAGTGAAATCGATCCATTTGATATGGTATATGCGAAAAATGACACCATTCGTAAGACGCCACTGTTCATGTTGACGAATGACGGGGTTCGTGATGTGAGACGATCACCTGGTTCAAGTGGATTGTTTTCATGCGATAATGAACGCAAAAATGTATTCGTCAAGGAACGTCCGGCTGCAGATTTTGATATGTCTATTAAGACAAACCGCCAAGGATGTTATATCGTAAATGATAACGCCAAAGAATCAACATTCAAGGACCGCGGTTTCACTTTTCAGAGTGACCTGACAAATGTATCTATATCACAGTGTAAGCGTCGTGCAGAGGATTTAGGCAGTTCCTATTTCTTGGTATCGGCGCCAGATAGCGGTCAACCGACCAATCGGGGTGGATGCTGGATATATACAGGTTCTGGTGAACCCAATCTAAACGGATTATTATCATATGACGACAGTGGTCAAAAATGTTATAATCATGGTCAAGCAGATGGCAATGAGGACGGGTTTATGAAATCGTATGGGACCATCATGTTACCGCGATTCTACGGGAAATCGACTACGGTTGATGTTTCGACGGACCCACCCGATCCGACATGCGACCATAGAAATAACGATAAATGTATATTTACTGATTATAAACGTGACGGTGGCAGATGTTATCATAAAAATGGGAATGGTGCATGGGCGTATGGCGTTGCTGGTTTAGCCACCTATGGTAATAATGATTTTAGGGGGTGGTTGGGGTCACTTTATGGCAGAAATGGAAGCGGGTTTGAACGCGCTGCCGTCCAAGAATATTATGATCGGTGTAAACTCACGAAAGGATATGAATTTTTGGATGACAATCCGATAAAGCGGACGAAGGAGCAGAAATCCGTGGCACTTTATTCATTGAAGACCGGTGGACCGAATGGGGTGGATTCGATCGATCGGAATGGTCGCGGGATGGTGGGACGTATTGCGTATATCGACCATAACGGCGAGAAACACGATTACCCCGAATCCGCGTTATCGTATATGAAGTCGGGGAGTGCAGACGCATCCGGTTCTATGAAATTTGTCGACGTCGGACCATATGATACACGCTCTGCGGAGAGTTCATATAGTCTCAGGGAAATAACAGCCGGATCGTTTACGGACGCAGCAAATCTGTTATATAAAGCATCCCGTGATGGTTGGGGGGTGGACGCGTTTCATCAGAAATGCGATAATAAAGGTCCGACATATACCCGCGCGATTATAAATGACGGGAAAGTTCTTGGCGGGTTTACTTCGTTGAGTTGGTCGTCTACCGTACAGAATTATGCGGCCGATCCGACCGCGTTTTTGTATGACGGGACAAATAAATATACGCAGAATAATGGGGCGTGGGGCGCTAATCCACCATATTCAACATATATGAATAAAACGTATATGCCAACATTTGGTGGAGGACATGACATTCATATTAGCGGACAATCGTTAAGCAATAATGCGTATACATTTTTAACAGACGATAAAAAGGCGCCATTTGGGCGTGCAGGACGAAGTAACCAGAGTTACACTCTTTCCGACCTTGAGGTATACACCGTAGACGCAACGACATTTCCGAAGACATTGGAATACGCGAAACGGGCTCGAACGACACCCGTTGGCGAAAGTATAACCGCGTCAATGGAAAAATGCAAAGTGATGTGCGAGGGAGATGATAAGTGTGGCGGGTTTGTTTATACCAAAAGTGGCGGAGGCGGCAGCGACGGAAAATGCGAATTAAAGGATAAAACAAAAATGTATCCTGTCGGGGTGCGTGTGCTCGATCATTCTAAAAGACTGATGTTGAAAGTCCCATCTATAAATGGAACAATTACAGACCCAGTATGTGCGACATCCGGGAATGGTGAATATAATATGATCGATAGCGCACAGTATCAGTATTACCCTGAAGGCGGTGCGATGACTTCTGGAACAAAGTGTGATATCTTGTCGATTGTACCGAAAAAAGGGACTTTAGCAGCAGCAGATACAACCGGTCTAGTAAATGCAGTGAATGATCAATCAAATACAACAAGTCAAAAAATTAAAGATTATGGCGACCAGATGGCGGTAGAAGGATTTATGACATTTCAAGAAGGTCTCGAAACGGACATCAGTGGCACCGGTTACGGTAGATCAATGATGGATGTTAAAAGTACATTAACAAAAATTGGCAATGCACAATATCAACGCGAACGATTGGACGCTATTAAGGACGAAAGCAACAAATTATTGATTTCGGAGTCGTATAAATTTATTCTTTGGAGTATTTTAGCAATTCTGGCGGTGATGGCGCTACTTAAATTAAAAGAAACATTCGGTCAAGACGACGCCAACGATGACGGAGGGAGTAGTGAAGGCGGTGGCGGTATTTTAGGGTTTATAACATCCTTATTCGGTATCGGAGCAGTGAAATTAGACGATATTGCGGATAAAACTGGTGATATGAAAGCGGCTCTAAGTGACGCCGGTGCCACAATACAACAATCTGGAGAGAACATGGCCACAGATATCACCGAAGGTGCTGATAATTTGGTGAATTCGGTGAATGAGGCGGCAAGTAATGCGGCCGATAGTGCGCGAAATATGGCGGACCAAGTCAGTGAAACGGCGGCGAATGCGGTAAATAGTATAGGCGAAACTGCGTGAGGTGCCATGGACGGTGAAGAAAACGCCGCGAAAACAGGTGGACGTCGTGGTAAGTAAATAAAATATTATTATTATTTATGGATTGTAAATAATAATCATCTAAATATATAATAATCATCGCAATATATAATAATGGTGTATCAACTGAATAAAGATACTAAAATATTGTTGGTGTTATTGGCTATAGTGGTATTATGTTCAGCCAAATTGTTTAAAGATTACCTTTACCGGAATCGGTATGTTGAAGGGTTGGCATTGGTCTCACAAGAAAGCAGTGTTCAACTTCGTCGTCCCGCATCAGATCCTGCTATAACTGCGAATATTATATTTACTGTAAAACTTGCGAAGGAATTAACCACATCGCAGACCCTAAGTATCGCATGGGATTCGCCCCCGACTGGTGTTACATTACCAACCACATCCGGAAATTACACAGCAACTGCATCTGGGTATACGATTCCGTCACCCAGCAACGCCGTTTCAGCGTCACCGGCAACGTTTGGTACTCTAACCAAAAACATCCCTAGTGGAACCAATATAACGATTAATGTCACTGGTGTAACTATTGCTTCGAATTCAACAACGAAACCTGATGATTTCACTTTTACAATTACGGCCGGTGGTGATGCCGCTGCTGCTATTAATAAAGTGAGAATTTTACCCTATATCGCCCAAGGTGCGTCAACATATACCGCATCAACTGGTTCTACGGTTAGTGAAATACAAGAAGCGATTAAAGGCATTAATGATCGTCTTGATGCGTTGAAGATCCTACCATCAACAAGCGCTACTATCGCTGAAACAGCCAACCTAATAAAAGTCCGAACTGCGATGATTTCCCTATTGGCGTCTACTTACGGAACAATCAAAGAAGCCGGACAAGTTTTCGAGTCTGGTGCATTATATGAGGCCCAGAAAACCGCGATTGAGTTCATCACGAAAGAGAAGGCCCGTGCATCATCCAACGCTGCTGCGCTATCCGGTGATAATTTAAACAAACGCCGTATGGCGCAAATCAATACATATTATACGCGGAATTATGAAGCCAATACCGACGTTATGAGAAACGTTATTTATATTTCGGTCGCATTGATTATACTGGCTGTATTGCGAAAGAAGGAATTAATACCTGGTTCTATTTCGACTTTAGGCGTTATTTTCATACTTACGATGGGTGGGATTGTTATTGGAGGACAAGTATTTGATATAATGCGTCGTAACGATTCCGATTTTGATAAATATGATTGGAACTTTAATGAAGACCAGATGAATAAACAGAAATTAATTCAATCGGAAAGTAGTTTATCTGATTTGGGTATCAGTGGCGCACCATGCTATGGCGCAAGTTGCTGTAATGTAGGTACTGTTTGGGATCCGGCGTCGTCAACATGTGTTCCCGGAGCGCGTATTACTGGAAGTTCTAGTTGGGCTAGTTCCACTCTTACTGTCACATTAACAACTGCTATGAATTTGGCGTCGGGTGATACAATAACGGTCAATTTACCGCCTGGGTTGTTTTCGAAGGCCGTCTCTGGAACCGATGCGGCAGCTACTGGATCTTCGTTAACCCATTCGGCACCTAAAGCCGACGATAAATATATTCTTACAGTCGGTTCTAGTGGTATAACTGCTGGATCAATCATCGTCACCATCACCGGATTAGCACTTAATGAAGCAGCCAGATTCTCATCTACCAAGATTGTTACCGCATTCACTTCAAAGGAGACAAACCCGTCGACATTGGGTATGATTTCAGGAGTGATGTAGTCTGGCGGGAGAGACTATATTTTATAATCTAATAAGTATAGTAGTGATTAGATTATATGGGTATTGATTTCAGTGACGCCGACGGTATTGAACCCGAACTTCTAAAAGAAGCCCAAGATGGAGAGGAGTTAATGAAAAGTTCAACCGATAAAGGAAACTCGATTATTTCGCCGGAAACTGTGAAAAGGGACACTGGAGACGGGGGTGGAGGAGGAGGTGGAGGCGGTCAAAAATCATTCAAACAGGTTTTAAAAAATGCTGAAGCTGGTATGATTATCGTGAGTAGGACTGCGGACCAAGGTGGGTTTACAGGTCCAGAAAAAGACAAATTTGATTTAGGTCAAGCGTATAGGGAATGGAAAAATGCACGTAATGAAAATATTAATTGTCCTAATAAAATTGTAAAAACAAGTGTTCGATATACAACTTTAGTAAATGGAAAGGCCGGACAAAATGAAATAATAACGGCGCACCAGGACCATTTAACCACAAAAGAAAAGTGCAATAAGTCGGTAGGTCTCGTTATTGAAAAGGCCAATAACTACGTCAAAGTATTCAATCGTGTCGAAGAAAATCGCTTGAAGGAACAAAATATATATGATGTAGAACCGATGACGACAAATGTTGAACAATTTCAAACGCGTAGCGGTAGCGTCATTGAAGGGTTTGATTATTATAATGTTGAGAATTCTTATGTAGATAAAGGCACATTTAATCAACGTCTTCCGCGATACAATCAAATTGATAAAACAACATCAGACACAAGTAAATCAACATTACCATGGAATCAATATTATACCATTTGTACCGGATCATCTAATGAAGCATCATGTAAAGAAGCGCACAGAAAAAAAGACGAGTACATTTCAACTATTAATTATTTATTCGACCAAGCCGAAAAGAAACTTGCAGTGTATCGTACAGTCGCAGTTACTTTAAATAGTCAGGTTCCAGGTGTCAGTAATTCATTATCCAATTTAGTTGTGGGAACGAATACAGTAAAAACTTCTCTTGAAAATCAGAAGAAAGATATTGACTTATACAAACAACAGGCGTTGTACAATTATGACCAGTATAACAGTCTTTCATTTGTAGAAGATATGTTTATATTCGTTTATTATGCGGTGTTTGCGATATTTGTTTATATGTCAATACGCGATTTCTATTCATCTTATGTAGGTTACGACAAACGGAATATCATTATTCTTATATTATTAGGCGTATATCCAAAATATATATTGAAAATCGTATTATGGATATTAAATGGATTGACCGAAATAACACGGATGCTTGGTTTAAAAAATGTGAGTTTTTGGTATTAAGGATTTCATGTACTCGGTCGTGGTTGCTGCGGCGGCATTAATCATCCGCACTACCGCCACTGCTGCTGTCTTCTGCGTTGTCTTCGTCATCATCATAAACGATCCGGCATTTCTTCCACCCTTTACCCGATGGTTTACCGTATTTCTTCGTCATATAGTCATAGAGTTCATTGCCTTTCGGGATATTCTTACCATGTTGGACGACATACCATTTCTTGAACTCTTCATACAATTCGGTCTTCTTGATACACGTATCTTCGTCGGCCACGGGACGAACCTTGTCTCGAAAGAACTCCGACAAATAATCTTGTGTATTACGATACTTATTGCTGCTCGCAGTAACTGCCGCACACGTCCGCACCTTCCCATCTGTTTCAAATGCCTTCTTGACGAGCATCGCCATAAAGACATTTACCCATGTCTTGATTTTGACATCCAGATTCTTGTCAATAAGGAACTGATACGGTTCATCCGGGTCGTCGGATTTCGGTTCCTCACAGAATTTCGATTTATAAGGACACAAGCGGATACGACGCCATGTTCCGTCATCATTACTCTTGATATCAAAGAGCACATTTGTGCATACGACCAATTTGAATTGCGGAACGAATGTAATTGTGTTCTTGAAAAGCGCACGACCACTCATCTCATCACCGCCCGTTATTTCTTTCAGGATACCTTCATTGATTCGGTCACCTTTCGTCGGTTCCTGCATAACCGCATATCGCACACCTTTCAGGACGGCAAGTTCCGGGGAAGCGCCGCCGATCATTGCACGTTTCTGTGTAACAGCCGTAATGGGAAGGACGGCCTTATATTCGCCCATAACTGCCGACATCAATTCGATGAGTTTGGACTTGCCGTTGCTTCCTCCACCGATATAAATATTGAACGTTTGTTCACGGTTTGAACCTATAAGAACAGACGCCAGATGTTCCCACATATAAGTCCGCAGTTCGACTTCTGGAAAGAGTTGCATCATAAACTCATTGATTTCGTCGATTTGCTGTTGGTGTTTGTTTGTGTCCAGTTGAATATAGTCGATTTTCGTGGTCTTCGAAAGATTATCGTCAGGTTGACCACGTCGGAATATTTTGTGTGTGAAATCAATGACACCGTTCTTGAAACACAGGAGTTCGGGTCGTGTATCTATCTTCTCAATAAATTCATTGTCGTAGAATTGTTCGCGTACCTCGCGCATAATATTATTCTTGAAACTCGTTGTTTTCAGTTTGGTACAAATATCCACAATACGACGAGACCGCTTCCGAGTTGACGTATATTGGTCAGAAGTTGGATCTAATCCCGACGTCACATCCATAATCTCCCGGTGCTTCTTTGTATAAATATCGTGCATGTCTTTGGAGATGAGCGCACGAAGCGAATTCCCTTGGTCGCATTCGACCCAGCGGTTCTTGTCGAATTCATACCACTGATTATCTTTTACACTGACACATACGAATCGGTCTTTGAAAATCGTGTATAGCACCGTTGCCAAATCAACATCCGTCGACGCATCATTGGTCGTCTCATTACAGATGGTCTGGTGGATAAAGTTATCGATGGTTTCATTTCGGATGCGTGTATAATCCTCGAAACAATCGTTCTTCGCCCAATACATAATCGACCGGCGGGTCAAACCGTCGGGACTATACGGGAAATTACACCACGTATCATAACTCTTCATAATATCGGTGAATTTGAACTTGCTGGACTTCGCGCTGAAGAGCATCCACGAAAGGAATAATTTGTCGCTTGTATTATGAAGCGCCAGACCGACGCGCAACCATTTGTCGTACGGGTCATAATACTGTTCAGGCAGAGCCATCGTATAATGGTGTGTTTCGCGGATTTCATACTCTGTAGGTTCGAGCATACTCAACATTGTTTCCACCGCAATATTCAGTTCGGTCAAATTCGTGATTTTATCCATCATAATCATCCCGTTTTGTCCGACAATACCATTGCCAGCGCTGCCGGCCGCACCATTGCCTCCACCACCAGACAATACAAGACGAAGACGCCTACCTCCTTCCCCGTTGACTCCAACTGCACCTCCGGGACCTCCCGCGCCTCCTGCACCACTACGTTGTGGGCGTTGCTGATTCACTAGTGCGTCATATTCCGCCTTTAACGCCGGATTTGAACCTAATAGAGGAAATCGTGCATACACTGGTGCAGTGCTGCTGCTACTGCTACTGCTGAGCGCGGATTGTACCGATAATTTCGCGAATTCATCCTTCACATTAAATTTGCTCGTTTTCTCTTCCTGACACATCCATGCACATTCATCATCTTCTGGGTCACGCATCATCACGAAGTGATACTTCAACATATATGCTTTATGTCCAGGTTTGCGCGAACCGTAAAGTTGCCAGTTTGTATGACCCCGCGAGATACCTTCATCCAGGACATCATTCCATGAATTCGTGATCGGTAAATCCGTCCATATTTCCTGTAATTCTTTCAACATTCTCGACCTAAGCATTCGTTGGATGGGTCGATCAATCATCGCGCCAATCATCATATGAATCCCGTCCTTTGTTACGTCGTCCAGTTGGTTGACGTCCGCCTTTTCGAAGATATAAACGGGGATTTTCACATCGGTCGGGAACTGAATCAGGGTTTCAAGCATTTCAATATAAGATTGAATCATATCGAGTATATGTTCCTTCAAATGCTGACGCTTGGTAATACTTGTTTCATACCTGAAATCGAAATCCACCATAAGTGGTCCACACTCCGGATTCTGCTTTTCGGTCAAATATTCCTGCTTTCCATTTTCAAACACATGAGTATAGTATTTCCGCCAGAAAATCGGCAATATGACAGGAGGGATTGTATAAACACCGCCATGGATATTCAAGGTTTTATCACCGATTCGGGTGTGTGTGTAAGCCTCGCCTGGTTTTGATACATGATGTTTCATAAATTGTTCGTATGTCATCCCATTACATAATGACTGGTACGCCGCAGTCGATGAATCCGCGCCCGCGCTCCCGCCCGTCGCCACCAACGACTCATCGGCGCCACCACCGTTTAATAAAGTTGTCATTGTATAACTCTCGTCGCCTTGTTGTATTACTGGTTTTGTCTGGAAAAAGTTCAATTTTGTTTAAATTATGAATTGAAATACGAGTCTAAGACACCGTTGGTTATACTATATAATACAAAGGTTTTATCTCATTTTGTCTAAATTTGATCCCCCTAAAACACCCATTCGACTTTTTCGTTGCGTCCGACCCCCAAAAAAGGGGGATACTTTCATTTTCGATTTCCTGGACAGAATACTTTTGTAAAAAACCGATTCCACCCGTAGATTTTTTTTTTGAGAGTCGCTGAGGGTAAACGAGACCATATATCGTAAGGGTATTTTTTATCAGTGCATTATGGTCTGGGTTGTTGTCGGTGTGTCGCACGTTTTCTGCGGGATTATGCTCACGGTTCGCTCCGAAAATGGTGCCGTTTGGAGGGTCGGTGGCGGTGGCGGCCCGAGTGGTCGATGAAATAATAAACATAAAAAGAATTCATGTAAATTGTGTAAACCATTCTATTTGTATTTGTATTTGTATTTGTATTTGTATTTGTAATAGTGATGAATCCAACAGATCCTCCTCAACCCCCAGCAACCGTTAGTGTCTCTATCCCCAAAGAAACTATCATGCGACTTTTGAAGGATATAAGGTGTGTCATGTCTGATAAATCATTAGAAGAAGGTGGTATTATGTATCGGCATAGTGAAACCGATATATTGACCGGATTTGCATGTATTGTGGGTCCATCGGATACCTTGTATTTTGGCGGATACTATTATTTTATGTTTAAATTCCCGACGAATTATCCGCATTCGCCGCCTATTGTATCCTATTTGACGAATACGGGGGGTATCCGGTTTCATCCGAACTTTTACCAGAATAAGAAGGTGTGCGCATCTATTGTAAATTCGTGGCGAGGTGAACAATGGACAGGGTGTCAGAGCATAGAGACGATTTTAGTTACATTTCAGTCTCTTCTTGATAAAGAACCGATGTTACACGAACCGGGTATTAGAGCTCAGCACCAGGATTTTAAATCATATCATACGATTGTAGAGTATTATAATTATGAATTCGCATGTATGCGCTTATTAATGGACGTCCAACAACATATTGCTTTAGAACCGGCGTTTATCCCGAGTTTTGATGAGTTTATGCTCCGGCATTTTCACAAAAATAAAACGACCATTCGAGAGATTTTGCTTGAAAGGAGTAAAACAATCCCGGCCAATACTATGCTTCGTATATCATTATACGGAGGAATGTCAAGTAGTATATCATATCAAGCACTTCTCGAGAGATTTGATACGGCGTTTATGACCGCGGTCAATGAAAAGATGACCGGGGTTTGACATGTGACCCATCGTCGTAAATACCGATTTTTTGCGTTCAGCAATAAAATTGACAGTATTGCGTTCAGCAATAAAATTGACAGTATCTAACTGTATTTTTTGCGTTCAGCAATAAAATTGAAATTATTTGTCTATATATATAATATCCAACACACCAACGCGTCCCCAACAATGCATTTCTGTTCCGTATGTGGCAATATGTATTACATCAGTATAACTGCCGAAAATGAACTACAGTATTATTGCCGAAACTGTGGACACGTCGATGACACGATTGCGTCCGAGAATATTTGTGTTTCGAAAGTGAATGTCAAGCATACGACAACTCCACAGACGTTTTCACAAGTCGTCAACAAATATACGAAATTGGATCCAACATTGCCGCGAATCAATACAATCAGGTGCCCCAATGATGAATGTCCTAGCAATCGGAAATTTGCCGGCGCAAGCGGCGGAGGCGGCGGAGCAGAGGATGGCGACAAGAAAGAAAAGAAAAGCGAGGTTATTTACCTCCGGTATGACGACACGAATTTGAAGTATGTTTATTTGTGTGCTACATGCGACAAGGTGTGGAATACCGAGCAACAATAGATTCCGTTCGATTCCATTCGAAATAATTGGATTATTTTTCATTCCATTCGATCCCGTTCGATTCCATTCGATTCCATTTCATTCCATTACTTTATTTCGTAAAATTGAAACATAATAAAGTAATATATTCTATGTATATAGCAGAGAGAGATCTGATGGCAAGTCTACTTAAATCGGCACCTGGAGTCGAAGATATAGAAGAAGAAGAAGAAATAGTGGATTTGGCGGTAGATACAGACGATGAAAGTGGAGGAACGGCAACCGACGCCGAAGGTGATTCCGGAAGTGAAAGTGCCGGTGCGGAAGATGACGACGAGAGCGACGCTGGAACTGAAGAAGGAGGAGGTGGTGCAGGCGATGCTGAAATAGAAGGTGGTGCAGAAGGTGCAGAAGGTGGTGGCGAAGAAGATGAAGAAGGTGCCGGAGGAGGCGCTGCGGCCAAACAAAAGAAAAGCAACAAAAAAAAGGGTGCGACAAAGAAGAATATCGAAGATGACCTTACTTTACTTGGTATTCCACACGGACTTACATTCGACGACGACGACGATGATGAAGACAATGATAGCGATGAACCGGATAACGCCGAATATTTCCAAAAACTCAAATCAAATGTCCGTGACAGTTTTGTTTCGACGTATCATCCCGAGTCATTTTCAAACAATTACGATGAGATACAAGCACTTTCGCGTGTTGTCCGGAATAGCGCGGGAGTTATTGTGGATGATTTACACAAAACAATCCCGATTATGACGAAATATGAAAAAACACGGATTTTAGGACAACGCGCCAAACAAATCAATGAAGGAGCACAACCCTTTATTAAAATCGATTCAACCGTTATTGATGGATACCTTATTGCAGTGAAAGAACTTGAACAGAAAAAGACGCCGTTTATCATTCGACGACCGTTGCCGAATGGAGGGTCGGAATACTGGCGTATTCAGGATTTAGAGATATTGTAGAACGGTTACGGTCACGGTCAATCCAAACAAAATAAAACACGGAAATGAAACTTCAAAAACGATCCATCATCTTTATATTTTTGCCGGTTTTTACTACTAAATGTGGTTTGATCCCATTTTTGTTCAACACCTCCGTCAGTAAGAACAGTATCTCTAGTTGTATGATAACATGATGACAAACAAAATGTACATAAAAAATCGGATCTATCTCGTGTTCTCGGAGTTGGCGGCGATGCCATTTGTTTTTTATAGTAGTCATCACGCAATTGTTGTAAATTTTCATTGCTTAACGCATGTCTGAAATAACCGGCTCCGCCGCAACCGTCGCTATCGCTACTACTATTACTCTTTACGCTGTTTTCACTATCACACCGTTTCATTCTTGGTGTGATACAATTATTGATATATTCCATTTAATATTATTAGTATTACAATATTATATTATTAAATATTCTCGGTCGACGATCGACACTGCGTTAGCACTTCCAGCGCTTTCCACATTCCAAACATGTGACAAATGTCGTCATCGGTTCATCAGCCGAGCGTGTCTGAAGTTGATAATACGTGCACTTCTTCGATTTACACTTATTGCATGTGAAATTATCCGTGGACGCTTCAATATTCGGTTCATATTTCTGTTTATCACGCACTTTCTTGTCTTCGATGAGTTTTTTCCATTTGTCAGGACATATTTCCTGGTGGGTCATAAACGCCAAATCCTTCGCGGAGATCGTTTTCTCGAGTATCAATGCGACCACATTCGGTTTTTTCAAATTAATATAAACTGAACGCAGGCGGTCAATATATAACGTCACAAAGAACGGATTGGACCACTTCTTCACAATATTGTTTTTTGATGCATGTTGAATCGCCCAATTATATACCCCTTTTTCAATATTGGTTGATATTTCTGGGTCACATGTCAAATCGGGGTCTGATGCGGATGTAGTATCCAATATTGTATTCAGACGTTTTCTGACTTCATTTCGAAACTGATCAGGGTACGCGATTGTATCGATGGTTGACATCTCGGTTGGTCGGTCGGTGGGTGGGGTTTGTGTAATGTATAAAAATCTCTTTAATAATAATCGATCAATTTTATAAAAAATAAACATTACAAATATTATTATTTATTTCTTATTATTATTACGAATATGAATCTTCACTCAATTCAGAATCGCAACTATCGCCAAGTATAGCCGCAACGGCAGCAGCAGCAGCAGCAGACCTCGCCAATTCATCCTTCTTTGTGGGTTTTTTTTTGGGAGCAGATGTGGCCGCGGACGTGGATACGGATATGGAACCCGTCTTTTTAATGGATGGAGTAATCTTCCGGTTAATTGCACCACTACTACTGCTTGAATCCGTATCCGAAATTGAATCTGTCTCCGTCTCCGTCTCCGTTACAAACTCGCTTTCGGTTGTTGTGGAATCAGATTTGATTGTTTTACTCTTCTTCGGTTTGTCGCCATCGAGGTCGCTACTGCTTGGACTGTCATCTACTATAAACCCATCCTTCAAATAACCATTCGCGGTTTTTTTACATGCAGGAACAAACGCAAGTTCGTCAATCTCATTTTCGTCGTCTTTTGCAGTTGCAGCCAAATCTTCAAACCCACCGAAAAGTTTCTCATAGATCTTATTCCATAATTCAATCGAAAGATCGCAGGCGCTTTGAGTGTCGATACGTGCAACAAGTGCGATATTTCCGAAAAAGATAATCTCGTCGATGGGTGGCGGAAGTTCATACTTATTCTCTTGACCCGCGCGTCCGTCTGTCTTACACCAGACATCGATATAAATATATGACGCACCCGCACCCACACCTTTATCGCCTTTCTTCTTGTTCTTATATTTGTATGTATGATAACAACTAAACCCGTCGCTTTTCTTATTGGCGCACTTTTTAGAAAGTATATTTGCCAATTCAGCGAGGGTCGTTTCTTTGTTTGTTTCCACATTCGTTTCAGTCAAAGAACCGGTCTTCGATACAATCACAATTTTCGTCTTTTCCGCGTCGGTTGGCATGGTGGTGCTATGTATATTATATAATCAACAACTTTCTAAATCAGTTTTTTGTACGCTCGGTGCATGGAAACACACATAAACATAATTTGGATATTATGTTATACCGCGCCGGCAATAACCACCGACCATCATGTCGCATGTACGCGCACAAAAGAAAAATCAAAATGCTAGACAGGCAATGGTTATATCTGGACTTAGCACAATCTATAGAAATACGAGCGCCAGCCACGCGATCAAAACACAACAACAAAGCGCACCACGTATTTACTTTTTAAATATATCTCTCGACGACATCAATAAACTCTATCCGAAGATCTGTCAAATTATAGAAAAGGGGAGTGCCGTCAATGCAGCCGGGAATACCCGATACCATGTAAAAACCAAAACCGAGCATCTATTAATAACTGGAACCGATATTTATGAAATCGGATTATCAAAACCAGGTCTTCAATTACGTACGCCGGTTGACGGTATTGTAACAATAAAGGAGATAAATGTGAATGTCACTGGTTACGACGGTGGAGATAAACCGAGAGATTATAACATCCCAGTTCTCATTGATGAAAGTTATTACGAATTAATACGGGATACTCCGAATGAAACGTCTACATCCTCGACCCAGATCCAACCTAACCATAAGTATCTCGTCCAGACAAAGAAAATAATCAAGTTACATGTAACATCGCCCAATTCATTTGTATTTGTAGTAGACAGTGACAGTGACAGCGACGGAACCCATGTCATTGATTTTTATATGACAACCGAAGATGGTATTATTCCGCAAAGCAATAAATTGAATAATACATTCAGGGAAGATATGATTTCGTTTTTATTACAGTTCAAATTATGTTCGTAATATACACGTGAATACTACTATTATAAATAAATAATTATGATCTGGTTCATTCAAAATATTGCTTTTTCAATAAGTCTAATCGTAATCATTCATTATTTATATTTATACTTTGAGTCGACCCTGACAACTCCGAAGGTGAAGGATTTGATTCACTGTCCAAAACAGAAATACAATTCCTTATTTGAAACTATAAATCGTCAATTGAACATATCTGATACGAAAGACCAGAACAAGGAACATTTAGGAATAGTTCCAATAAATAGTAAGAACAGTGTTCCTGGTCTCGACACAGGTCTCGACAGTAATGGACCATCGATGGCAACAAACACCGCGATGAAAAATGACCTAAAATCGTTTTTAAGAACGATTGGATTAAAAAGACAAGCGACCACACAACCACCGAAGGCAGCCTACGAAATGAATTAAAGTCATTAGTATAACTATAGTATAGTATAGTATAGTATAGTATATCATACACAATGCGAACATTAAACAATTCCGATGTTGAAAGTTTACTGTCTAATTTTCCAACAACTAGACTTTCTTATGAAGTTTCTGTTCATAAGAACGACAATCCGGTCGCCGGTGCTGCGACCACTGCACCCCCACGCGATAGTAAATGTTTTATTATCCCCAAAGGTCGGCGTTGTATAGCGTGGGCTACGGAATGGAACCGTAAAAAAATCTTCGCGATCATCGAAGTTCAAACCCAGCGAAATCAAATCCCGGTCCCATTTCGGAAATTCCATGAATCCAATGGATGGTATCCAGGTCCGGTTCATATGTTTGATACATGTTTTCATTCATCTTTAACTTATGGAACTGTATTCGGTGGTGTATTATTTCGAACCCACCGTGACCAGCAATGTTTTTCCATAAATCACATTTATTGGTATAAGGGATCACAAGTCCCGAATTTGACATTATCCGGTCATGTCGAATTATGCGAGAATATATTTACGAATGATCAATCTCTCCGTCAGGTTGCATATACACAGTCGAACAGTATTGTATTTGGATTGCCTGTATTATATTCGTTTGCAGTTGAAGCCGTGTATGATGACGCATTTCTTCAGTCTTTTCCTTATCTGGTATATTCCATTTTATATAGAAGTAATACGACCACGCGTGTTTATTGCCAGAATCTGATGACCTCGGTATCGCATACACCGTCGCGTAATTTCACCCAGCAGTCCACGCCTGCTGCGCCCATGCCTGCACCTCTGCACGCACCAAGACCTACGCCAGCACCTCTTCCCGCAGTCACGCCAACGCCCGTTGAATATATAAAACCCGACGATGATATGCTTACAAATATACACGCCGTATTTATCGTTCGACCAAACGTCCAAAACGATATTTATGAACTTTTTGTAAGCGCCGGCAATCCGCGAAATGGAACCGACCACACCCTATTCCATAATTTCGCACACATCCCGAATTTTAAAACAAGTATAATGATGAACCGATTATTTAGAAATATCCGGGAAAACGAGCGTTTAGACACGATGGAAGAAAGCGAGACGGAAGAAGAGTTTGAGAATATTGAACTCGATAAATATGTGTCTCTTCATAAAGAATACAAGTTGTTATGTAGATTGAATAAGAAATTTTGTCGATGGGTGCCGATTTCAGTGGCGCCTGTAATATCCGAGGTAGTCAATGACTTTATCGTGAAACAGCATGAATCACGATATAATATTACGTATCGGCGGTCGGCGATGGCGTCGGCAGCGTCATCTTCGTCGTCGGCAAGACGACCCTTTGCTCGATTCAATAATCGATGAATCAATGAATCGATTATAACATAAAAATATTTGCTGTATAACTATAATCAATGATGTCTTTTACCCGATCAGTATCTCTTCATTCACTTCATTCTGTAAATATGAGAAATGTATTGAATGAAATGCGTCGTTGTTTACCGTATGTAGCCCCATATTACGCTATTGGGTCGAATTCGTCGCCGAATCTTCTATCATATCTTCGCGAACAGAAAGTCGGTTTAGTTTCTTGTAAAAATCACCGGATTATCTCGCCATCTAATGAATATATCGTGCGTAGTGTAGATGATATTGTAAAGGTGCGTACGGGTACGGGTACAGGTCCGCGTACGGGTACGCCGACATTATGGGTAAAAACTACCATTTCAAACGACGGTGTCGAGAGAACAAGAGAAATGTTTGAATACATCTGGGCGCATAAATGTATCTTGAACGGCATTGTATTTGATATCCATAATTTTACAAATGGGTATATTCCTCCAACGATGTATAGTTATAAGATCGCAACGGAATACGTATTTAGAAATATTGTTGTCCCCTTTGAGCAGGAATACGGAATTCAAACCCCCGCGATTATGATTGATGGACGGGATCATATCACCCAATTGCGTCATTTGTCCGAACTTCATTATTATGCACTTAAGGAATCTTCGGTTATCGGTGGATTCGCGCGGAAAAAACCTGAATTGCGTTTGATACTAGGGGCGTTGTTTGATTCGGTTGGGTTATCTGGTAGTAACGGCGGTGGTGGCGGTAGGGTTCTCGCGTCACATGAATATCCGTGATTTATTGTAATTGTAATTGTATAATATAATATAATATTATATATATAATGTCTGATACTCATTCCGAATCCGCATCCGAGTCCGGTCCACAGCAAGGTGGTGCGCGTAGGCGTAAAATCGGTCTAGGCGGTGAACATATGAATCTCCAGCCTTCCGCCCCCATCAGCGGTCAAAAAATCCGTAAAGTCAAACCGTTTGTTTTTCGTAACCAGCAGAAATATTTAGCGCGTCTGCGTTCATCTCCTTGCCGTTCAGTCACCAAGCGTAAATGTAATAGTCGTAAGTTGCGTCAGAGTTGCAAGTATGCTCGCGGAACCAAGCGCACATTCTGCCGCAGGCGTTCAAATAAGAACTATCGCGCGTAATTGTTTTATTAATTCGTATATATTAAAATACTAATATACGTAGTAATTATACTACGTATATATATAATACTAATGTCATCGCAATATTTACATTCAAATCCCTTGGCGGAGCATAATTCGGGTATTGCGTTATCAAGCAAACAGGTCCCGGTCCCGGTTGGTGGAACGGGGAATATGTATATGGGTCAAGGCGGGCGGGCGTTCGTTCAAGGCGGAGGTGGTGCGAGTCAGTTTTATTCGTCTGATGTAGGCAACCCTGCGAACGCTCACGCTCACGGGTCGTATGCACCAGTTACTGTCGGGTCTAACTCGATCGCGCGTGGTGGTGGGAAGAAGCGCAGTGGACGTAAGGTGAGAAAGTCTGTTCGTGGAAATAAAAAGTGTGGTAATATATGTAATAGTAAATGTAAATGTAAGTCGTGTCGTAAGTGTGGTAATATATGTAATAGTAAATGTAAATGTAAGTCGTGCCGTAAGTGTGGTAATATATGTAATAGTAAATGTAAATGTAAGTCGTGCCGTAACAAACGCATGAGTCGTCGGCGTGGTAGTCGCCACATGCAACAGTATGGTGGCAGTAATGCTGCGTATTCGATTGCTGGTGCAGCGACTGATGTGAATCGAAGCACTACTGCTCTCGCAAACCCGGCGCCATATACTGCTTATAATAGCTGTCATCCGGTTGCTTGATTCAATTCATTTCGTTCGGTTCACTCGGTTACGTTTCACTCGGTTACGTTTCACTTCACTCCTCCAATTTGAACATACATTTCCCGTCCATCTTCGGTATTGTCGTCTTCATCTTGGATTTTGCACTTGATTCCGTCGTCACCGAGAGAACACCCGTTTCTTCATCGATTTCAATAATATCAGCGTCAGCAAGTTCAAGGTCCCGTGCATTCGCAGACCCAGTCTTCGCAGTCACAACCGGAGGTTGATATTTCATCGTCCAGTTGTTTTTATAATATCCTTCCGTGTCCGTCATCACGATACGATATCTTTGTTTAATATAGTATGTCTGGCGTTTCAACCACTGTGCGCGGAATAGATCCTGTGGGTCGATAATGTCGATAACAAGCGGCGATGAGTGTTTAACACGCAGAATCCGTCCCACTGACTGACAAACATCCGTCTTCGGTGACGCCATTATCAGCGTAGTCAGTGTCTTGATATCCAATCCCTCCGACGCCATCGCATACGTCGCAATAATCACCTTCTTACTCTCACTCAATTTCAGCGCCGCCTCTTTCATCCCGCCGACATAATACCCTACCGTCGCGATTTTCCGGTGTTCAATCGCATCGTGGAAATATTCAAGCAGTGACCGATTATGCGCCAGTATCATCACTTGCTGGTCAGGATTCGTCGCCAGTTCATTCTGTAGGACATCCAGGACAAACTCGCTCCGCCGATTATAATTACACACTTTAGAAATCATCGTACTGAATTTCGGGTTGCCACGATAGTCGTATTCAGTCAGATTAAATTCGGCATCATCCACTTTATATTGGATCCCTTTGACGATCACCGCATGAGATGTCGTGTCGTTTTTCTCTTTATGAACTACATCTCCCAAGAAATGTTTGAATACTTTCGTCAGACCGTCCTTACGCACCATCGTGCCTGATAATCCGAGTGTATATTTAGTGACAATCTTCATCATACATCGGCAGAATACCTCGGCCGACATATGATGACATTCATCGTATACAGTGAGCCCAAATGTGTTGAACATATCTCTCGGATATTCCTTCATAGACAGTGATTGAAGCATCCCGATGACAATATCTTTATCATCGATATCTAGGATTTGTCCTTGGATCATACCGACGCGTGCTGCCGGCAGGAACTGCTGAATTCTCTCGATCCATTGATTCAAAAGGAAACTTTTATGGACGACGACGAGAGTTTTAACACGAAGTCGGGCGATCACATTGAGCGCCATAACGGTCTTTCCTTTGCCCGGGTCGACGTCGAGGAGACCCCCACCGCCCATCCCCTGGTTTTCGGGTTTGGTGACTTGATGGATGTATTTATCAACAATGATGTTCTGATATTCACGCATCTCGCCGGCGAAGACGAGAGATTCAGATACAGGCGCACCTGGAGGAATCCGCGTTTCTTCAGGGAATCCGTATATTTTGGTCCCATAAAACCGCGGAATATATATCTTTTTTGAACATTCGCGATAAATTGGGAATTTAGGTGGTTGGACTGGTGCTTTAGGAACATACGCGCCAACAGTTAATTCATCTCTCAACAACTTCAGGTCTTCCGCATCCATACATTCTTTTAGAAGAGTATACCCTCGCGGGCCATAGTAGGTAGTTGACGCGGACATTGTTGGCGAAAACGGTAGCTGTAGATTTAATATAATAACGTCGAGAGATTTCAATTGTATTTGTTTTAGTATCTGTATTTGTTTTAGTATTCGTATTATATTATTCTGCGTATAGAATATATAGTATTCACGACACACATAAATATACCATGGATACACTTCGGACATTAATGCGTCAAGAAAAGCAGCACGAGATTGTTATATTCGTATTGCTCGTTTTGTATATTGTTTTTACACCGGCAGTTCCTCTCGGGTTGGCGCAGTACGCCGAGAGCACATACGGTCAAATCGCCGTTGTCATTCTCGCGATAACCCTGTTTTTAAGCACCAACCCCGTCGTCGGTATTCTGGCGTTCTTTGCAGCGTATGAGTTTATTCGCAGGTCCAGTCGCGCCACCGGCGTTTACGGTCTCGAAACATTCTCACCTACAGAGCAAAAGAAGCAGGAGGTAATGACCGCTATGAATCCTGCTGCGTCGAAGACTCTAGAAGAGGAATTGGTTGATAGTTTAGTTCCAATCACCCCTAATAATGATATCGGTTCAAGTGATGGTGGTTCTTTTCAACCTGTTCTAGGTCCACTTTATGGCGCCGTTGAACCTGAATATGATGGGGTGATGTAATCGACCGTGAGGTCTTGTCCGTCCCGTCCGGACCTGTTCCCATCCGGTCCCATCCTGACTACGTTTTTCATTTCGTTGATTTAATTAACGAAACGAAACAATAATATGTCTGTGTGTGTCGAAACCGATACACCACTACCATCCGCCGCCGCTGCCACCCCCGCTCTGTACCGACCCACTCGCATTCACTTTATTGCCTATCCTATTGAATATAAAGCGGAACATATAAAAGAGGATCGCGGCCAACATTAACCCGAACATTGTTCCAATAAGTGCGCGAAATATATCGTCATTCAATAATGTATCCATATTCAAACCCACCTTGCTCAAATCCAACTCGGCCAAACTACCGAGTTCGCCATTATTGGCCGATTGCTGGTATAATACAGTCCCGTCTTCCCCAGTCGGATTACATTTAATGTAAATATCACCGTTGCCTTTGGCGTTATTCGCACCACGTTTGTTATAATAATACAAATTTTTAGGCATATTATTCTCAGAAATTGGTCCGGTTGTTGTGATAGATGAACTACGAGATGGGTCGGTAAGACTAGTCAGTGAGTCACGGTATACCATTATTGCGTCTTTTTTGTGATAGACGATATAATTATAGGTTCCGGTGAATTGCGGTAATAAATGACGTCCGACATACGTGAAAAACCCCTCCTTTGGAATAAGATTTCCTAAATTGAAGTTATTCACGTCGGAGATAAACTTACCGGCTGTGCTTGATCTGTTTGGTAGGTCCTGAAGTATCGTATTCATAATATCGGAACTCTGTTTTCCGCTACCGTTGCCGACATTTATCGGGATAGACACGATCAAATTGCGACCGTCGGAACTTGAATGATAGGCCAACAATTCAGCATCAGCCACCGCACCATCATAACGATGAAGGGATGGTTGATAAATGTGGATATGCTCTACTTTATAATCGACACCGTTATATTTGGCCGGATAGATACCGCCACTACCACTATCGTAAGGAATGCGTAAATATGAACCTTTGTGATAAACATTACATGTGCTCGTGTTATACTGATATGAAAAATTACAGGTGGACGAGCATGCACGGTCTTCTTTTCGCATAACATCAGATGTAAGATTTACCGGCGCATCCCGACTTGATTTTGAACTCATTATATTACTACTAATATTAGAATTGTTATTATTTATTGGTAGACTATATATTATATTATATATATTTTATGTATATGAGAATTATAATAGAATTATAATAGAATTATAATACAATGAAATTAACACGAAATAGAATACGAAAGATTCATAGACAAAAAAATCAGAGTGTTCGCAAATGGAAAAAGATACAGCATCGTAAAAAGTCCCGGCGGTATAATACATTTAGACGGAGTTCATCGTTATCGTCGCCGTCGTCTAAAGAGATGCTCGATTTTCAACGGAAACGATTATTGACTCCATATAATGATGAGGTAATACCCGGACCTGCGAAATTAAACCATGTATTAAATAAGACACTGAAAAATTATATACCATCATCAGTGTTGAAGTATTTAAAACAGAAATATAAGAATATTAAACGTGCGAAACGGATGTCGAAGGTGATGACGGGAGGAGGAGAGAGTCTGTTTGACTTAATGTTCGGGATCGTTACTACTGCGGCTGCCCTTTCTGCTAATGCACCAGCACCAGCACCAGCACCAGCACCAGCACCAGCAACAGCACCAGCAACAGCACCAGCAACAGACACAAACACAGACACAGACACAGACACAGCACTAGCACCAGCAACAAAAGACGGTGCTGTAGACGAAGTATCAAAGGAAGGCGACTCCGAAGGCGAAGGCGACTCCGAAGGCAAAGGCGACGCAAAAGACAAGAAAAAAAAGGCCAAATTAAATTTAGGACCAGAGATAATCGGTGATATTTCTCTCCACGTTGAAAGTTACACATTAAAATCATCAGAAGTCTACCATTTCATCGATTTTCTTATTAATTCAGGAAAACCGTATTATATCCAAATTAAATCAAAGGCTAGCGACGAAAAACAATTAAATATTTCGGATACAGATATATTCGAATTGCGGCGTATCCTATACGGAAATTACGCAACAAATGCGAGATTTGAAATAAAAGATGGTAAAGATAAAATACCCGATGATAAACTCGCGCTGTATTTTAAATCACCGGATGTTGTTGGTATTGCAGGCGGCGATTCCATATCAATCGACGGGGGTGGAGAAATTATGATTTATACCGGTGAAACGGCGCAAGTTATGGAAACGTCCACCGATAAAATTATCAATTTAAAGATTCAAGGTAATGACAAAGAGGTATCTGTTACCGACGCAAAGCGACTCTATAAACTTGGCGGGAATGGGCAAGCACCGGCGTCCATTAAAACGGTAGAAATGCGACAGAGTTTCGGAAACAATATTAGTGAAACAGAGTTCCGTGCACAAATTTCGCCAGTTACACAAATAACATTGAAGAATGCGTCTGGGGGGTCTGAGTCCAAAACCGATGATAAAGAGGAAGTGTTTTCGGATGAATCAAATACATATATTGTGAACTTCAGTGAAGGAAGTCAAGTGACATCTATCCAAACATTACGTAAATCTCTCGAAGTTGCGCGTAAGAACCTCATCGATGAAGAGGAAGACGGCAAATTTGCGGCGCTTGGTATTTTCAAAATGTTGAACGACTTATTAAACAACCCTGAATTTTCTAAAACCGAAGGGTATGAGGACTTTAAGGAGTCGGTATTTAATTTTTCGTATAAAATCCCTGGTATGGAAAACAAATATGGGTTTATACAATTGAAAACATTTTTCGAAGAGAAAGGCGATGCGTTACCGGCCGGTTTAGTAAAAGAATTTTGGAAGTTATTGTCGTTTCTTGGACACGGACCTGGTGGCGAAAATTCCGCCTGTCTTGCATTTGATAAACCCGGATTGCCGGTTAAAGTATTGACAACATTGACTCCTTTGGCGGATGGAACTACAAAACAAACATCCCAAATATTTAATGAAGGAATTGTGCCGACGATTGCGACATTACTCGAAAAAGGGTTGGGTGGGACTACAGAGGGTGACGACGATGAAGACGAAGACGAAGGCGAAGGCGACGACGAAAACGACGACGAGGGCGGCGATGAAGCAACCGAATCACCCACAGAAGACGCAACCGAAGCAGAAGCAACCGAAGCAGAAGCACCCGAAACAGAAGCACCTACAGCAGAAGAAGCGGAACCAACAGCAGAAGCAAGAGCAGAAGAAGATGCAGCAACGGCCGCAGAAGCAACAGCAGAAGCAACAGCAGAAGAAGATGCAGCAACGGCCGCAGAAGCAACCGCAGCAGAAGCCAAGAAAAAGGAGGAAGAAGACGCAGCAGCAGCCGCAGAAGCAACCGCAGCAGAAGCCAAGAAAAAGGAGGAAGAAGACGCAGCAGCATCAGCATCAACAGCAACAGCAGTAACCGACAATAATAACGCCGCCGCAACTGCTGCAGCACTCGCAGCTGCTGCTGCTTTCGCAATGACGGTCGCCAATACTGGTGCCGATACAACAGGTTTGAAAATAGAAGAAGTTGATATTAAGAGAGTATGGGGTGAGTGGCAAAAAGGATACATTATAAAACGATATACATCACCCCCAATGATATTAGTTCATTATATGGGAGAATTACTATATTCCGACGAATTTATTCCGGCATCTAAAGAAAGCGAAATAATACGTCCAAGAACTAAAGAATCGATAATTGGAAGTGATGGTATAAACGATACAAAACCAGAATTGCTTAAGAGTTTTTATACTGACTCGATCATGAGTAATTATGATATAGACGCTAAAAACAAAGCAACCGAATCCACTTCAGGACAACCTTTGGAGAAGCAATTGGGGGTCAAGTCTTCGGTATACAGTGGGCCTAGGTCAATTAACGAGGGCGGTGGCAATAAACGCAAAAATGTGAAAACCAGGCGTCGAAACAAACCCGCGAAATAAGTATTTGAATCTATATTATGAATAATAAAACACCGGGTTGTGTTATTATTCGGTGGTTCCGCTACGCTCGGTTCCGCTACGCTCGGTTCCGCTACGCTCGGTTCCGCTACGCTCGGTTCCGCTACGCTCGGTTCCGCTACGCTCGGTTCCGCTACGCTCGGTTCCGCTACGCTCGGTTCCGCTACGCTCGGTTCCGCTACGCTCGGTTCCGCTACGCTCGGTTCCGCTACGCTCGGTTCCGCTACGCTCCACTAAAACGGTAAATACCTCAACGATGCGCTATCATACGCCGACACCTTGAACGCATCATTATACCCTTCAACGTATACCATATCCCCGCTACTTACATTATTACATCCATACTCACCGGTGCCGCTTTTACCGTTTACTGTAATCGGCAATTTGATCGCGTTGTTCTTATCACTTAATGTATAAAACTGCCATTTATCCCGATTTGTGAATAAGGGGCGCCCGATTAATGGGAGAATCGTTTCTTGTCCGTTGCCTCCACCGCCGGTGCCACCATTTCCATTACGCGTGAGTATTCCAACCTGACGATATGTCGTGTCAACTGAACGGGTTGGCACATTTACGCGCACACCGGCAACCCCGACGTCACCGCCGCCCCCACTGCCGAATCCGTACCCGCCGTAATGTATCGTTTCAACGCCGCCACGTATATCATACATCGGGGTAGTAGAACCTACCGAGTTATCGCGTAAAGGTGGAACATACGGATTTAATAATACATCCTGATTCGATGATGGACCGCCGATCCCGAAATCTAAGAAATCAGATTGTGCTGGAGGTGGTTGTTGGATAACCATTAGTCCGCCATGACCGTGACCACCGTGACCACCGTGTCCACCGTGTCCGCCGTGACCGCGCCCGAAATAACGCACCATAAAAAACACACAAGCAATAATAACGACAATTATAACGAAAAATGATATATTTTCAAAACAAAACACACCAGGTGGACATCTTCGCGCCATTCTACTTCTAAATATCTATATATACAATGGATTATATATATAGCGAACGATAGTGAGCCGGTGATAGTGAACCAGCGAATGCTAGTGAGCAAACCGGCGAACCGGCGAACCGGCGAACGAATTACTTTGCGACGGCCTTTGCTGGCGCAAACCCCTTCAACATTTCGGTAATACCGCCAATACCACCACCTCCAGTGATTTGTTTCATAAACCCTTCAGCCGATTTCAATAATGGACCCATATCCTTCATATTCTCCATCAATTGTTTTTGCTGGTTCATAAGAGATTTCGTCTGATCGGTTAATCCGCGCACACCATCCTCGCCGATGATATTTTCGATATTGTCATACGCCTGCTCTAATGTGGATGCATAATCAATACGATTTCTTTCTGGCGCGGTTTTTTCAGCACTATGGTCTTTTCCATCATAACTTGCGGGAGACAATGGTGTCATCCCCTGCTTACTACCAGTTTTAGGTTTGCTTTCACCAGTAGCAGTAGTAGTTTCACTCTTGACTGCGGGCTTGTCTGCTGCGGGCTTGTCTGCTGCGGGCTTATCTGCTGTGGAGGGAGGTGTTGCCGCGGCAGCCGTAGTGTCCTTATGCAACGTTTCTTCGCCTTCTATATTTTCCGTATCGTCCTCTTCATTTTCATCAGTATCAGACTTCTTCTTCTTCTTTTTCAGTGTATCAGCACCTTCTTTTGATGAAGATTTCATCCCCTCTATACTTCCACCGATGTGTAACATATCTAAAATCGTAACTGAAATGAACGCCGTCAATAACACAATAATCATATTTTTACTAAAGTATGTCATAAGAACCCCAATCAACGTGAGTAAAATGACGCCATTAAAGTTACGATTGGCTAAAAAACGGAGTATGGTTACCAATACGGCAAACAAACTACCGTATAAAACAAACTTATTTTGAAAAAACGGCGAATACAATAACTTGTTTATGTAGCCCATACTGAATGAATGAATCGAAATATATACAATATCAAAATATAATAAATTGATATTGAATATTATATATATAAGAAAGGGATTGAGTGTTTTATCTATTATGTCTCGGTATGAAATAGGGTTGTGTCAACAATTCAACGAGGAAATGCACGGGTTTGATGAGAATACAAGTTCGCCGGAAATAAAGGATCATTACATTTGTCTATATACATTTCCATACTCAAATATTGCATTGGCAGATTATATCACATTAGCTGAATGTTTTAACATCACGGTTGAAATCATAGAACCCATCTGGTTATCTCCTGGCTGCGAAATGGTCGCAATATACAAAACATTTTGGTTGCGTATATTACAAAGAAAGGTGCGCAGGTGGTTAAAAGTAAAACGTCATGTTCAAACGAATATGATATATAAGATGTTGATGACGCGTGAATATACTGGAACCAAGTTGCAGTTTCAATAAAATACGATTGGTTCGCGGTCTTCTTCGTCGCTATCGCTATCTTCGTCGTCGTCTTCTTCTTCTTCTTCTTCGCTATCGCTATCTTCTTCTTCTTCTTCTTCGCTACTGCTATCTTCATCTTCATCTTCGTCGTCTTCTTCTTCTTCTTCTTCTTCTTCTTCTTCTTCTTCTTCTTCTTCTTCTTCTTCAATATCGCCTTCATCTTCAATGTCGCCTTCGTCATCTTCAATGTCGCCTTCGTCTTTTTCGTCTTTTTCGTCATTATCTTCAATGAATTGAATTTCATTTATTTTATCTATCGTAGTCCCAATAATTGTATCTATTTCCATTAATTTATCAAGACCATTGCGCATATTCGACAATAATTTACCTACATTCTTCTTGTCTTTCACTAATTCTTTAAGCATCGGTTTATCATCATGATTATCCGACTGGTCGCGGTCGCGGTCGCCTCGGCGTAGTTTTTTCGACGGTTTATTCTTCTTCGTCAATTGTTCGTTTATTAATTTACTCAAGTGCTTATAGATTTCATCTAAATGATGGATTTGCGTCCGATGTTCATCCACCATTTCATCAAAAATGGCCTTGGCTTTAAGATATACCGACAACAAATGTTTATTATATTGAAGATTATGGCGAAGTTTTACCATATGTTTTACAATCGTCTTTTTTGATTCCTTTTCACTATCTCGAAAATCCCGAATAGCCCGGTCATCATATGCGAGAAAATCAGAATCGGCGAGTATATCACCCGAGTCGTCGTCGTTATCGCTACCGTTGCTGCGACGGTTTTTAGGTATCATTTATAAATACATTAGATTATAATGAGCGATTCGTTCCGCCCGCGTAATGCCGCGTCAGATCTTTTCAAGAAGATTCCACCAACTACACGGTTTATGCCAAAAGTGTGTATAATAAATGTCGCCATCTGAAAAGAAGGCAGCGCTATAACTAAATGAACTAGCCGATGTAATCAGTATATCGGCTGCCGCCATACCAACATACGTCTGTTCGTTCGTTTCGTTCAAATGAAGAACCACGTCATTCCCGATGGATTCATTCTCGATATAATTTACGAACTTTTCAGCACTTCCCTGTGAATAGATATGTATCATAATCCGGGTGTCCGGTCTCGATTTCGCATATTTCTCACGAATCGTAATAAGTGATTTAATATAATACTTATCTGTATATTCCTCGCCTCCATTAGGACGTGTGTCATCGCAATTGGGTCTACGTATATGCACCGCCAAATGAAGCACACTATTTTCATCGCAGCCAATGTTCGAAAACCCAGAGTAAAGTGCCGCACGGTTCTTATTCTCCCAAAACCGGCGTTTCATTCTCGCCATACTTTCACTTTTCATACACATGTCAATATTTCTCTCGACGTAGTTGAATATATCATAAAAATCTGGTGTTAGAATCTGTGCGTCCTGATTATCGCAACCCAATAGTTTCTGTGCCGATTCATAACTCATATAGTACGGTTTTATATTCATAATCGTCTCCATTTTTTCAATAAAGTCGGGATCATTATCATAATTATGCGCCATCTTTATAGGACTTCTATATACAAATGTCGATTGCTCACACTCTTCCGCATAAATACATGTCCATATAAATCGCTGAAATTGTGCGCCAAATCCGTCATCAAATGGTATCGTCGAATAGTATCGCTTTTTAGGTGGAGCAACACTTAGAAGGGTGGTCGTCGCCGATTTTGTGTCTGGTGTATCGGACGCTCTTACCGCCGTCGTCTTCGCGACGAATTGATTCTCATCATTTAATTCATAAGCGTTGGGTTGTGTCTTATCGTCTCGCTCGGATGTAAGACGTCCGATATGACGATTTGTTATCTGATTATAAAATCCAGAGAGAAACCCGAGAGATTTCCACCGATTCGCATAATCCATCTCGAAAAACTGATTCGGTGTATCATAATTCCCCAATATTAAAATCGCATTCACGTCAATGATCGACGGACGGAAACTATAATGCGGCCAGTAATGACAATTTCCGTAGGGGAAGTCGCCAGTTTTATGCTGATGAAGTGCGACGTCATGCGACATATTACGCAGAATACGATGCCCCTGCATCTTATAGTCTTTTATCGTCTCTCCATAATTACGATTGTACAGGATTTGACGCACATTATATCCCGCATTACGTGAATCGACCATCATTTGCGTGGCTTTTCCGACATAACTGCCTGGTGTATGAAACAGAAAATCGTCCTCCATATGTATCCAGTAGTCGGGTCGTGTTTCTTTTAATTTATCCCAAATAATATTCATACTTGCGCGATGACCTTTCTCTGACTCACCCTTCATATAGAAATCGATCCATGGATACGCCTTCTGCATTTTATCGCGGTCGTCCTCACTCGAATTATCATCAACGCAATACCAATAGTCAATCATATGGACATCATTCCACATATTCAGAATAGAATTGACTGTTTGTTGAAATAAATCCAACCGTTTACATGTAGTGAATGTGATGATGACGCGCGCATGTGCGGTGCGATTACGATTAACAATGACCGTATCTGATTTAATTGCATTCTCAATCGGATAAAATTCCGACGACTTTTTCAAATGAAACTTGGTAATAACCGGTTTTTTATTTGAATATTCGTCTTCGGGTGGTACAGTGTCAGTACTCGAACCTGGCAAATATTCTTCTTCCGTAGTGTGAAGTCTACTCGGTGCAACAAGCACATGTCGGACCTTATTGAAGAGAGACGTCCATGTTTCTAGGTCGTTGTCGCTAAATCCGTCCGATTTAGATGCGACCATCGAGAGAAAATGATTCACGGAAAAAAACAGACGCAGCAATTCGGGGAAGGATTCGTCATCGAAAAAATGGCGATAAAACACGAGATTACTATATGTAGATGTCATAAAATGGAACGCCATGATGTTGTGACTAAGAATCGTTTTACAACATTCATACCCGCTTCGTTTGTCGGAGATATAAAATGCCGAGATCGAATTATTATATTCAATAACATCGTCGTATTTATCTGTGGCGAGAAATAACTTGTTTGCGGGCGACCTATTATAGTTCTTGAATTTCTGATATAACGCATTTACGATGACATGATTGCCATCAGCGCGCAATATCTCCATCATTGATGCAACGCCCTCTATTCGCGCCTCGTCATATTCGATGGTTTTACTATAATATTTAAACGCATTGTATTTGTCCCCCTTTTTATAATAGAGGTTTCCGAGGCACAGTGCACTGTAATACTTTTCCTGCGCCCAATTGTTTTGAGTAAGCACGCGCTCATACCATTGAATCGACTTGTCGATATGTGCGGGTCCAGCATCCATCCAACTCTGTGCGCAATAAAATGCATATCGTTCGGCCAGAGCACGGTCACCAGCGCCGGCCATCTCCTCATTATATCCACGCTCAAGGACAGCCGCATCTTTGATATATTTTTGGGGATCTTGATTTCGACTACCACTTCGACCTGAATCCACGTAATAATCACCATGGATCGCATGTGAACTCTCTTCCTTATCTATACATGTAATATATTCGTGAAGCACACCCACGAACCGCCATCGTTTTCGGTTATTCACGATAAGAGTCCGCAAATAGACAAACGACTGACCCAGTTTCAATTGGTATGCGTCATGAGTGAGTTCGCGAGGTAGTACAAAATTCCCGTGAATCGAATCATCCGCATCGAATATGAATAAATAGTCGGTTTTTTGAAACGCCATCTGAAGTGCAAGGGTGCGATTGAACCCGAAATCACGCCATTCTACCTGCTCAATCTCACCGGGAATACCGCGCGCCTTGAAAAACGCACGAATAAGATCCATCGTATTATCGGTTGAACCTGTATCCGATATATAATACGCATCAAACTCTATGTATCGGCACAGGTTTTCAAGCGTTTTTTCAATAATATGAGATTCATTTTTTACAATCATATTCAAACAAATCGTATATGATTTAGACGGTTTCATGCATTCACAGTCAGTTACTTCTGTAATCTTCATTTTCATCGACGATACTACTTAATAATCTGTGTTTGTTTTTATGCCTTTTTACATTGATCCTGCAATCCGGTTAATCTTTCAATATTAATAACCTTGCAATATTATATATATAATACCACTTACTTACACACAAATGTCATTTACACGTTTCCGCGACGACCCCGATAGAATAAGAAAACAACTTCAACAATCTACGGATGTAGGACGTTATGTATTAAATGTTCCCGGTCAAGGAGATAAACCGATGTACACCGAAGACCCTTATCTTCGCGCACAATTATGGGCCGGCAATATTATGACGAACTCCGTGGATATTGAGACGGAATTGCGCGGATTGTCGCGGACGTTGAACCGTGATACACCAGACAATTTTCATCATGCGATTCGTGCATCAGAAGCCACGCGCACCAATGAAATGATTGCGTGTCCCACTCGCGGAGGCAGTGTAGTTGGACAGTCACGCGTCACACACCCGGCGTGGTTGTTGCGCGATATAGAACAAGATAACTGGAAAATGCTCCACTTTGATCCGCAAGAACATGTATTTAGACCATTTAATAATAATTTAAGCACGCGAATTATAGAAAAGGATAATTTTAAACCAAGGATGGATGTTCCGGGTTTGACCGACGATACATATTTCTCGGTTCATCCCACGAATCTGAACCCGGCAGTTGAGGGGATGGCGGCGGGGCGACGCGTGACTGAACGCGGACTAGACGACACCGGTGCGACAGCTTCCGGAAATGCGGTGGGAGGAGGTATTATGGATATAGGCGATATGCGACAGTTTAGCGGATCATCCGCACTGTTTTCATAATATGTATTGTATTGTATTGAATTGTAAATATAATTATTATTATTATTATTATTATTATATTTATAGGAGTAATCTAAATAGATATAATACAATTATAATAATATAAATTTAATATAACCTCGTAACATATACATAAATCATAAATGGCCGAGTTTGCATTAGGAGCGCTGGTTCTAGGCGCAGCATATATCGCATCCAATCGAGATAAAAAGGCGAATTTATTGTCACAAGAAGGATACCGCAACGGGGGACAACATGAGTCCAGATATTTACCAAATACTAATATTCCCGTTACGAACTATCCCGTTATTCGCCCAAATACTGGTTCGAATGTCAATGATTACCAGAATCCAAACGCAGCAACAGACCGTTATTATGCGAAAAATGTGGATTTTGATAAAATGTCGGCCGGTGTGGCGGGTGGTGTAGGTGGTGTAGGTATATTGCGCGGCAGCGGTGGAATCCCCGAACGTGGTCGTGAATTTGCGAATGATAGCCAGAATTATATAACTGGTGCATCCACCGGCGCCGGGTCTACCGCAGCCGCAACAGGTGCTCCATCCCAAAACTACGATGATTTAGAATACGGCACACAATTCGGCGATAATTACGGAAAAGACGGTTTTACGTCTTTAATGGGCGAGAAAATCGACCCGAGGTCATTTAAGCATAATAATATGGAACCGTATTACGGCGCCAAAATAAGGGGTGTAACAACCGGTGCAAATATGAATGAAAATGTGCTTGATAATAAGGTCGGTACTGGTTCACAGTATTTCTCAAAGACTGAGCAAGCACCCTTATTCAAACCCCTCAATAATCTCCATCTCCCGAATGGGATGCCGAACCAGAACGATTTTTACCAGTCACGCGTTTTACCCAGCACGAAGATTTCCAATGTGAAACCGTGGGAAGAGATCCGTGTTGGACCTGGTCTTGATCAAGGCTACGGGACGCAGGGATCTCTCGGATTTAATTCAGGAATGGAAGCTCGAGAGAAATGGATTGACCGAGGTGTTGATGAGATGCGTGTTAAAACTAATCCTAAACTTACATATTCTCTCGAAGGACACCAGGGACCGGCTGCACACTATATCCAAACTGCACCTACGACGGCCACTTTAGGGCGAATGGAGAAACATTTGCCGGATACATTCTTCGTTAATACACCGGACCGTTGGTTTACGACAACTGGTATGGAGAAGGGTGAAACACTCCGCGCGATTGAATTGGACCGTGAGAGCAATCGTCAGACGACGACGAGTGAGTATTTCGGTGCAACGGCGCCGGCCGATGGTGGCGCGGCAATGTATGCTCCTAAGAATTTCGAAGACACACGACGACAGACATACGATGGAAACCCTATGATTAATCCGTATGCGGGAGAGAGAAATACCGCGACCGAGTCCGACTTTGGTAGGATGAGTTATAAATTCACGCATAATAATCGGACAACAGTCCGCCCCAATGAGATGGGTGGTATTCACGGCGCGTTCAAGGCCGTTATCGCACCTCTTCTTGATATCCTGAAACCGTCGCGTAAGGAAAATGTGGTCGGAAATATGCGTCCTTATGAGAACGCGAGGATGCCTGTTCCCGCAGCAGTTACCGCGACGTTTAATCCGGCTGACCGTGCACCCACCACCATCAAGGAGACGACAGTGGGACTCGTCGGATATGATCATATGAATGTGGAGCGTCAGGCAGCCGCCGGTTATTTAATATCTCAAAACACACCGATTGATACCGAACGTGCAACGACTAGCACCGATTATTTAGGGAGCGCCGGTGGTGGTGCGACCCGTATGGGGAACGGACTGTATAATGCGGCCTATAACCAACGCAATAATGTCAATAAGACATACAAGAATACGACCAATCACGGTTCAATGTCGCTGTTTAATTCAAACACGAATGTCCATATTGACCGCATTGACGCCGACCGCTCTAACCAACGCAGTATGGTGGCGACAAATGCGCCATCATCGATTCCAAGTATCGATATTTATGGCAAGATGACCATGCCGCAAAGTTACGATGAGAGTAAACTGAACGAGAGAATGCAACCGGATATTCTGAACGCATTTAGACAGAATCCGTATACGCATAGCTTACAGACGTATTAATTCTGCGAACTGACGGTTCGCGGGCGGTAGGACGCATGGTGGCGGTCGTCGCCGAGAGATTTACATGCATATACGATATTTTTATGAATTATTGTATATATTATTTATATCAATATAAAGTAGTAATAATCATCTAAACAAATAAAATAGAAAATGAAATTGCCGGAGTTTCTTCAAGATAGTCATACAGTGATTTTTCTATTGATTTTAGTATTATTGGTGAGTGTATGGGTATCAAGAACATTTCGGAATGGTGGGTTTAGTCGCTGGATTGCTCCATCAGAAGGGTATGGGTCGGGGATTATAGAAGGTCTGACTCAGACGACGCCTTATATAGGTGACGCGTACACATATGACAGTAATCCTCCTGCAACTGCCGTCGCATCGGCCGCCAAAGGATTATTATTATTAAATAGGTGCTCTCGTGTTAAGAATACCGAAACTACATTCCGGGTTCTCTTTACAACTGCTGCGGAATTGAGAGGTTTGAGTGGAGCAACTGCCGCGAAGATAATCAAAATAACAATCCCGAAGAGTTATATTCAAAATACCACAGCAACAGGATTAGCAATATCTTTGAAAGACTATTCGGGAACTTCGGCTGCCGCATCCAACTCGGTTTCATTATCCGGAACAAGCGTAGATTCGGCGTCGGCTTCAAACGGGATTAGTGTAGACGCATCTACCGACGCTAATAATTGCGTGATAAAATATACCATACAAACGACCACCCCGATTCCGGCCAATAAACAATACGCATTGGAATTGTCCGGGGTGAAGTGGGTGAATACGGCAGTAACTCCGACCACGGAAGCGCTGGTTACATTAGAAAGCGATGCGGAAGTGAGTGGTTCACAGAAGTTAGTTGCTGTGAATTTATATCACGCATCTGACGCGACAAAACGCGTTAAGATATTCGATGATACTACATTCGGGTATGATTCTAATTATCTATCATGTCGTAAAATAATCACTGAAAGTCCAACCCTATCGCCGAACAATACCGGAACCGCAACCACATTTACGATGAATATGATGCTAACCAATGGATTGTCGGCCGGAGACCATTGTTTAATTCAACTTCCATATTTATTATCTATACCGGGTGTCAGTCTTGGAATAAGCATAGAGAATACATTAACATCAAGTTCGTGGTCTTCAATGGATAGCAAAGCACTTACGGTCCACTCGTCTTCGGCCCCAAATCCATATGAAGGAGGACAGAACTCTGTCTATTTTAAAATCGGTGGAGGTATTGGTATTTTAGTGGCAGCCAATGCTACCCTGAAATTAACAATAACCGGTATTCAAACCCCGGCCGACGCGACGTCGACTACCAGTGCGAAAATACGCACATTTAAAGCAGCTGAAACTTCATTTAAATTTACTACCGACGGAAACGTTCTCGATGCGGGCGAATTTACGCTTTCGACAATAACCAAGGGGGCTAATGCGGCCGCATCCACCGGAACACCCAGTTCTACCGGGACGGCAACTGACGGCACAACTTACGTTACATCGGCTGCGTCATCGGTTCTGATTTCAAATGTAAAAGAACAAATGAATTGGGCGGTCCAGGCCCAGAAGGATTATGAGTCTGCGTATCAAAAACTGCGTTCGGCTACATCACAGACCGCGAAGAATGACGCACAGGATGTATACGACAAGGCCGTCGCAAAACGAAACCGTCTCATTGCGAGTCATCCAGACTCTTGGTATGACGGCGCCAATTGGCGTTATGGTGATGACGGATACATTCGAAAATGTATAGAACCCTCCACTCTTTCCACGAATGAAGGCAATTGCCAAAATATATTCAAGATGGACGCAAGCGGTAATCTCGTGAAGACGGTCGATGGAAATAATGTATTATTGATGAAGAAGTGTCCATGGAAATGTAATAACGCCGGTCAATCTGGGTCAGATGCGTGCCGTATTGACGCGGATTGTCTGAAGGTGACCCGGTGGGCCACATATCTGCCTGATGGAACCCAAATCGAGAAGAATTTGCTTGGAACATCGACCCGTTCTAGTTATGATGATATCGCGAGTGCGTCTAGTAGCAGTGCATTGAGCGATGATGATATTTATAAGCGCGGAATAACGCGGAATTTCAAGGGATATGGAAAGGGACAACCCGGTGGCGGCGGTGCACAACAAGAGAGTCGCGGGTTATTCGGGTCAATCCGTGACGCTACGGGCAATATTATTCGCGGTATCGGAAACTGGATTGATCCGAATGATCCGAACTCGGGCAAACGCACCGCAAAACATAATGCGTATTATTATGAAGACGGGTCTCCGGCCGCAACAGCCTATCTTGGAATGTATAATGGGCAAGGATATGAAGAGGAATCTCCATTTAACACTGCATCCAAACCGATGAATTATTATTACACTACGAATTATTATTATACGGATGGTGAGGCGGGGAGCGGTGGCGGTGGCGGCGCAAAGGACGGGAATAGCAATATGCCGGGGGCGACGACGAAGGTTTTGCCTTATGAACAAAATATTAACCTCTAGTGAAATGAAATGGAACCAAGCGGAACCAGTGTAACGATGCGATGCCGAGTGTAACCGGGCGGAACCGGTGTAACGATGCGGAACCAGACCGAATACGAATTAAACAATAAATTGTTATTATTATCAAGAATTACGATAATAATAATAATAATAATGGCCACGACCGCGTCCATTCCCGAATTATCATGCATCCACAAAGATATACATACAAAACTCGATGTATTTATAAAGAACCGGAAAATCCCAAATATTATATTTTATGGTCCACGCGGTTCAGGTAAAACATTCATATTAAGTAGGTTTATATCCTCTGTATATGATGGCGACAAAACAGCCATAAAAAACTATGTTATGCGTGCAAATTGTGCGCACGGAAAAGGAATCCGGTTTATCCGCGAAGAATTGAAGTTTTTCGCAAAGACAAATATCGACCTTAAAGATGGTGCAATATTCAAATCGGTTATTCTGACAAACGCAGATAAACTAACAATCGACGCCCAGTCGGCACTGCGTCGGTGCATTGAATTATTCAGTTATTCTACACGGTTTTTTATTGTGGTTGAGAACAAAGACAGTCTGCTGAAACCTATTCTCTCTAGGTTCTGTGATATATATGTCCCGCAACCGATTCTTATGGGATGCGGTGGTATCGGCGCACCTGTGAACTTACATTCGTATCGCGCCAATCTGGTATGTGATACAAGTAAAATAGAGAGGTTGCGAGAGAAATCTCTCGGAGAGTTGATTAAAATCCATCCCGATTATTTACACGCTGATGAATCGTCCATGACCCCAGCGCCCACCCCGACCCCAGCGCCAACCCCGACCCCAGCGCCC